TAATAAATACTGGGTAAAGCATCCAGGGGAGGCGTAAATTTTGATACTACAGAATCCCAAAGCCTTGGTATAAATAACTGATATAATAGATTTTCCGCTATAGAGAAAAACTAGGCTTAGTAGGAGGCAACGTGAATAATAGTTCTAATGCAGGTCTCACCAACTTCAACAGCAACAATTCCGTCAGCAACACTAACACCAATGTCAGCGCACGCAGCTTATTATTATAGTCAAAATATTACAGTCGTTTTTATGAAAATATTGTGCTATTTATACCATGCCTCTTGGCAAAAAATAACATAGATTGTAACTTTATATCTGGTCTAGTAGTTACGACGAAAAATCAGAGTTTATAATAATACTGAAATTTAAAGTAAAATGAAACGACACGGTGATTTAATAAAAAAAATCAGTAATCTTTCTAATGTAAGATTAGCTGATAATCATGCAAGACGGCATACTAAAAGTAAGTATGAAGTATATGTGCATGATAGTAACCAAGATGTTGAGAATGTTATATTATCAGAAGATTTAGAAAATGGAACTTATAAAACTTCTAACTACAAAACATTTTCTATTTATGAGCCTAAAGAAAGATTAATATTTAAATTACCTTATTATCCTGATAGAATAGCTCATCATGCTATAATGAATATTCTTAAACCTATTTGGATAAAAACTTTTATACATCAAACCTACTCTAGTATAGAAGGACGAGGCATTCACTCATTAAAAAATGAATTATTTGGAGTATTACAAGAACATCCTAAAGAAACTATCTATTGTTTAAAAATGGATGTTCATAAATTTTATCCTTCTATAAATCATGATATATTAAAAATACAAGTACGAAAAAAGATAAAAGATAGTAAAGTTTTAGCTTTACTTGATGAAATAATAGATTCTACGGATTCTTTAACTCCTGGAGTTGGAGTTCCTATAGGAAATTATTTATCTCAGTATTTTGCTAATGTTTATTTATCTGAGTTTGATCATATAATGAAAGAATAGTGGAAATGTAAATATTACTTTCGTTATGCCGATGATATGGTAGTACTGTCTGATAATAAAGAATGGTTACATAGTATTTTAGCTAAAATAAAAAATTATTTTGAAGTTAATTTAAAATTAGAATTAAAACCTAATTATTAGATATTTCCAATAGAATCTAGAGGTATAGACTTTGTAGGATATGTATTTAAACACAGTCATGTACTTCTTAGAAAATCTATTAAGAAAAAATTAAATAAATTAGTGTTAAAATATTAGAATAAAAAAATTGATAAAGAATCTTTTAAAAAATCTTTAATGTCTTATAAAGGATGGATGCAACACTGTAATGCTATACATCTAGCGAATACCATATATGATAAAACTAAAATAAGAGTTTTTATATGGAATGGTAAAAAGGTAAATATATCCTCTTTTTATAATAAATATATATGGGTAATTAGGTTAACTAGACATAAAAAATTTTTTGAATTGTATTTTAAATACAAAGGTATAAAATATGTAGCCAAATCTCGAAATTGGTTATTATATAATAAGATAAAATTTCGTAAACGTCCATTTCATTTTAAATATGACAGAAATAAATTCAAACTTACCTCTTTAGAAGATTTAGAGACTTGGAAATAATACTTATTATTATAACTATATAACTGAAGTAACTTAGACAATCACTGAAGATAATAAAGCTGTTCCTGTATACAAATACATACAAGTGCATTTATCAGGGTAGCCAAATTATAAACAAATTGTTCAGGCAGTTTTAAGAGAATATATTAGTCAAAATGAAGAATTTGATTTAATTAATTCATATAATAGTTATTAGAATAATTTAACTACAGATGATACTGTAGTTTCTAAATATGTAGATTATTTAAAATTAGTACAAGAGATTAAAACTAATATTAAAAAAGATCTAGACAAATGATATATAGAAATGGTAAACTAATTACAGAAGTCCATTAGAATCTTAAAGAGTTTATTGATTAGGTATAGCAGCTTGTCTAGAAAGATATTGGAGCTATATATAAAGGTTCCCAATTAGTTTGGGTAACTGTATATAACGCTATTAAAAGTTGTTATGGCAGTGGTACCTGGATACAAGATAAACCTTGGTTAGATAATGACTTTTGGAAAAATAATTAATACAAAATGGCGATTTAGAATTTAAATAAACAAGATTAGCTAGATCTAACAATGAATTGGGATGGAACTACAGGCTAGCAGGTAGAAGATTTAATATCTAGACATTTACCTGCCAGCATGGGGTACGATAGTTCTAGTAATATATTAACTATTGCTAATACTAACGGAGACACTATTGTATAGACTGAAGTAAGTGTAGCCCAACCTATATATAATCATTCTATATAGATAGAGAGAGTATATTTTAATAATACTGACTCCGAAGATTAGATGAGTAAAGATAATATACTTTGTAAATTAGGTACTAAAATATATTTAGGAGTAAGATATACATATACCGCTACTAACCCATTAACTAATAAAGTTACTCATGTAAATAGTACTTAGAAATTATTTGTAAATGTTGGAAATGGTTTTATATAGTTAGAGTAGGGAATAAAATCTTCTCCTGATATATAGTATATAGAAATTACAAATTTATATACTAAAGTAATATCTTCTAATGTATCTGTTAGAGCTATAGCATCTGCAAATATAGAAGATAAAACAGTAACATCTACCACTACTAAAAAGATTCAAGTAGTTAATCCTAAACTTAGATATTCAGGCAAATCTTATATAGTTTCAGGTACTGCTGGATTTGAAGTGCAAGATGGCGGAGGCGCTTCTTATTTGATTTACTATAAAATAAATGGTTCTACAATTAAAAACTAGGATAATTTAATTTTAGCATTAACTGATACAGGAGTAAACACTATTGAAGCTTATGTAGCAGTAACTAGCAATGTTTCTATTAAATCTGATACTTTAAAGGTTTAGGTAATAAATACTAAAGATGTAACTTCTTTTGATAAAGTATTATATGCTATAAATGAAATATCTACTGAAGTAAATAACTGGGAATTTAGTAAGTTATATAAATTATCTATATACTTCAAAGGTTAGTCTTAGGAAGAATCTACTATAATTACTAAACTTACTGAAACTGGTAACTCAGAAGACTATAAGTTGAATAAAACTAAAACAATAACTTTAATTGGAAATGACGGAGTTATTGAATAGGATGTTAGTTACTTCTTAGGAATAACTGCTACCCAAGAAACATTTAATACTGTATTAGTAATAAATATAGATGGAGAAGATATAGTATCTTGGGATACTCCTACAATTATTGAAGTTTCTAACAAAGGTTCTTTCAGTTATACTTCTAATTGTTCTTATTATTTTGATTAGTATGCTCCTGATAATTCTAATATTATAACTAAAGAAGTTATTGATAAAGCAATTTCTCCTGATGGATTAATTACTGACGATGCTTTAACAGTATTTAGATTATCTGCTGGAAATTATCCTAATAATATTATTAATTTAGATTTATCTGACTAGTTAACTAATTAGGGATTTACTTTTGAGTTAGATTTTAAATCTTATAATATTAGTGATGAAACTAAACCATTATTAAAATTAGGAAGATTTATATTATATCCTACAGAACTTAACTGGCAATATGGTAGTGTAGATGTAACCCAAATAGATACAACTGCTAAAAGTTCTATATTTTAGGGTGATACAAGAACTCATATTTTAATTGAAGTTGTTCCTAATTTTAAAGCTCCTGCAAGAGAAGTTCCAATAGAAGTTAAAAAAATAGCTAATAAAACTACTAACTTAGTTAGAATATTTATAAATGGAGGTATTGACCGTCTATATAAATATGATTATTTAACAGATTTCTAGTATGATGGATTTAACTTAGAAGTTAGTCCAGAATCTGCAGATCTTGATATCTATGGACTTAGAATATATAATAGAGCTTTAACTTTAAAAGAGATAGAAAATAATTATATCTCTACTATGTCTTCTGTTACTGAGAAGTCTAAATTTTAGTAGTTAAATGATTTAGTTGCTACTGATTCTAATAATGATACTTACATATCTTATAATAAAGTTAAATCATTATATAATACTTTGGTATATATAATGCCAAATACACATAGATATCCTCATTAGTTTAACTTAGTTAAAGGAGTATCTATTAAAGGATGCACAGTATTTATAAATTATGTAAATAGTATAGCTACTGAAGAGAGCCATATTTTATCAGAAGAACAGATAAATCGTTGCTCTGGTAGATTTACTAATGCAACTATTAGTGGTCAAGGTACCTCTGCTATGAAGTATTATTGGTACAATATTTAGATGAAAAATCCTACATTTACTTCATAGGGATGTTATAACGAGGAACTTGATGAGTATGTTGAGCCTACCGATGATAATCCAAATAACTATTAGTATAATAGTGAGTATTACTATATGCCAGAGGATAAAGATTGTGCTATTGGTATATAGAAGTCATGTGGTAAATTTAATTATGCTTCTTCTATGTAGTCTCATAAGATAGGTGCAGTTAGAGCTTTTCATGATTTATGGGATGCTTGTGTAGACAAATCAGACTTTACACCTGAAGAAATAAAAGGAAGAAAAGCTTGTCTTGAAGATACATTTATAGCATTCTATGTAGAAACTGATTTATAGGATGTATCTAATTATAAATTATCTGATTTGGCTTAGCTTGATGATTCTAAAATAATGTTTGCGGGATTTTAGACTTGGGGTTCTGCAAAGGGAGATAAGAATACATTTGGCTATTCTAAAAAGACAACTCCTGAATACATTTTACTAGAAGGTGCTGAAAATAATGGAGAATTGTGTAACTGGTTAGCTCCTTGGAGTCCTAGTATAGCTACATTAAGTGGTGAAACTTGGAAAACTAAATAGTTAGTAGTAAATGAAGGAGCACCTTCTTATGTATTATCTGATTCATTTGATGTTGATTATGGATTAGATAGTTCTGATGATAAGGGAAATACAATGTCAGTTGATGGATAGAAAACTTTAAATAAATTTATAGAAGCGTATAATTTTGTATATATGCATACTATTAATTTATTGCCTTATAAAGAAACTTATTCATTAAATGATCCTCGTAATACTTCTCTTGATATAACTAAAAAATATTATATTACAAGTATTAACTATTAGGATAATACTTATTTTAAAGGAGCTTAGTGGGATGTCTTTAGATATGATAAATATTCTATGCTATGGGTTCCGGCTGGATTACCAGTTTTAAATGATGACGGTTCTTAGAAATTATCCACAGTTAGGAGTGCTTATAATACTGATGTTTATGAGTATGAAACTTTTAATTTGAAAAAATTCCATGAATAGTTAGAAACTTCTGGAGTTGAAAATATTAACACTTACATAGAAGATTTAAAAACTGATTTCAAAAATAAATTTGGAACATACTTCCATGTTGATGATATAATATATCACCAAGCTTTTATTAGGTTATTTGCAGGTACTGATAATAGAGCTAAGAATACATATTTTAAACTATTTAATAAAGATTGTAAAATCTAGTTATTATAGGATGATATGGATACAATCTTAGCTACTGATAATAGAGGTTTATAGAAAAAGCCTTATTTCTTATTAGAGCCTTCTTTAGAATCTGATAAAACTTATAAGTAGATGTGGGGAGGATCAAGCGCATTCTTTGAACTAGTAGATATAGCTTATAAAGATAAAATTGATGATATGTTATCAACAATGTTATTATAGATGAAGTTTGGTTCTGCTGAATCTTCTTTAGATACTTGGATGACTTAGTATTTCTATTATGTATAGAAATATTATCCAGCTGTAACGTATAACTATGTATCTAGACTAGCTTATGAATGTGCTCAAATATTCTTTGATAACTAGAAAGAAGCCGGAGTAACTTGGATTAATAATGGACAAACTCCAGTATCTTAGGAACATGGTAGTTGTTTAGAGAGTGAAGTAGCTTTTATGCGTAAAAGACTTACAATGTTTTTAAGTCAAGCTAGAATAGCAACTTTTGGACGTGAGGGTGCAGGTATTCCTATTAAAGTAAAGGAAGATGTTCAAAATCCTCAAACCTATAAAGTAAGAATTACTCCTTATTAGTATTTATATTTAGGATATTTAGTTGGTAGTGTTAGTAATCTATATGTTACTAATAGAGTAAGTGCTGGAGAGACTGTTGAAGTTACTATATCTTTAACAAATGATGCTTCTTATTATGTATTAGGAGGTAATTATATACAAAGATTTGATAATTTTAACTAGGTATTATTTAACTAGGGAGACTACTCTTTGTCAGCTCCGAAATTATTAGAATTTTCTGCTAATACAGGTTCTGATAGCTTACCTTTATTCTAGCCACCTTCTCTAACTTTAAATTGTAATGTGTTAGAAAAATTAGATTTAACTAATGTACGTTCTTTAACTACTATAAATCTTGATTCTAAGCATACTCCTAAATTAAAGGAAGTTATTCTTACAGGAACTAATATAGCTACAGTAGCACTACCTACTGGTAGTAGATTAACTAAAATACACTATCCAGCAGCTTTAACTAATTTAGTTATTACTAATAATGAAGGTTTACAAGAAGTTAGATTCGAAAGTTTAAATAACTTAGAAACAGTTGATATTAATTGTGCTAAAGTAGGGCAATTTAATATCTCAAATTTCTGCGAATAGTTAATTACTTGCCCTAGTCTTAAGTCAGTTACTTTAAGAAATTTAAATAATAAAATCTCTTTAAATGCTTTAGAGAAGTTAGTATTATTATAGGCTAGACTTACTGGTAAATTAACTATTGTTAATTCTGATGATGAATTAGAAAGTATTAGTTATAATGATAAAGTTAATTTAGTTAATTTGTATGGGAATATAGATTCTCAAGATAATAGCTTATATATTAATTATAAAGTAACTAATGCTTATAATATTTCTTGTGAAACTGAAGTTTCAGTTTATGGTCAAGGATATTCAGGAAATCCATTTGGGTTAAGTCTTGATGGTAATAATGTAGCTTTAATTACTGAAGGAGGAAAAGTAATTCCAGATATTACTTATAGATTTAATTCTGATGTATCAGATGTAGCTACTATAAATAATAGAACTGGTGTTATTACTTTAAAAACAGCCTCTTCTCCTAAAACTACTACAGCAACTATTACTGTAAAACTTACTAATGGTAATACTTTAACCTCTAGAACTATAAATATTTATTTTGCCTGGAAAGCTCCTGAATTAGGTAACTTTGTTTATGCAGATGGCACTTACTCTAGTGCTTATATGCCTAGTAAAACATTAATGGGATTAATCTTTGCTATCAAAAAAACTTCAGATATTGAAGGAACAGCTTATATAGTTGGTAAGGAATACTTAGACCCTCAATATGTAGGTTATACAGATGAAGCACTCTAGGGAGCATCTGATGATAGGAAAAATCTTTATAATGTAAAATTCTGGTTAAATAATTAGCAATCAGGACTTGGAGATACTTATTATATTACCAGAGGTGTTACAAGTAATGTAGATGCAGATGCCAATTAGCCTATTACTTTAACTACATTTAAATAGAAGAGTCCTTCTACATTTACAGGTAAAGAAGATACTAAGGCTTATATAGATAATGTAAATTCTACATTATTACGAATATTAGTTAGAACCTATCCTGAATTAATTAAAGTTTCTGGAAATACTTATGAAATAACTACTAAAGAAAATTTAGATACTATATTAGCTAATATTCCAAATATAAGTAATTAGAACCTGGAACAAATGTAGTGTTTGTTGTATCCATATTTCTATGAAACATATTTGTATGAACCTACAGTAACTGAAGAAGAAAAGAATACTCAAGCCTTCTAGGATTATTTTAGTAAAGGTAAATGGTATGTTCCTTCATATTAGGAATTAGCTACTTTAATTTATTATAGAGGTTATAGTGCAGCAGGAAGTAACTTCTCAACTGGAGATATTCCTATAAAATCTAATATATCTGATGCTATAACTAAAGGAGAAGGAGATTTAAAAAATCCTATTTTCTCCATAGCTTATAAGAATGCTGGTAATTATATGCCAACTGCATGGAATACTTTAGCAGATTCTAATAACTTATGTACTAATACTGATCTTAATAGTTGTCATAACTATACTTATCAGGAAATAAGTAATTACTCTGCAAGTAGTTATGTATATAGTTATTAGTGGGTTACAGGAACTAATGATGGTAATAATTATGGAATGGGTATTTCTTCCGCAGCTTATAATGGTTGGAGGTTATTAAAACATAAGCCACTTCCTTGTGTTCAATTTAATTATCGATAGAAATAATGGAATAGTTAAATATTGATATAGTTAAAAACTCTACTTACACATTAGATGAAATATTTAACATATATAAAGAATTATTCCCAACTAATAAACAATGGTCTGAAATATTAATAGCTAGAGAAGGAGTATTAAACTTCTTCTCTTTAAAAAATATATTAAAGAAATCTATTGTTTATTATGATACTTCTAAATATGTTAATTCATTTTATTACTAGGATAAACAATATTGGTTAAGTAAAGATATTAGAATAGGATTATTTAGATTAATAGACAGTGGCGCTGAATAGATAACTTTACAATTAAATGATAATTATTTAATTATATCTCCTGATAAATTAAAAGAATTTCTTAATTAGTTAGAAGTATATGCAGGCAAATGTTTTGCTACAACAGCAGACCATTTATAGAATTTAAAATAGTTAAGTACTGTTTAGGATTTACTTAATTATGACTACACTGTTAAATATCCAAATAAGATTACCTTAAATGAAAATTAGTGTTAAAAAAGATATTGGGCTAGGAGTTAAAGATTCTTAGCCCATTTCTGTTTCTATACGTATTCCTAAATAGGAAGAAGTTATTAAAAAACCTAAAATAACTATTCCAGTAATATAGAAAAAATAGGAAATACATAATAAAGAAATTATACAACTTCCTAAAATAATAGAGTCTCCTAAATAGACTTATGGAATAATTCATAATGAACAACCTGTTATAAAACAAGAACCTTCTAAAGAAGTAAATAAAGATTCTATTATTGATAAAATAAATACTGGATTTAGTTGTGATAACGTTTTACATAAAGATTGTCCTAAACCTTAGTGGCATTAGCATTTATGTAAAGAGAATTTTTTAGGAGAATTTAAAACAGAATTAGAAAAATAGTTAGCTAGAGATAATTTAGATATATATAGTAAAACTTAGATAGATGAATTTATAAAAAACTTAACAGGAGTAGATTTATCGTCTTATATTACTAAAGATTATTTTAATGAAGCTATATAGGATTTAGATTATGTAAAATCCTCTCTAAAATCTAATATAGACTACAATATACCAGAAAATTTATTTACATTATGAGTACCCAAATAAAAAGATTATATCAAAATAATTAGGAGTTTGTACCTATTACTTTAGCTGAAGCAGTAGTAGTAAATACTACTAATATTCCAGGATTACAATCTTTAGGAATTACTACATTAGATAAGGTATTAAAAACTACTTTAGGAGTTGTTGGATCTAATACTCTAAATATAGATACTATTAATAGAACTCTTGCTACTATTAATAATACCTTATAGAATAAGTAGGATAAATTAACCGCTGGGGATGGAATTACTATCTCTTCTGATGGAGTTATTAGTATTACTAATACTAGTACTTTAGGATTTTAGTATAAAATAGTTACTGCGCTACCTTCTCCTCCGAGAAAAGACTACGAAAACATTATATATTTAGTTCCTAATCCTCAAGGAGTAAATGGTAATATTTTTACAGAATATATTTGTATTAATAAAGATTCTATCTATATTTGGGAATAGATAGGTTCTTTAACAACAGATGTTAACTTAGATAATTATGTAACTAAAACTGAATTTAATGCTTTAAAATCTATAGTGTTAACAGCCCAAAATGTTACTACATCATCAGGAGTTGCAGTCACAGTAAATTATAATATACCTAATAATTTATACGATGGGCAATAAATTAGTTAAAGTAATATTAGCAAATGATTAGGTATTTCCGCAAACTGTAGCAGAAGCTGTTTTAATTAAAAATGGTTAGGTAACTACTCTAGACAAAATTCTTCCTAGGAAAATAGAACAAATAATTACTCCTGATAATTCAGGATTAACTACTTCTAAATAGGGAACTTCTGTGATAGTTACTCATACTAATAAAATCATGCCTAACGAGGCCCCTAAATCTTACTTAATACAATATGATTAGAATGGACATATTGTAAGTACTGAGCCTATTAAAAAATAGATAACAACCGTAAATAATGCTGTGTATTCACAATATGATGGAAATACAGATTCTAACATAAATTTTGGAGATGATTTTACTATAAATAACAATAATATTTCTCTCAGATGGGAGGATATAAATTAATAATAAATAATGGCATTATTAAATTTTGCTACTTCTTATAATGGTGTAGCTGATAAGTTAAAATTAGCTCAATCAGAGACAGGTGATTATATAAAATTATATTTTACAAAGGATGGTCATATAATTTCTCATGGAGTAGATTATATTCCTTGGGGAACTGGAATAATTCCTATAAATAAATTACCTGTAGATAATACTGTAGCAGATAATAAACATTTATGGGATAGTGCAACTATACAAGATAAGATTAATAAATCCTTTGCAGCTAATGATGCAATGCGATTTAGAGGTACTATAGGTTTAACATCTATTAATAATTATACTATTAATGGAGTCGCCTCAGAATTTCCATCTAAAACTGCTTCAGTAGGTGATACTTATAGAGTAGTAACTGCCGGAAATTACGCAGGTATAAAATGTGAAGTAGGAGATTTACTTATTTGTATCAAGGCAGATCCTACTGATGCAACTACTGCTTGGACTGTAGCTTAGACTAATATTAACGGTTAGGTTTATCATACAATAAACGGAGTTTAGAAAGGATTTTATTCTAATGATACTGATACTTTTTCTATTTTTGCTCCTATTACTGCTGGAGCCTTAGGATAGGTTTTAACTAGTGCAGGAGGTAATAGTGCGCCAGTTTGGAAAAATTAGTCAGAAATTATTGCTGGTGGACTAACAGATGCTGCGAAGAAAGCTTTATTTACAGTTCTAACTTATACAAATGATGTATTAACTATTACTGTAGGTGGTACTACTAAAACTGCTACTATACATGGACGTAGAGCTGTAAATGTTAATTCAACAGAAGTGTTAGCTACATCTAGTAATACTGCTCTTAAATTTGTAAATGGTACTGGTATTTCTCTTAATTGGGATAATGAAAATAAAAATTTATCAGTAAATGCTAATGTTGGTTTTACTACTAATGAAGGAAATAGAAATTATGCAGTAAAAACTGATACTAATTAGTAGTTATATGTAAATGTACCTTGGGTTAATACTACTTATGGAATTGTTTCAAATAAAGTAGATGGTTTAGCTCCTAAAGTTATAAATACTAATACGAATTTAATAAATTAGAGTTTTTATTTATTAGCTTCAACAGACGGTTAGTCTACTCCTAGTTGGTATAAATTATCTACTAATTTATTTACTAATACCTGGAGAACTATTTAGGTAAATGGAAAAAGTATTGGAGATAATACATTAAATTTAATAAACGGTACTCATATAACCTTAGCTAATAATAATGGTCAAGTTACTATTAATGCATCTTGGAGAACTATTAAAGTTGGAGGAACATCTATAGGGGATAAATCCCTTAATTTTATGCCTACTGGAGATATTTATGTAAAAACAGGAGATTAGAACACAAGTACAGATGAATTTGATGTAGGCTTTGGTCTAGCATGGTATAATGTTAGTACTGGTAAATATGAATATGAATAATAAATAATGAAAATAGCATTTAATCCCTCTACGGTGGCAGCTTTAATAACTCCACCAAATAACAAAGATATTACGTTTGACCTCAGAGGGCGAAATATATTTGCACGAGGGGTTAAATTTTATGGTACAGATACTTGGAGAGACATAAAGATAAATAATGTAAGTATAGGTTCTAATATTCTAGACTTACGAAATGGTAGTAATACTACATTAACTAATACTAATGGTGTAGTAACTATCAATTCTACTTGGAGACCAGTAGTGGATAACTTAACTAGTGATTCCACTACTAGTTCTCTTTCTGCTAATCAGGGTAGAGTTTTAGCAGGGTTAATTAACACGCTCAGTACTAATATTTCTAATTAGTATGCATTAAGAGATGGCTCTAATGCTACAGGGCGTTGGAGAGGAGGTTTAGCTTGTTTTGATGTACGAGACACTAATTATACTCCACACGATTTAAATATGGGACTTGAACTCCTTTTTCTTAGAAATAACACTAATAATTTAAAAGATGGAGGAGAATATAATGGTGTTTTTTCCTTTAGACAATGGGCTTCAGGATCAGGTTGGTCTGGAGGTAAAGCACATTAGTTATCTTTTACTGATAACGGAAATATTTGGCACAGAACTAGTAGTGGAGATGATTCTTGGGGAACTTGGAAAAAATTAGCATATTCTACAGACATTCCATCATCTTTAAAGAATCCATATTCCCTTACTACTTTTGGAGTAGTTTATGATGGATCCACCGCTAAAACAGTTACTACTTCTACTTTTGTTAGTTAGTTACCTGAAGGTACTAGTACAGTAACAGACGGTACTATGTTTATTACTTCATGGGCATCTGATAGTGGATTTGCAGATACTAGTGCAGTTAATGTTCCATATAAAAGAAAAGCAAGTTGTTTATGGAATTATATAGATAGTAAAGTATCTTCTAAATATCTTCCTTTAGCAGGAGGTACTATGAGTGGAAATGCTAGAATAGGTCATGGTTCAGGAAATCTTTATATAGGTAATTCAGGTAATGATGGTTGTGTTTACACTCAAGATATAGCGTCTTAGAAAGGTACTGATAAATGGTGGATAAGAGAGTCTGGAGCAGCTCATTTTGGCAATGTTTATATATGTACTAAGAGTGACTATACTACTTATGATTCTTCTATAATAGAATGCTATGCTGGAAATAACTTATATTTAAACTATTATTCTCCAAGAGGAGTTAGTTTGTGTAATGGAGGAGGTTGTACAATAGTTGGACCTTATACAACAGGTGATACAGGTAATAATAAATTATTTGTAAATGGTTCTGAGTTTATAAATGGTGCTTCCAATGTTAGAGACCATGTATTTGCTGATGGATTTAGACACAGAAGTCACAATTCAAATGATTCAGTATTATTAGCTGGTGGAGGATATTCTCAAGGAGTTCCTGTGAGATATTGGGCTATATATTATATATATATAGGAGGTAGTTCAACAGATGTAACTTATACTAAACGTAGCGGTAATTATAATTTTATCACCTCTAAAGCTTGGGAATCAGAAGGAGTAGTATTATTTGATATTAGTTTCCCTTCTGGATATAATAAAAATAATACTTTAATATTTGGTAACGGAGACCATCGTACTAGTTCCTTGTGGAGAACTCCAGTGTATGCAACTATTACTACTAGTTCACAATTTGGCTATGAATCTAAAATAAGAGTTATGATTTCTGATGATTCGACTCTTAATACTGGTTTTGCTAATATATACTTTATGTGTATGGGCTAATTAATATAAATTAACTTTTGAAATTTTACAAAATAATATACAATTATATATGTTTAATAAAAATAAATGATTTATGACTTTAAATGATGTTTTAACAAAACAGAATCTTATTACAAAGATTCTTTTAGCCAATGATGGCAAAGAACTCCCTAAAGAGTTAAAAGTAAAGATTATGAGAATTAGAATGTCTTATAATAAGATTAAGAAACAGTTTGATGAAGATACACAAGAATTTAGTAAGCAGATTGTTTCTGATGAACTGAGAGATTTAGCTAATAAGACAGAGCGTACTCCTGATGAGGAAACTAAGTTTAATGAACTTAATAATAAGGCTAATTCAGAATATCAGGAATATCTTATGCAGAAGGGCAATGAAGATATTAAAGATGCACCTGAAGATACATTTACAGAAGATGAATATGGTGATATTCTTGATGTAAATTCTGATGGTGAATATGAGATTAATGGTCAGAAAGTAAAAGCTGCTGACCTTATGGAAGCTTTTTATGAATTATTTGTTAAGTAATGGAAATAACAAAACAAAACGAAATTTATCAAATAAGTGATTCTACAGAAAAATATAATATCTCAGGATCTTTGAATATTAATTTGGATAATTCTTATTCATTTAATATTAGTATGACAGATGCTAATAATTCTAAGACTATGAGTTATTATAAAACAATTACATCTAACCATATTGATGTAAATTACAATGCACCAAAAGACTCTGAGGAAGATTTACTTAATTATGTAAAAGATAATATGCAAGTTATTTCAGATAAAGTAAATAATCAATAAAATTTTTAAATTATTACGACTATGAAAATTATTAGAAAAATTTCTAAATCCTCTACTCCTAAAGAGTAGTACCTAGAAAAGTATGGTAAACATTTTACTATTAAATTAGCAGATTTTGCTAGTGAATAGATGATTAACTCTGATGGAACTAGTAAACATTTGGATGTTTCTGATGTAAAATAGATTATTGATGAGTTAGGATATATTATTCCAATTAGTAGTACTATAGGAGATATTATTTATACTGCTAACATGGCACATGCAGATTTTTATCCTTTATTGCTAAAAGATGCTAAATCTTGTATAATGTATGCTATGGAAGTAGCAAATGATAAAGATGGGTATGAAGGTATTTAGTTCTGTAGATGGATGGCAGATGTAAAGAATAAGAATTTAGAAATTGATTGGGAATCTTTTATTTAAATTTAAATTATAATTAAGTTAATAAGGAATTATTAAGAGTAATGACTAAGTAGTTATTATTTTTAATAATTCCTTATTTTTTATTTTGACTGAACAATACTTAACATATATTAACAGTACAATTAGATACTAGTATTTATAGATGAGTTTTCCTTGAAATTGAGTAAAATTTTTAATTATGAGCGACACTGTAGAAAAAATTTATTGTACTGATAACAACGATGCCTTACTGGCTTCAGTTATGGGTAAGAACAACAATGATCCAATAGCAATGGCTGCTATGTTAAACAACAATTAGTGGATGAATAATCCTTTTATCTATTTAGTATTCCTTATGATGTTTGGAAGAAATGGATTATGGGGTAACAATGCTAATAGTATTTAGAATGCAGAAATTTAGGGATAGTTAAATACCATTAGAAATCAAATGTCAGATAACTAGAATAGTGGTCTATTAATGGATGCTGTTAAGGGTAATAATAATGCTATTACTCAATTAGCAAGTAATCTGAACTGTGATTTTAATTCACTTAACAATGCTATATGCACTGTACGTTCTGGAATACAGGATGTAGCTGGCAAAGTTGGATTCTCTGCTGAGAAAGTAATCAATGCTGCCAACTTAGGTGATTTAAATATAGTATAGCAGTTAAAAGATTGTTGCTGCCAGACTTAGCAGAATCTATTAAAGATGGGTTATGAATAGCAATTAGCTACTGCTAATCAAACAAGTACTATAGCTAGTAAAATCTGTGATACTAACTATTCATTAAATAATGCTATTAATACATTAGCTACCGGAATAGAAAGAGGATTTGCATCTACAAATTATGCTACTCAGACACAAACTTGCGATATATTAAGAGATAATCAACGTAACACTCAGCATATAATTGATACTCTTAATGCACATTGGAATCAAGATTTACAGTAGAGATACAATGATGCTAGACTTGAACTTAGTCAAGTTAGATAGAATTAGTATTTAATTTCATAGTTGAAGACAACTACTACTGCGTAAACCATAAGCCCAGGAAGTCTAACTTCTTGGGCTTTTTTATTATCACGATATGATATTTAGAGACATTAAACAACACAACAAAGTATACATTCTTGATAAAATGAATGTAACCATTGATGAAGGTATTGTTACTGCTGTAGGAATACCTCAACCTAATATGGAAGGTAAAATAGTAATTGATGTTACTATAAATGTAAAAGATAAACAAGCTACTTATACTATACCTGAATAGTTATCTGTTACTAGAGCTAATAATTTAGTACTAGCAACAGATTAGAAAGATTTAATATAGGAACTTGAGACAATGAAGACTAATGCAAAACTTATTATAGATTCTGTAGAAACATAGAAAACAATATTACAAAAGGCAGATAAGCTTCTTCTAGACCTCAATCCAATATTAAAAGAGAAATAGCAAAATGAATAGAGATTTAGTAAAATTGAAGATTCTCTTTCTTAGATAGCTAAACTAATGGAGAAGTAGCAAGAAACTATTAATAATTTTATTAATGATAAAAATTTTAGTAAAAAGAATTGCTAAAAAACCTAATTACACCATTGGTAAGTTATTTATCAATGGTGTTTTTTTTGCAAATACTTTAGAAGATACTGACAGAGGTTTAACTTAGAGTATGTCAGAAGATGAGATTAAAAAGAAAAAGATTTATGGATAGACTGCTATTCCTACTGGTACATATAAAGTAGATATGAATACAGTAAGTCCAAAGTTTAAAAATCGTAGTTGGGCTAAACCTTACGATGGTAAATTACCACGCTTAGTTAATGTTCCTGGTTTTAATGGAGTACTCACGCATCCAGGAAATTAGCCCTAGGACACATTAGGCTGTTTATTAGTTGGAAAGAATGATGTAGTAGGTAAAGTAACTAATTCTGTATATTATTTTAATAAGATTATGACAGAATTATTGAAAGACCCTAATAACATAACAATAACAATAGAATAATATGGAAAAATTCTTTGGAAGAACTTATGAAACAGTTGGCAATGTTAGTGGAGATTTATTATTAAAAACTAGGGGAGGAGTAAAAGTTTAGATAGGTTCTAGTTTTATAGACCTAATAAAAAATGGAAAAATAAATGCTGATATTGATATTATTAAAGAAGCTTCTTCTAAAGATAATATTATTGATAATGGTTTATATATAGTCAAAGATGTTTTATATGTAAAATATTAGGATACTGTATTACCTTTAAGCAGTAGTACTGTGGAAAATTAGGTTTCATATTTACCATAGTTAAATATTACTTAGGAGTAGAAAATATAGGCACAAAAAAATATTGGAATATATTATGATACTTTGGAAGAAGCTTAGTAGAATGTAAATAATGGATATTTTTATATAAAAGAACGTGGTATATATGTTATTAATAATCAAACTCTTGATTAGGTTTTAACTTTAAATTACTTAAATTCAAATGAGTTAAATTTATCTTCAGTATAGTTTAATAATTTACATGTAGGTAAAGCTTTCTTACAAGAAAATTAGTTATCTTTAGAAAGTGACTTTGAATTACTTTTAAGATCTCAAAAATTATTAAATATTAGTAACTCAGCATTTACTATATATAATAATTTATTATCTTCTAGTATAAAGGATATTAATGGTATTTTTTAGTTATATGTTGATAGTACTAGTGGAGAATCTTATCTAAAGGTAGACCATATTATATGTTCTGATAATAGTACAGATTATCAAGCTAATTTATGTAATACTCAATACTATATAAACAATGGTAATAATGTTATTAAATAGATAAATATTAGTGAAACTAAAGTAATTACTTTATATTTAAAGTATAAAGTACAATATAATCCTGGGGATATTTTACATGTAGAATTCGATAAAGATACTTACGACTTTATAATAGAATCTTATAATTCTCAGGATAATACAGCAGTAGTAACTTTAAATGATACTTCTTTAGACCCTTCTAATATAAGTCAACAAACTATATGTTATTATAAACCTAAAGATACTTCTTTAATAGGATTCACTATACAAAATAATACTATTACTTATGGAAATGATTATAGTAAAACAATATTAGGAACTCTTCCGGAAGAACTACCTTTAACAAATGGATTTTATTCTGATTGTGCAGTAACAAAAAATCAAATTTTAATAACTCCAAATCTAGATAATCCAAATTTAATAAATACAGTATTTAAAAAATCTGATAATTTTCCTAAACTAGAAGAAGGATGGGAATTACCTAAAGAAGATAATTCACAAAAGTTGGCTACTACTAAATGGGTTAATTCTACTAAGTATACTTTACCTATAGCAACTTCTAATATTTTAGGTGGAGTAATAGTAGGTGATGGTTTATCTATTACTAGTACTGGAATATTGTCTGTTACAGATAGTTGGACTGATATTTTAAATACTATCTCTAATAATGTGAATACAAATACAAATGATATTACTATATTAAAATCTTAGGTAGCTAACTTACAAAAAGCAGTACAAGATTTATAGAATAAATTAAAATCTTAAACTGAGTAATTTTGTTATTTTGAATTTTATTTTTTTTAACATAATATAATATTATTAAACAATATACAATATGGCAATAGGAATTAATGATTTAAATGATGATTTGATGGATGATGTGCTGATTCCTAATAATTAGGACACAGACAATGATTCTAATCAAGATAATGATGTCCCTAATAATGATAATGATAAGGACGAACATTAGGAAGAAGAAGATGAAGACGTAATTACCGCATTACTTAAAGAGCAGAACATTACTGACCGAAATAAGATTTAGTATGAAGATGAAAATGGATAGATTCAAGAACTACCTTTTGATTCTCTTCCATTAGAAGATTAGTTAAATATTTTAAAAGGAACTCGTGAAGATACTCATAATGATTCTGATAATCTTGACGAGGATGAAATACAACTAATCAATTATCTTCGTAATAATAATTTAACAGCTTAGCAATATGCTGATTATATTGCTTAGGAAGCAGTTAAGAATTATCAATAGGAATAGCCAGTCTCTTATAGAGTAGACGAACTTTCCGATGATGATTTGTTCTTACTCGATTTAAAGAGTCGAGTTCCAGATGTTGATGATGAGACAGCCGCTGCCGCTCTAGATTCTGCTAAACAAAACGAAAGTTTGTTTTCTAAATAGGTAGAAGGTATTCGTTCTGAGTATCAACAAAAAGAGAAGGAATTAGCAGAACAAGAGTAGGCTCAAAAATAGGCTCAAGATTCTGAGCAACTTTAGTAGTTTCAAGAAGCTATTATTGGTTCCATAAATAACCTAGATTAGAGTGATGACTTTGCATTTAATTTATCAAATGCTGATAAGTAGGAGTTATATAATTTTATGTTTTAGTAGGATGCTACTGGTATGAGTTATCTTAATAAAGCAATTAACGACCCACAAACTCTTACTAAAATGTCTTGGTATGCTCTTCATGGAGACGAAGCTATTGATAATATGCGGAATTACTACGAACATTAGATAACAGAAATTCGCCGTACTTCTTATGCTAAAGGCTTAGAAGATGGCAAAAGTGGTAAGAAGACCGTGATATTCGGTCCTAAGGAAACAAGGAAGACTGGACTGGTCTCTAAACCTAAAAAATACAATAATATTTACGATTTACAAGATTAATTAAATTATGTTAATTGCGAATTTTACTACACAAGTCCCTACTATGGGTAATACTAGAACATATGAAGATTTTTATAAGTTCTTAGGTGTAAAACCTGCTCGTTTGGGAATTGTTGCAAATCTTTATCCTTAGAATACTGCTGAGTATTTAACTACTTCTCTTAAAAATGTTATTTATAATAACACTAAGAGTGGTAATAAGTTCTAGCGTTTGAACTCATTAATGTATGAATATGAGATTCAAACTAATCAAATCAAACGTATTGAGTTCGCTGCTGTACCTACAGAGGATGGTGCTAATGGTACAGAAATTACTTTTGCTTTTAAAGAAAATTATTATCAAAAGTATGATATCTTTATGATTGAAGAGTCTAGACAGCAAGTTATTTGTATTACTAGACCATAGAGACGTGCTGACAATTATTGGGAAATTCAAGGACGTTTGATTGATGATGATTATAGCTCAGTACTTGATAAGGATGCTTGTCAAATTGGTATGTTGACAAGATTCTAGAGTAACTCAATGCCAGAAATGCATGAAGAAGGTTACTGCAAATATCAGAGCAATATTTCACGTTTCCGTGGATATATTACTCAGTTCCGTAACGATGAGACATATTCAGCATTATATGCTGCTATGGAAGATACTTTTGTAAATATCTCTCAAGGTAAGGGTAATGGAGCTATGCAGGAAACTGTTTATAAGATGGACAAGAAAGAAAAAGTTCTGCTTGAGAACTTTATGTTCGTTAAGAATAACGGTTTACTGTTTAATAAGAGTTCTATTGATAAGAATGGTAAGTCTACAATTCAGGACCCAACCACTGGTAGACCTATTTATATTGGTCCTGGTTTAATTCCACAAATTGAGGCTTATGCTGATAAGTATGCTTATAATAAGATGACAGTAGATGTTCTTAATACTATTGTTACTACAATGGCATAGAAAGCTAATAGTCCTAAAGGAAATAAGTGGGTATTTGTTATGAATGAAAAGGCTGATGCAGATATTACTACAACTTTAGGAGAATACCTGCAGAGCTTCCATACAGACGGAACATTCTTATATTCTATGAAGGCTAATGGTGAGGTAGAAGTTGGTGCTAAGGGCTATACTTCTTACAATTATCTTGGTAACACATTAGTATTTACTGTTGATAGAGCTTTCTCTCGTGAATACGGTAACGAGAAAGGATTTATTGCTTGTATTGATTTAAGCCCAGATGATTCTACTGGTAAACCAGGTGTAGCACAATTTACTTTCAAGAATGGCGAATTCATTCAGAATAAAGTACTTGGTGTAGGTGGTGCAGATGGTTTATCTTCTGGAGAAGTTTCTAGTGCTATCGCTGCTAGTAAGCTTATTGTTTGGGGTTATGGAGGTATTGGTGTATTTAACCCATACAAGTCCTTCATTGCTCGCGAAGTTTAATAATAAAGACTACGTTAGTTTTACTATAAATATAGTAAACAACAATTATTAAGATAAAAGTAGGCAGATTATTCTGTCTACTTATATTTTGTATTTGATAATAAGAATTAATATGACATAGGAATATAATGATAATATTATAATTTTACGTAGTGTTTATAGTAAAGTAGGTTCTAATATTACTATAAATCCATGTAGAGATAAAGAAACAGGTTCTTTTCCTAGCTGTGTAAGAAGAGTAGATGATAGAGGAAATATGATTCTATCAGAATCTGATAAGGAGAATTTAAGTGCTGGAAAGATTTATTTAGTAGCTGAAAATGCTAAAATTAAAATCCATGATGGCATTCAATTCGATCTTAAAAATATGAAAGATGCAGCTTTATGGGAATGTATTAAAAATTGTTCATATATTGCTCCTGACCGTTACGCTAAAGATGCTAATGGTAACTATTTAATTGACGGAACAATGGGATGGAAGAATCCTCATCCACGTTATGGTTTGGCAGAATATTATATCGAACATCCTGGACTTGATTCTGTACGTAGAGTTAAGAGAACAGAAACTTTATCTAAGGCATTGAAATATATTATTGATGATAGTAGAGAAGGTCAAATTACTAGAGCTAAAGTTCTTGGTAAGAAGATGGATAATGTACCTAGTGCAGATATTACAGACTTCTTGATTCAGATTGCTATGAAAAATCCTGCTAAGATCATTAGTCTTTACGAAGATTCCCGTTCTAAGTTGCGTATTCTCTTAATTGATGCTCGTGAAAAGAATGTTATTATTGTAAAGGATAATTTACTTTGTTTCAATGATAATTATTTAGGTGCTACAGACGATGCAGCTATTAATTGGTTGTCAGACCCTGCTAATGCTAAATTAAAGGGATTAATTATGAGAGCTACATATCCACAATTATACGTGCAAGCTGATAACACTATAACTCCTAAAGATACAAAAGATACTAAGAAAACTAAATAATAAAATTTAGTTATGACTGCAAGACAAATACTTGAATCTTGTTTAATTGAGTTATCTAAGTAGCATGCCCCTAGTATGCGCTTAGATGAATTTAATTATTACATAAATAAAGCTATTAATCAATATATAAACAAGCGTTATAATATTTATGATATTAATCAGCAAACTACTGATGATTTAAGAGTATTGAAAGCTACAGCAGTTCTTACTCCTAAAGCTTCTGACATATATACTACAGCAGGTATTACTGAAGCTCAGAGTGATGCTTTATATTCAAATGCTAAAAATCCTTATGGAGCAGTATTTGAAATAAATCTTCCTGACGATTATCTGCATATGCTTAATTGCATTTGTATATATACTTTAAAGAAATAGCATAAATGTTGGGATGCTAATTCTGATGTAGCTTTTGCTGCTAAAAGACTTACCTCTGATAGTTGGTCCACAATTATGAATGACTTTTATAATAGACCTCTTCCTTGGAGACCTTATTATTACATTCATAATGTAAATACTTCTGATAAACTTCCTACAAATCCATATGTTTCTCCTGAAGATAAAGGATTAGGTACTGGAACAGACGGTTCCAAGAAATAGGATTCAACTGAAGGATAGGCTAACTTTACTAGAACTATTAAAATCGGAAGTACTGATTAGTCAGTAGTAGAGAGGAATGCACCATTTAGATATGGTAATAGTTCTACTGTTAGATGTGAAATCAGATATGGTCACGATACTTCAGTGTTTACATTAACAAAAGTAGCAGTTGATTATATTAAAGCTCCATAGTTTATTAGATTAACACAAGAACAAATGGATTTAACAGAGGATACTTCACAGATTATGGAGTTCCCAGATTATGTATGTCAAGAGATAATAAACGAGTTGGTACATTTAGTTATGGAACACGATGGTGATCCTAGATTACAATCAAATATACCGATGTCACAATCTATTGCTTAGCCAGCTCAACAATAGGAATAGCCTCAATAGGCTCGTAGACAATAATTAAATTAATTTAAATTATGTTTTAGTTTACAACAACTACTGTAATTAATAGTGCTAAGGATTATACAAATCCAAGTGTAGAACTTTTTAAAGGAGACTCTAAGTACTTTGATGTAAAGAGAGTAAATAGATTTAAAGTAAAGAATATTCGTTCTGTTTACAAACAAGACCCAGTAGCTCAGTCTAATGCTAAAGCTACTATAGATATGTCTAAAGTAAAGACTGTGCTTACTACTAGTAAAGCTACTAAGGGTACTTTTAGAGTAGAGATTTATGTACATTTAGCACAAAGTAATAATAACCCATTGTATTCTAATACTTGGGTTGTTAAAGGTCGTCCTTGGACTTTCGAGTTCTCAGCAACCTCTACTGAAGAAGCTGGAGCTATTGTAGATAAGGTAATCAAAATGATTAATAAGTTTAAGTTGTTTACAATGGATACTGAACAGCTTAAAGCTACTAAAGATGGTACTAAGTTGGTATTAACTGCACAAGATCCTTATCAGATTTTCTCTAAGGTAGAACTTCAATACTTTGATCCTAATATTGGCACAACTACTGGTTGCTGCACTCCTAGAGGAGAATATGCCCAAGTTGAAAATTATGGAGTAACTGATGTAGCTTCTATTACTCCTGGTAATGAAGGCTTTGGAACATTCGAGTGGATTATGCGTAATCTCAGACTCCCAACTGCTGAGCAGACTAGATGGAATGCTCTTTATCAGGATGATAGACCTATGGTAGGTGCTACCTATACTCAATATACATTAGAGTATTGTGAAAATAGAGGTATTCTCGGCGGAGACGCTGTTGGTGAGGAAACTAAAAGTGTTACTACTCATGTATTCTTTGTAAATCAGACTGTTAAGGATCAGTTTGAAGCAGCTCTTACAGCCGCTGGTATTACACCATTGGCTCCTACAGCAGGTGCTGTTGAAACAGATGCTGAAGTAAAAGCTAATAAAGTAGCAGCTGATTTAGCAGCATTTAAGACAGAAGTAGAAAATACTTATGCTAAAAAGAATGGTAAATAATTTTAACTAATTAAATAAGAGGCGAAGGCAGTATTGCCTCCGCCTTTTTTATTATATATGATATTAGACAAATTAGTTTCAGCAATACATAACGATGTTGCCGCAGGATTACGAGGTTATCATACTAATATGTCAATGTCTAGAGAATAGACAGCCGATGACATAATAGATATGAGACTCTAGATAATAAAAGAGTATAGTTTAAAAGGAATATTACCTTATAAAGATTTACTTACTGAAATAAATTGCATTCCTGTAGATTGTAAAAATATAGAGAATTGTAGATGTAGAAAGGAATTTGGAACTCCTACTATGCATTTTGAAATACCTTAGTTATTAAATGACTATGGATCATAGGCTATACAGTATATAGGTTCTACAGATAAGTAGTTACCATTCTTATGGTATACTTCTTTACCTTCATTTACTTATAGTAAATATAAAAGACGTAAGATTACTAAACCTATGGTTTTTATAGACACTACTCCAAATGAGAATGGTATGTATGATTGCTGGGTATTTAATGCTCCATTATTAAAAGAAGTTTCTGTTATAGCTATATTTAAAGATCCTAGACAACTTGAAAGATATAGTTGCTGTTCTTCTGAAACATTAGAAGATGATAATTTTAATTTTATTAATAATGAAATTAAATAGAGGTTAACAAAATTAAAATTATACTATTATAGACAAGTTGCTCCACCAAATTTACCAAATAATCAAGAATATGCAGCTGGTTGATTTTCATTATCCATTAGTTCTTTTACAATAGATGTATGGAATAGAATTAACTGAAGAAGATTACGAAGAGTTAGCTTTAGTATGTTTTGAAACTATTGGAAATAAAAGAACTAGAGTTTATAAATATATAGGAAATATAGATTGTGATAACACTTTACCTCTTCCTTGTAATTGCTACGAAGATGATATTGAAGCAGTATTATTTCCAGGAGAGGATTGGAATAGAACTACTAATAAACATTCTTTTGGGGATTTAAATTCTCATTGGACTGAAGAATATATTGAAGCTTTTAAACATAATACTAATATATTATATGGGCATGGACATTTTGCTAAATTTTAGTATTGGGATCATGCCTTACATTTTGAAGATGCCGCAGGAATGCCTGTACTAGTAATATATCATGGAGAAATATTAGATGATAATGGACTTCCTGAATTAACTAATGATGAAGCAATAGCAATAGCTGACTATTGTGCATATTGGACATTATTTAAACGTTCTATAAGTACTAATAATCCTAATATAATGCAAATGGCTTAGTAGATAGAACTTAAATTAAATAAACACCTAGATGCTGCAAGAGTTCCTAGTCATATTAATCAAAATGAGATGAATGAGATACTAGATGCCAAAGTAAATTGGAATAGAAAACCTTATAGTAAATCTTTAAAAATAGAATGAAAATGAAATATGTAGGATATGTATATAAAATATATTGCACAGTAACTTCAAAAATATATATTGGAATTACAACACGAGATATTAATATAAGATGGAATTAGCATAAAAATGAATCTAAAAATCCAGGGAATAATCATTTCCATTTAGCTATACAAAAATATGGATGGGACGCTTTTGAAAAATCTATTTTAGTAAAATTAGAAGCAGATTCCAAAGAAATTTTAGTTAAGTCTTTAAAAAAATTAGAAATATATTATATTGAAGAAAATAATTCTTATAATGAGGGATATAATTCTACTATAGGAGGAGATGGCATTATAAATGATGCTTAGAATAAAAAAGTAGAAGTATATAATGAACTTGGAGAATACTTAGGATAGTGTGAATCTAGAGCAGAGGCTGCTAGTAAATATAAAGTATTAGCTTCAAGTGTTTCTGATTGTTGTAATAGGATTATTTATTCATCTGGATGGTTAGACGGATTAAGATTAATTTTCAGAAATGAAGACGATACAGTTACTTCTAAAGACTTACAAAAACTCAAAAGAATTAGAAAAAATATAAAAGTACCTGTAAAGGCTTATGATTATTATACTGGAGAGTTATTAAATACTTATAACTCTATTAGTGAAGCCGCTGATGACACTGGTCTTAGAGCAGATCTTATTTCTAAATGTGCTAAAAAAGAAAGAAAAAGTACCGGATAGGGCGAAGAAAGAACTGTTTGGAGACTTCTTAATGAAGATTATGTTCCTTAGTATCAATTCGAAGGTTTTGTAAATGGAAAATCCATTGGTAAATATGTAGATACTTATATTATAAAAGAAACTTTAGGAATACTTCCTTCTTCTATAAGTAATGCAGTTAATGGTAAATCAAAACATGCAGGACACTATAAAGGACAACCAATAACTTGGAAAAAATTAATACAATGAATTATGCTTTAGGTTATGCCTTTACTTTAAAAGATTTATATACTAAATTTCCATTTTAGAAATTAAAATTTAATGGATGTTCCTTTGAAAATATATTTAAAACAGCTGATATGTGTATTATATGTTCTAGAATATTATGTTATTGCGTATAGTTAGTAATAACTGATATTATAAGAAATAATACTACATTTGTATTACCTACTGGAAAAAAGTATGCTGAAATATATGTAAGAAGAACCTCTCAAGAAGAATTTAAATGTAGAAGATAGAAAGGTGGAGATTAGGATATTGATTTCTTAGAAACCAATTTTACTACTTATAAATTATCTTTTAGATGGATGGGAAAATATTTAATGAGATCTAAACCTTGTTACATAGGAACTTCTTTAAGAGATGAATTTATAAATAATATAAACAATGGTGTAAAATACTGTTAATGCAAGTAAAGACTTTAGATGATTATTATGAATAGGTTTATGCTAAATTTCCTTTCATTCCTCATTCTGATATATAGAGGATATTAAAATATGGGTGGAGATATATTTATATAATTAATAGTAGAGGAGGAGATGTACTAATTAATCGTCATGATTTTTGGTTTTATATTGGTAAAATAAGTACCAATCCTTTACAACATTTTTATAAATATTATAAGAAATTAGCATTTAAGATAAGAATGTTAAGTATCTGGAATAAAAAGAAATATGATGGCTATTATTATTTTGGTATAACAAAATAGTAGTATGAGAAAATAGAATAGTCTAAAAACTCTAGAGGAAGACCTAAGACTAAATTTAATTATGGAAATGTAATACTTTATAAATATTTTGAGGAATGCAAAGTAGCACAACCTTCTAAATCCTATTTTTATAAAATTCCTTACCCTTTAGATGTTGGTAGTACTAGATACAGAGCTAACTTTATAAGTAAAGATGCTACACTGATATATAAAAGAAATCCTTTAAAATTTGAAAATTTATCAGTTACTAATACTAAATATGAATTTGTAAATGCAAGCACAAAATACATTCAACGAAGGGATGGTATTAGATAATCATCCATTAATGACTCCTAATACGGTGTTAACAGATGCTTTAAACGCTACTTTAGTTACTATGAATGGTAACGAAATGGTGTTACAGAATGATATGGGTAATGCTAGAGTAGAAAATGCTAAATTACCTCCAGGATATATTCCAATTGGAATGAAAGAATATGGAGGAATTATTTATATAGCTTGTTATAATCCTCTAACAAATAAAGGTTAGATAGGTTGTTTTCCATCTCCTTAGAGATAGAAAACTGCTACGCAAATATCAGAAGTAACTCCAACTTTTAAGTTCCCGGATGTTACTTATATAAAAGAAGAAAATGGTGAAGAGTGGTATAAAATCAATAGTCTTTTAACTAAATGTGAAATATTCCCTAAAGGAACTATTATTAGATCCGGGGATAAGTTCTCTGTAGGTTTACCTATATCTAGTATGTTTGGTACAAATAATATAGATTTTACTGGAGAATATTATATATCTAATTATGATAATGTAGAAAATGGATTAGTAAAAACTCCAATGAATAGAATGTATACTTTTGGAGTAGCTACTTTAGATAATAATGGGCAATTACGTGATATTACTAATCAATTAAAACGTTATAAAGGAGGACAATAGGTTTAGTTTTCTAATATTGATTCTGATTTATATAAATTTAATTGTGGATACTGGTAGAATGAAATGTCTACAAATGATAAGGATGGATTGGTATCTTCTGAATTAATGGATTAGACAAATGTTTAGAGTAAACTAAATACTTATAATAGTAAATTATTTGGTAGACTATTTTTATATGCTAAGTATAATGCTATTGATAGCGTAGATATAAGCATAGTTGGATATAAAAAATCTGAAATAACTAATGATATTAAGAATCCTATTTACTCTAATCCTGAATAGGATAATAATAATATTATTAAAATAGATTCTCCAATAGTTTTATTTATATATGCTAATTATAAATATAATTGTCCTGATGGTTCTGCTTTTTTAAATGACAAAAATCTAGTAGAACCTTATGAAGGATATAAATATTATTTTGATAAATATGAGGATGATAGTATCATTAGGGGATTATTACTAACTTTAAAAATAAATGGTAATATAACATAGTAGTTATTAGAATTTAATATTCCACAAAAAAATAATAAAAATTATACAATAGGTTATGGTTATCCTGTATATGATGCTGTCACTAATTTGTATTCTTTTTCTTAGTTATTTACTCTTCCTATTAAATCCTCTTTAAATTAGCATATAGAATGGAGTGTAACTCCAATTATGAGATTTTTTGATGGAAAATTTATAGATGGTGGACAACTTCCAGATAAAGGAGTTAGTGGAAGCCTAGATACTGATAATATAAGTTCTGGAGTAATGAAGTTAAATACTTGGAATTATTATGTTAGTGGAGATAGAATAAATCTGCGTTGGGGATATGAATCTTATCCTAGAGATAATGATGTAATTAGTGATATTACTTTTGATTTTTATGATATAGCTACTATAAATAATAATGATACTATAGATGTTAATAGTAGTATTCCTAGATGGACTTATATTACTAAAAATAGACTTAGTTACAATGGTACTTTTTCTGAAAATTTTGATATAAATAATTTTATATCTAATAAAGCTAGTGTTAATATATTTGCTCCAAACAAACTATTTTATGTAAGAATTTCATATACTTATAATACTGTTACTAAAGAAGATTATAGATGGATGCTAATAACTGGATTGTATAATTCTTCTTATTGGGGAACTGAAGAATATTCAAGTATCTAGGATTACAATGATTTTTTAAAATGTTATTATATTTCAAATGATAAATATTATATTTTTAATTACGGACGTACTGAATTAGACTTAAATATTGTAACTTAGGAAGGTCATTCTGTTGTAACCTAGGAAGGTCATCATATCGGAGGAATATAGTATATAGAAAGTAAATATGGTACTTGGAAAGAAGTTACTAAAGATAATGAAGAAGTTATTAAAGATATTATTGAAAACAAATAGAGAATACCTGAGGAATATTATAATATGAAAGTTACTGCTTCTTTATAGAGTACTAATACAATAACTACATCTTAGGCAATTTCTGATAAATTTATTTTTGCAAATATAAATGATGTACCTGAATCTATTAATGAAACTTATAAAGTTTCTGGAAATTTAATTTCTACAATTTCTCTAGATAATAATGTTGCGCATGCTTTAAATATTTCAAAATGGATTCCTACTATTGAAGAAGTAAATACTTAGCATACTTCTAATATAGAATATGAAGGTACAGTAAAAGATTCTTAGAAGTTATAGATAGATTTAAAGAATGTTAGTACTAGCAAAACTAATAATATTATTACTACTACTTATAAAAATACAGAATTTAAGACTTTATTTGGCGGAAATTCAGGTGAGTGTTCAATGCGTGTATTAAGTCCATTAAGTACATTGCCTGAATTAGTTTCTATAGCTCCTGAATCCTCTAAAATATTAGAGCATTTTTATGCTGTACATACTTTTATAGATTCTGATGGAAAATGTGATTTTAAAGTAGATATTTGGCCTATTTTAAGTGATTAGTAGTATTATGACTTAGGAGAATTAACTATAGCTAGTTGGAAAAATAATGAATCTAGTCACTCTGGTTAGGGACTAGTTAATTATGGAGGAAGAATATATACTAATTATGGAGATAGAGGATTATATACAAATAGCTCTTTCAAAGAGTAGTTTGATAAACTTCCAAAGAATTATAATATAATAGTTTTAGGAAGTTTACCTAGATCTGCTATGTCTTAGGATTCTAAATAGTAGACTAATAATACTAGCATAGTTAGATTAAAACAAAATGGATCTATGTAGTATGAATATGCAGATTAGGATAGAACTATAGAATATCCAGGTAATATTTTTGTATTAATTAGAGATGTTACAGGAGAATTTACTTTAGTAAACTATATTAAGACTAATTCTAGTACAACGTTGTCTGCTATAAAAACTGCATGGCAAGATTTTATTGCTAATAATATATAGTTTTATAATTATTATAATCCAGAACGAGATATAAAATTATATTCTATTATAGATAATTAGTATTATAGTAAAGCATACAAAGTCTCTATTAATTATAATATTAGAGCATCTATTTCTAGCCAAATATTTTAGGAAGATTACCTATCTATATTAGAAAAATTTCAAAATTCTCAAGTAATGACTCTTAATATAGATGCCACAAAAAATGTTGTATTAAATGATATTACAGCTAAAAACGTTATATGTACAATACCTTCAGCTAAACATTTAATAGAAGACATAACAAATAATACATCTATAGCCTATATTGGTAATGAAGGTATTTTTTAGTAGGATAGTGATGGGAGTCCCTTAAAAGAAGGAATTGTATATAAATATGATAATATAAAAGGATTAATTAAAAATAATTAGTTAAAAGTATAGGATAATACATTATATACATATAACGTAGGTTCTAAATTAAAAATTTATCCTAATTATGGATGGAGTTCTAAAGATTCCTCATCACATTGTACAGCAACTTTAGGAGGTATCTCAATGATAACTCTAAAAAATGGAAGTAGTTATAATATATAATATGAATATTACTATTAAACCTTTTTTATATCAATTAAGTAACAAAGGTTATATGGCATGGGAGTATAATCCATTCCATAATTTTAGAATTACTGATACTAAAACTACTAATAATAATAAAGTATTAATATATAATATAAAAAATCAGTATAATATTAGTATTAATACATTAAAGTTTAAATTAGTAAGAGCTAGTAGCCAAATAGTTTATGATTTAAACTTTCATACCGATGAAGATTTAAAATGTTAGAGTATGTCGAGCACTTCTCAAATGCATATAATAGAATCTGTTCCATGTATGAAATATACCTATTGTTATTTAGATGACACAGGAAATATAAATGAATAGATATATATTACTGAAGAAGTATTTTTTAATATAGATACTTGTTAGTATTCATTTCCTAATAGATATATTTTTAATTCTGATTCTTATATAAGATTAAATGCTTCTTAGGTGAAGCCTACTAATGTTAATTCTATAAGTGATTTATATAATTGTAAATTCAATATAAATGATCAACATAAAGTAGATTCTAATATTTTATATACTTAGATAGATTCAGAAGAATCTAGTAATGTAGAAGCTGGAAGTATTGTAGACTTAGACACTCCTTTATTAAATTTTGACTTAGAACATCCAGTTACTATGGATATATAGCCATCTTATGATGGTACTGTTAATGTTATTTTTAATGATAATAAAAATGTTCCAAGATTAATTAATTCTAGATTTTCTACTACAGAATTAAATACTTACGAATTAGTTGATAGAGTAGGAGATAATGATACTAATATTTATGATTAGGATTCTTTTGATTTAGATTCTTCACTATATAAACGAATAAATAGTATTCCTACAGTTAAATTTATAGGAGTAAATTCTTCAGGATAGTTAAAAGTTGGAAATTATAACTTTTATTTTAAATATTCTGATGCGGATGGTAATGAGACTGACTTTGTTGCTGATTCTGGAGTAGTAGCAATATTTAAAGGTAATGATTGTGACCCATTCTCTATTGATGGAGGAATTAGTGATGAAAATGCTTTTAAAGCAGTATCATTTTAGTTAAATAATATAGATTATAGTTATAATTATATAACAGTTTACTATACTAGAAATACTGGAGATAGTTATCAAACTAGAAGTACTAAAGCTTATAAGATAAATGATAAATATATAGTTAAACATTAGATTTGTACTATTAATGTAACTGGATTAGAAGATTCTACAGAAATACCTATTTCAGAAATTAATAATTAGTTTTTCTAGGCTAATAAAGCTAAAACTAGTGTCCAATGTTAGAATAGATTATTTTTAGGTAATGTAGCTAAACCTGATATTCCATATAAAGATTTAACAGATTTAAGTTTACGAATGCTTCCTATATTAAATAGTGCGGACTCAAAAAATACTATAGGTCAAGTAGAATATAATTATATAGATGATAGTAGTCTTATTAATAGTTATGAATATTATAACACTAAAAATATATATTATAATGTAGGCTATTGGAACAATGAAATATATAGACTTGGAGTAGTATATATAATGTCAGATAATTCTTTATCTGAGGTATTTAATATTAGAGGAGGTAATAATATTAAAAATATTACTGATTACACTATTGATAATTCTGAGATAAATCCTGAAATATTATATAATGATAATGGTGACAGACAATATATAACCATTGATGAAGATACAAATTGTATACATGGAGGTAAATCTTTAGAAAATTCTAAAGGAGTAGTACGATTTATGAAAAATACTGATAATAGTGAATATATTAATTATATCCAAGTATTAGTACCTACAGTAGTACTTAAATACCTTAAAGATACTTACGATATTAAAGGATTATTTTTTGTAAGATAGAAAAGAAATCCAACACTACTTGCTCAAGCTTTTACTATGTCTTATGATGCAGAAGCTTAGTGTCCTGCTATTTATTGTAGAGGCATAAATTATATTGAGTCATTTTTAACTTAGAGACCAGTAGAAACTACTAATAAAAAAGATATAGTTACTACAATAAATAGGTATTTAGAATCTAAATAGGCTGGTAAACTAGTGCATGATTATGATAAACATTTGTGTGTATTAAAAAATACTAGAAGAGATGGAGATGTTATAACTGCTATATGTCCCGAATTCATGATTAACTAGTCTCGTTATAACGCATTATTTACTGGAACAGATTATGTTATTGAATCTGTAGGTAAATATGGAGGATTAGAATGGCAAGATAATAATCATAGAATGTATAATGCTATTGGTGGAAATACTATAAATTATAAAGGTAAAGCTAAAATTATATCAGTAACTGATGATACTCCGTCAGTAGCTATAGGTAATACCATTTTTAGAAGTAAATTGGGGAATGATGAGGAAGCTTATTAGTTTAGATATATTGAAACTAATAATAGATCTAAAAGTGATGCTTATAATTTAGTTAGAGGAATTTACTCTCCTTATTTAGGAATTGTATCTAAAGGTAATATATCTTATAATTCAATAATAAATATTTATATTCCTGGGTATTCTGAATCCTAGATGACTAATTATTTCGCTATACGTTATGATGATAATACTGCTTATTACTCCATAGGAGATAGAATTGATATAAACACTGCTATACATGATTGGAAGTATTTAGATAGTAATAAATCTTATTAGTATACTACTTTAGCCAGAGGAGATTGCTATTTATGTACGTTTACACATAGATTAAATCGTAATTTTGCCGATTCTTCTAATCCTTATAATGATGAAATATTAGATGAAGATACTTGGAGAAATAATTATGATGCCAATAATTCTGAAAAATTATAGAGAATAAATAGAGGAGATGTAAATGCTGTGTAGTTAGGTAGCTGGATTACCTTTAAATTAAGAAGTTCTACTAACTTATCAATACGTTCTATTGATGAGAGTAATATTAATGAAAAAGGTATATTTGGTAGACCTAGAGCTTGGTATCCGTATTAGTAGGATTTAATTTCTGGTAATAATAAAATACCAGAATCTTATTTATATAATGATGGTTTAAGAAGTACTTTAAATGAGAAATATTATTTTAATGTTCCTGAAGTACCATATATAAAAAATATTTATTAGAATCGTATTATATATTCTGATATATCCATAAATGATGCTTACAGAAATGGGTATAGAGTATTTAAATCTACTAATTATGTAGACTACACTAAAGAATATGGTTCTATTATAAAATTAGTACCTATGGGATCTAGTCTTATATGTGTATTTGAACATGGTGTAGTACTTTTACCAGTAAATGAACGAATACAAACTGGAGAAGGAAATGGAGGAGCAATTTTTATTAATACTAAAAATGTTCTTCCTGAAAATCCGTAGATAGTACTTTCAGATATGATAGGTTCTCAGTGGGCTGAGAGCGTCGTGAAGACTCCATATGCAGTATATGGGGTAGATACTGTAGCTAAGAAAATTTGGAGGACTGATGGAAAGAATTTAGAAACAATTTCTGATTTTAAAGTAAACAAATTTTTAGTAGATAATTTATTATTATCTGAACGAGAGACAACTCCTATTATAGGAATTAGAAATGTGAAAACTCATTATAATGCTAATAAAAATGATGTAATGTTTACTTTCTATGATTAGAAATATGGATTTGAAGATAAAGCTTGGAATTTATGTTATAATGAAATTACAAAATCATTTATAACATTTTATTCATGGTTACCGTCTTATTCTGCCAATATAGATAATATTTTCTTTACCTTTGATAGAAGTGTATCTAAATATATAGCAAAATTAGGATTAAATGATATGATGAGTAATAGCAAAAGTGGTTTAGTTGTTAGTGCTAACATCCTACCAGTTAATTCTTTAGGAAAAAATACTAATGTATTAATGTCTATAAAAGGTATATATGATAGATATATACCAGAAAATATAGGTTAGACAAAAGTTACTTTGGAAATTTTACCTGGATTAAATCATTCTGAGAAGTATGTGTAGTTTTAGTATTTTACTCAAGAAGGAGGCTCTACAGTAAGTAAATCATCTATGGTATTACCAAATATAAATATTGATTCTAGTGGTAATATTGAAGAAGGTAAAGCTTATATAGAAGTTAAAATATCTAATATACTAGCAGAATGGAATAAACGATAGTCAGAGGAAGAGAAAAATAACGTATCAACGGATAGACGAGAATATTTAGTTCCTTAGGATATTTCTTAGGCTGGACTAAGTAGCTATTATAAAATATATAAAATCTTAAATGATAAATTATTAGCTATTAATATAAGAGCTACTTTAGGTACTGAAGAATCAGGTTCTGCAAGTACTTTTAATAAACCTACTTTAATTAATAGTGGTTATTATGATTTTACCTTATACTTTACATTCTCAGAATTTTTCTATAATAAATAGAATACAGAAGTTACTAAAAAACTTCCAGCATTTTTAACTAATTTTTGGAAACATGGATAGGCAGGTATAATAGATACTCAAGAACATATCAAACCTTGTTATTGGTATAATAAATAGCATCCATTTGAATTTGAATTTGTTGTAAAAGATAACTCTATAAAATAGAAAATTTGGGATAACTTACAGATTATATCTAATAAAGCTGAGCCTGAATCTTTTCATTTTGAAATTAATGGAGACAGTTATGAGTTTAGTAAAGATAAACCTAATATGTGGTATAGATAGGAATTAACTAAAAATACTTATCAAAAATTAGGTTCAGATATTACTTATGACCATTTATATAATGATTCTAAAAGAGGAGTAACTCCTTAGTAGTATTCTAAATCTACTATATTCCCATTATATTATAATAGATTAGATTCTGTTAATGAAATAGAAGATTATTATTATTCTATGCGTTCTCCTTCAGATAGGGATTATTCTAGACTTTCAGGTTCTGAAATAGTTAGATATGAGGATTTGAATTAGTATAATATTGCTACTCATATTAAGAACTTATCTATTCCTAAACATGGAATAATAAAAGGAAATTCTTATTATTAGGAAGATGAATGGTATATTTAGATACCTTCTATTAATATTGCTCAAAAGAATGAAGCTACTTGGAAAGATGGTAAACCACCTATTGTATTAAATTGGATTCCTAACGATTTGGATAAAACTGAAATTAGTGATGAAGATTTACCTAATACTTATAACTTAGGAAATGTAGATACTACAGGATGGACTTATCGTTAGTAGATTCCTATGAAAGATAAATATATAAAAATAAAGATAAGATATACAGGAAATGACTTAGCTATCATTACTGGAATATTAACAACATATAGACTAAGTTATGTATAAAAAAATTAAAAAATTTGAATTAGGGGGAGGCACTGGACAGTCTCTTCCTAATCCTAATTCTTCTTTTAGTCCTAATCTTGCATCTATTACAGCTTAGCAGAATTTATAGTTTAGTACTCCTGATTTAGCAACTATTGGTTCTAATGCTTTTTCTTATTAGAATAATAGTTTAACTAGTTATAGTACTATTCCACAAACTATAACATCTGAATCTGGATTCACTAGACCTGATATGACTAAAATGAATCTTCAATAGATGAAAGCTTCCACAACCCCATCATTTGGATAGAAATTAGGATCTAATATATAGAATTATGCAGCTTCCTATGCTATTAATAAATTAGGAGATTCAGTTGGTTTAAATAGTGCTATTAACGGCTTAACTAGTGGACTTATTAATTCTAATGGAGTTGCTACTAGAATGGTTGGTGGTGCAGCTAATGCTACCTTAAAAGGAATCGCTAGTGGAGCTATTAAAGGAGCAGCATAGGCTGCTGGAAAATCTGTAACTACAGCTGCTATAGGTTCAGGATTAAAAGCTGGAGCTAAGGGAGCTTTGTCTTCTATGGGAAGTGCATCTGGTATTGTAGGATTAGCTAATGCTGGTATCCAAGTTGCCTTTGGCAATTAGAGAAAAGCAGGTTGGGAAAATACAGTAAATATGTTAGGAGGTATGGCTTCTATGATTCCTGGAGTAGGATGGGGATTAGGTGCAAGTTTAGCTGCCTTTAATCTTATTGGAGGTCTCACAGGAAAGAAAACTATAGCTGCTACTGGTAAAGACTGGCAATCTAGACAAGCTCAAAACTCTGTAGCAGGAGGTTATAGTGGAGCAATGGAAGATATTACAGACGCTGAATCTAGAGAAGGTTCTTATAGTGGATGGAATTCAGGTGCTAGAAGAAGAGCTAATAGACTTATTGCAAAAACTAATGATTGGAAAGATACTATGTGGGATTGGGCTTAGAGAAATGATTTAAATGATATTAGAAGTAATCAAATGAATTCTATTAATAATAATTAGTACTAGACTAATATAAGTGGAGGCTATGATTTATCTAACTCAGGCAGAATGTTAGTCGCTAAAGAAGGAACTAAATTATTTGATTCTTATAAGTCTATAAAAGAATACACTAAAAGAATAAAATCAGCAAAACAAGGTTCTAAATTAGTAAAAGAAGAACCTAAAGTAGAAGAGCCTATTATAGATAAAGAATTAGAAAGATATTATGATGATCCATTATTCTCTACCAAATCTAAATATAATGATGATTTTCATTAGGGAGGAAGTTGGTCTGAAGATGGTAAAACATTTACTCCTTCTGAATTTTCTTTATTTAATTTTACATAGGAATAGATTGCTGAAGCATTATCTAAAGAATTTCCAGAAGCTTCTTTAAATATTACAGATGAGGTAAGAGCATTTAAAGAAGGAGGAAAAGTTAATTCTAGAGATATGAATGTTATTCCTGAGGGAGCTTTGCATGCTAGATTAAATCATATGGATAATAAAGATTTTACTAAAAAGGGTATTCCAGTTGTTGCTAAAGATGGTGATAAGTTAGAATAGACCGCAGAGATAGAAAGAAACGAGATAATTTTTAATTTATCAGTGACTAATAAACTAGAAGAGCTAATGAAAGATGGTTCTGCAAAAGCTGCATTAGAAGCAGGTAAATTATTAGTTGAAGAAATTCTTCATAACACTATAGATAACACTGGACTAATAAAGGAGGTAGAATAATGGCAGAAATAAATAATAAAGAATCTAACTTAGTAGATATTACTATAGGAGATAAAAAATATAAAGTAGAAATTGCTGATACTCCTGAAAAATAGGAAAAAGGTTTAATGGGTCGTGAATCTTTACCTGAAGATTAGGGAATGTTATTTATATATGATGAACCTCAAGATTTATCTTACTGGATGAAGAATACTCTCATTTCATTAGATATAATTTTTATAGACGATGATATGGAAGTAGTATCAGTTAAATAGGGACAGCCAATGTCCGAAGAGCCTATTACTGAGAATGACGTCCAATATGTTCTTGAAGTAAATAGTAATTCAGGTATTGAAGAAGGAGATTAGCTAGTAATAGAAGATTCTGATGATAAAGAATATTCTATGCATGTTCTTTTTCCTGATGGATCCACTCAAATGAATTTAAAAGGAGGAGAACGTATTGTAAGTAGAAGAGAAACTAAAATTCTTATAAAGAAGGCTAAAAAAGCAGAAGCGTCTAAGACTGATGGAGCCTATCGAGCACTTGGTCGATACATCTTTAAAGTTTTAAAACGTCAAGATTCTAGAGAACCTGAATATGTGGATAGCCCAAAAGATAAAGATAACACTGATGAATAATTTAACGTTATAATTATATAATAATAGTTTTAGTTATTATTATTTTGTACGAATAAAACTGTGTATATAATTATAAAAATGAAGTTTAATCAATAATTAATTATGGAATATAAGTTTATTAATAAATTTTAGGAAGGTGGAGCAATGCCTCCACAAGGTGCACCTCAAGGTGCAGAACAAGGTGCTCCAGAGGAATAGGGTGCTGGTGCAGAACAAGATCCAATGGCTATGTTGTTGCAAGCAGCAGCTTAGGCTTTGTAGAATCAAGATTGTAATATGGCTATGCAAGTGTGTCAGGCTTTGGTACAGATGGCTCAACAAGGTCAAGGTGGTGCTCCAGAAGAAGCAGGTCAGCCAGTATACCGTAAGGGAGGAAGACTTGTACGCAGAATTAAGAAATAATTTAATGTAAAAAATTAATAGGGGAGCATCTTTTGGTGTTCCCCTTTTTTAATTTATGGCAGAAAAGAATATAAAAATTTCGGGAATAGGTGATGTAACTCGCGCAGATTTTGTTAGAGCAATTACTGACCCAGATAAATTTAAAGAATTTGCTGACTAGTAGGGATGGGGTAATAAACGTCGTTAGTTAGCTTGGAATTCTTTACATAACTATGCTCAAGGAGTATAGAATGGTGAAATAAATGAGATAAACGATATGCACTAGATAGTTGATGATACTGGCGCTAGAACTAATAAACAAGAAAAATATAATTGGATAGGAAGTAAGTTTGATGCTAATGGTGCAACTGCTGCTTTTATGAATTAGATAGCTAAAGGTATGCAAACTGCTTCTAAACCTGCTGATAAGTCCTTAAAGAGTATACCTAGTGTTACTTCATATTTAAATCAATAGTGGTTTGGTAGTGATAATCCTGATTGGGAATTATTTTAGAAAAATGATATTTTGACAAATGGAGTATATGGCATTGCCAATAGAACCGCTAAAATAAAAGAAGGATTAACTAAATATAAAAATGAATTAACTACTAATGGCGCTTAGTATAATTGGGATGGAGTTGATAAAGATGCTCTTTATAAAAATCTCGATGCTGCTATAGCTTCTTCTAATGTAGCTACTTATGCTCCATTAGGTATTACTTCTGATTATATTAATAATGCTTTAGCTACTAAAGATTTAAGTACTATTTATGGACAATCTTCTGAAGATACTCAAACTCCTACTAGCTAGAATTCAAATTCTGAAGAACTGACTGATGAGTAGTTATTATCTTTAGAAAGTAATAAGGATTTAGCCGATTTAACAGCAGCTAATCCAACTAAAAAAGCTGAATATATAGCACAAGCTAGGGAGCGTCTAGCTAGCCAAATTGCTTTAAAAAAGTAGGAAGCTCGAAAAAATACTAGAGATTATCAAGATAAAATAGCAGTATAGAAACAGCAATAGTATAATTAGGAAATGCTTAACTGGTATAATTCATAGACATTTAAACCTGAATATACTGCACAATTAGGAAGTTCTTATGTCAGAGATCCAGGAGGAGGAGCTGGTAGTGATTATTTAGATAGCTTAAATTTTAGTGATAAAGATTTTGAATTAAATAGTCCTAAAACTATTTCTGCAATAGTTACCTCCACTAAATTTAAAAAACCTGAGATACGTACTGTTAAAACTAATCTTGGAAATTAGACTATAACATTAAATAACAAATTAGATGTATTAGCTTATATGTTATAGTATAATGCTAAACATAATCCTAATTTTAAACGTTACTTTACAGATGTATCAAGTGCTGCAGGTAAATCAGCAGGTTCTATATATAGAATAAATGCTCTTAAAGGAACAGATGGGTCTTATGTTTATATAAGAAAGAATGGTAATAATTACGAATTTTATCGTTCTAAACCTATGAATATCTTATATAAAGAACATTTAGCTAGAAAGCATAAATTAGGAGGTATTATTACTAAATTTTAGCAAGGAGGCGTAGCTGCATATAAGGCTATACTTAAATAGCGATAGTAGCAAATCTAGAAAGCTAAGGAATAGCAAATTCAATCTTAGCCACAACAAGTTCCTTTTGGCAGATCTTCAGTAAAAAGTATGGGTAAAAATACTAATACTCTTACTACTGCTGATAAAGTAGCTGTTATAGCAGCAGCTACAGATTTTTTAGCTTCTTTTACTGCTAATCCTATAGCTAATGGTACTGGAACTATCTTAACTACAGGAGCTGATCTGGCTAGTGATATTAGTCATGGAGCATCCCTTGGACAAGCTGCTGGAAATGCTGCTATAAATTTAGGAATGGGCTTAATAGGATTTATTCCTGGATTAGGAACTGCTACTAAAGCTAAAAAATTAAAGAAAATATTATAGGTTTCTTCAGGGGCTATTCAATCTTATTTTATTGCTAATAACTTTAGAGAAGGAATTAAATCTTTAGATAAACTACGAGATGGGTCTGCTACAATACAAGATTATAAAAATCTTATTTATGGATTGTAGGGAGCTAAGGGTGCTGTTAGTTCTATGACAAATACAATTAAACGTAGAGGAGCAGCTAAAGCAATAAAAGAATTACCTGATAAATTTAATGCAGGAGAAGCTAGATATACTTTTAAAAGTAATGGAAAAGAAACTCAAAGATTAACTCAAGCTCAAGTAAAAGAACTTTAGGAAAAAGGTTCTGAAGGAGTTTCTGATGAAATTAAATAGTTACTTAATGGGGTAGTTGTAAAACCTCCTAAAACAATAGAAACTAAATTAGGAAGTATTACTTGGACTAAGAAATAGAAACCTATTGAATATCAATATAAACCTAAAGGGGAAATATAGAAATTACTAGATGATTTATAGATATAGTCATAGAAATCTAGTATGATAAATCCTGGTAGATATGACTATTTATCTATGACTTCTGAACATAATTGGTCTTTACCTAATATATCTATAGGTCTTGGTAAAAATAGTGTTAAAGAGGTAATTAAAAGAGGTAAACATTTAGATGGAGGAATACCATATGACTATGAATTCTTAAAATCTGTTCATGCTTTTAAACAAGGTGGTATTATTAAAGCTAAAGGAGGTGTAAAATTAAATAATATATGGGCAGGTAAAAATTAGGATTTCGGATATAATACTTATTTAAATAAAATATATCAGGATAATGATATGTTATCTTGGATGAGAACTCATTATGTAGGAGATAATGCTACTAAATAGTATGCAGATTATGTAATGACAAATGTAAATGGGCGTAGTAAGTATCATATAAATGATTTTAATAATAATCCCACATATGTTGCTAATAATAATATTAGTACTTTTAATACTGAGTTTCAAAATAATGGCAATACTTCAAATTATATTTTATTTGGAAATAATACCAAAGATTATACTGATAAAAAAGGAGTTGCATATAAGTTAATTAATTTTACTAGACCTAATAAAGCTTTAGCTACAGGCGATAGTTATAATGTAGACCCAAGTAAAGCTTATATAGATAATGCTTTAGGTTTATAGACTTATTCTCGTGTAGCATCTTTAACTGATTCAGGTATAAAAGCTGGAGGTTTTGGAGATTGGGGAAAATATTGGAAAGAACAAGGTAATACTGGAGCTTATTATTATATAGCACCAGGTGATACTTCTGGTAAAGGTCAATGGATTCCTACAAAGGATAAAACTTTAAATGGTTATCAAGATTTTGAAGCTACTCCACAAGAAACTCCTAAAAAGGATGGTTCAGTAACTAATCCTGATATTGGTAAGAAATCAATATTTGATAAGGGTAAAGAATACTTAGCTAAATTAACAAGTAATCCAGGTAATCTTTATAACGCAGTTGAGACTGGTAAATATTTATTAGCTAATAAAGCTACTAATGATATATTCAAAATAAAAGCTCCAAATTATGTTATTTCTCCTAAGCATACTAGTTATCAAGTAATGGATAATTTAGCTTAGTAGAATGCTTACCATAATAAAGCTGCTGAGACAATGAATTAGACTTCTAGACCACTTACTTCTAGTGGTTAGTTATAGACTGCTGCTTAGCAAGAAAGTATGAATAATGCTAATAAATTATATTTACAAGGTAACGTAGAAAGAAATACTTGGTTAGAAGGATAGAAATAGTAGTCTTATAAAGCAGGACTTTATAATATGGAAAATGCTGTTGATACCGCTAATGCTAATGCTTAGTAGGCATATAAAACTAGAATGCTTAATGAATATTAGGATCCTAGGGATAGGGCTAGAGCATTAGCTACTAATAGACAAAATTGGATTAATGCCTTAGAGAAATTTAATGTTATGGATCCATATGTTGAGAGAAAGAATGCTTAGTAGCAATATGGTTTAGCTAAAGCTTAGTGGGATTATCAAAATGATTCCAAAGTTTTGTTAGCTCAACAAAAATATTAGTAGTTATTACGTTAGCATTAGAATGACTTAAACTTCAATGCATATGATACTCCAGAATATAAGGCTTTAGTTGAGGCATAGAAGGAGGCTGGAGCAAAATATTATAACAATATGTATTAGGTATATGGTATTAGCAATCCTGGATTTAAATACTCAACACCACTTTTTTAGAAAAAAGGAGGTAAATTTGAAGATATATCAAAGTTTAATACCAAAGAATTTTATAATACTATAAGACATAGTATTAATACTGCTACTAAATAGAGCGTAGATTTAAGTAAACTCATTAATACTTTATTTAAAAAGAGTAATAAGAAATGAATTTAAAAATACAAAAATTTGCAGAAGGAGGAACATCCTCCTCTGCATTTTTTTATTAGCCTTTAGCTATGGCTACAACTGGAGTAGAAGCTGAATCAGATACTGCTAAGTTAATAAAAACTATGGTTGCTGCTAATAAAAAATCATCTAGTGATGAGGATAAAGGAAAGATAACAGATAAAGATTTCTTAGGATTATTAAAAGATATAAATGGTCTTCCTAGTGACATCTTAAAACTATATATACAAGCTCAGAACTTTTGGGCTGACCCAACAAATACAGGAGATACTAATTATTCAAATTTTGCTTAGCTATTAACTAGAATATCTTTACAGGCTAAAATAGCTAAGTTTAATAAAGAAGTTTGGGATAAATCTAGAGATACTATGTTTGCCAATCATTCAGAAAATGAGATGGCTATTACTGATTAGGGAGGAGTTGTAATACAAACTAGTGACGGAGGAATAGATACTATTTCTGTTGAGAAATGGAAACAAAATCCTTATGCTTACAAAACTCTTACCAATGCAGATATAATGGAACTAAGAGCTTAGAAATTACCAGGAGATAACTCTATTCTCAATATAGTAAATGGTAGCACTAGTGTAGAAGCTATTACTAATAAACTATAGAAAATATTAAGTAATGCTCAATCTAGCAGTGTTTCTTCATATATTAGTACTGACGGTTTTAATACTAAATCTGGATTAACAGTACTTAAAGGATTATTATAGAGAGGATTAGATCCTACTACATTAACTATGTCAGGAGTATATAAATATACTACTAAAGAAAACGCTGATTAGGTAGCTAATTTATTACAATATGCTTGGACATCTTTAACTACTAAAGAGTAGACTTTATTAACAGCTAGAGCAGGAAAAAATAAAAAAGGAGTAGATTAGCTATTAAAATTATTAGCTGTTGGTAATACTTCATTTGATACCAGTATGGAATATTAGGATTAGTTAAATCCTGATGGTACTAAAAAAGATACTAAAACTGAAAAAAGTAATAGTAATTCTGGATCTCAAGAAGGAGATTGGGAAGAGAAAGCAGAAGCTAATCCTGCATTTATGATATAGAATGGTATTGGAGGATAGGACAGTACATATCAATTTATGCCAGACTCCTCTAGTGCTAAGATGACTTTATATGGTTAGAAATATGGAGATATTAAAGATGTTTAGGATAAAAAAACTATATAGAGTACTAGTTTAGCAGATATGCTTAGTAGATCAGGACTTTAGGGAATAAGTGATACTAGAGCTATTTATTTTGGAGATAAAAGAATTGATGATCCTGATAAACTTAAAGATATAGTTTACTTAAATTAGGGAGGTATGAGAGTAAATCTGCCAGCTAAATTAGATAATTATGGTAATAAAGTTCCTGATTTTGAATTAATTCCTAAATATGAGTAGGCTATGAAGGAAATCAAAAATATTTAGACTACAGACCCAAAAGCTTATCTTATTAGAGAAGCATAGATTCTTAAAAAGTATGGACTAAGTGATTTAGTTGATTCTAAAGGATTCCCTAATAAAGACAGATTTGGAGCTTTCTTAGTAGTTAATGGACAAGCATCTTCTGATGCTGTTGGAAATCCTACATTAGCTACTACTGTAGGTAATATGGACTCAGATTTTGAGAATATGTCAAAAATACTATATCCTGATGGTAAAGGCGGCGCTTCATAGAAAATTAGTGGTTCATCTATGGCACCATTTGGATGGTTTAATAGTAATATTTATAAAGCCCCTGTTTATATTCCGTTAGATAATAACCCTGTATCTACTATGATATTAACTGGTAAAGTAACTCCTAATATGCTTAGTGCTATGGAAGGTTTATATAGAGCATAGAATGTTCCTATTAATAATACAAGCTCTAATGTTTTAAATAATTAATTATGTTAAATAACGATTGGATAGTTGCCAATATAAATAATCCCGATTATAGTACAGAAATGTTTAAAATGAAAGGGATAGATACTGATAATACTTAGATGTTAAAAGAAGAAAGTTATCTTAAATCTAATTTTATCATAAATAATCCAGCATTTGCTGATAACAATGGTAATTTTAATAAAGATAAATTTCATAATTATTATCAACAGCAAGCTACTAAATGGGGAGAATTACAGAAAGATAAATCTGTACATACTGTCTACGATATGTTTGATGTAAGATAGGCTCCTGGAGATTAGATATATAATCCATTTACTGGTACTACCTAGGGAATGAAACCTGATAAATAGAATCCTTTAGGATCATTTATTAAACTTACATCTAACCCAACTAACTAGGGTATTGGTATTAGTGGTTTTTAGGAAATAAGTAAATAGAGTAAAAGTACTAGAGAAATTGCTCAAGGTTAGAACATATTTGACTCATCTACTGGAAAATTTTTAAACGAAACACCTGATAGTATATCTTTATTTTCTAACCCTATTAAATATATTAAACAAATATTTAGTGACCCATTAGTACTGGCTACTTATGATTCTGACGGAACGCATATTGACCCTATTTCAGGTACAAAGTTAGAACATTCTAAGGGAGAATTAAAACTAAATTCTAATGGTAAACCTTATTATGAAACTTTAAATGGTAGAAATCCTGCTACTAAACAAGTTTTATCAATGGGAGATATAGTAACCTCAGAAGCATCTTCTTTAAATAAATATGATTTTATTGATTCTGATGATATGGATAAAAGTGTAAAAGGTACTATTTTAAAAAATGTAGCTTCTGTATTACCTTTAGCTGTTCCATATATTGGAGAAGCTTATAGTGCAGGTTTAGTAGTAAGGGAACTAGCTAAAACTACTCCTATGTTATATGGTATGATAAAGTCCTTATTCTCAGATAAACCAGCTAATAGTTAGTTTCTTAACTCTTTACAAGGTAGAGCTACTGCTATGTCAGGAAGTGTTTCTGATGCCGGATAGAGTGCTATATGGACTTGGGAAGGAGTATTTAATATGATGGGGGATGTAGCTACACAATGGGGATAGCAAAAAGCTGTAGCTAATTGGACTAAAAAATTAATAACTGGAAAATAGGATTTAAGTAAAGTAGCTGAAGAAGAAGCTAAGGCTTTATATGAATCTAAATTATAGAGCATACTAAATAATGCTAATACTGCTGAAGATAAATATAAAGCATTATCATTATATGGAATGGAAGAAGGTTAGATAGCTAAAATACTAGAATAGGAAGGTAAAGCAGTTGGAGATGCTTGGAAACAGACATCTATAGGTTCTGCTGCTTTACGAAAAACCTTTGACGTATATAAACCTAGAATAGAAAAATTAAATAGATTAGGTGCTAATGCTTCATTAGCTTATATGGCATTAGTTTCTAATACTGATGTATATCAAAGTATGTTAGATTCAGGAGCTACTCCTAGAGAAGCTGCCGCAGTAGCTTTAGGATCTACTTTAGGTATGTACACTGTAGATAGACTAGGTATTGGAGAAATGTTCTTTGATGAATTAGCTAAAAATGATATGCGCCAAATAAGAACTGCTTTACTTGGTGAAAAAGAAAATTGGGCTAAAGCTTTAGGAATTTCTACTAAAAATATTCCAGAAAATACTAATAAGTTTAAAAAACTTATATTATCTGGAAGAAATAAAATGGTTAAAGCTTTATAGGATTATGCTGATGATATAAAATATCATACTACTGGTGCAGTAGGTAAAGCTATAGGAGAAGGTCTTGAAGAAGTTTCTGAAGAATTTGTAACCGATATGTCTAAAGCTACTTATGAAATGCTTCATAACTTTGGAATAACTACACAAGCTAATGTTGGTGCTTTTAATTATGATCAAAATCTTAATGGAGAAGGAAAAGGCGGATATAATATAGCTCAATTACTCTCTAGATATGGAATGAACTTTATTGGAGGTACTCTTGGTGGAGGTATGTTCTATGGAGTAGGTGTTCTATAGGGTAAAAATTTCCATATAAATAAAGACTCTGGTAATATGTTATATTTAACTAGAGAAGGTAAGGCTGAAGATATGGTCAATACTATAGAACAAATGCGCAAGAAAGGACAGTTTGGTAGTACTACTATATCAGCAACTAATGCTACTACAGATAGTGATGGCTAGTAGGTTAATATCACTGTGGATGGAGATTTATCAATAAATGATTATATTGCTAAAAGACTTACTAATTAGATTCGTTCTTACCAAACTATTATGGATGATAATAATTTAAATAAATCTGATGAAGACTTATTTAATCAAATGATAATGTAGGATAAAATTTTTAGAAATCTACAAGGATATTTACAAGAAGAATCTTATATTACACGTTACCAACAGACTTGGTAGAAGTTAGCACAACAAGTAGTTATAGCTCAAAAAGGTTTAGAAGTAGCTGCATCAGCTAAAAATGGAGAAATTCCAAAAGAATTAATTCCTGAATTAGCTACTGCTAGTAGCTCTAAAGAATTAATCGATAAGTTAGGAGAAGCACGTTTATTAGACTCTACAGAACGTCATAATAGTGGAGAAGAAGCTAAGCGTAATTAGAATGTAGCAGCTTGGCAAGATTATTTAAATAATAAAAAATAGGAATTATTAAATTTTGAATCTCCTGAAAATTCATCATATTATACTGAAATGTTAATGTTTGGTATAGATCCTATTATATCTTCTACTTTTGGAACTTATGATTTTAATTCTTGGTTATATAATACTTAGCATGGATTAACTGTAGACAAATTAACTTAGCCAGAAATAGAACAATATAAAGCTGATTATTAGACTTATTAGGCTAATGCATAGCCTCTTGATTTATAGGAATCTTTTAAATTATTTAAAGATTGGCAATAGAAAATCGATCCTTATTTATAGTAGATGGCATAGTAGTCTTAGTATTATGATAGTTATTAGAGAGAAGTCTAGGAATTATTTAAAGATGGAATAGATTGGTATCAAAATGCTAATCACCCAGAAAATAAGTAGTGGTATGAATCTGATGAAGAATATGCTAAATCAAAATAGCAAGAAGGAGAATCTGCTTAGGATTATAAAATACGACAAGAACAAAGAAGACAAGAAATAAACACAAAAGTTGAACAAAAATTATAGGATTTAGTTAATTTTGTAAATACTTATATATTAGATCCAATTACTTCTAGATAGATTAAAACTATGTTAGCTTCTAGAATTAAGGATATTAGAAAGAACATAGTATTAAATAATTTTTCAATATAGCAAGATAATTTAATAAAAGAATTAGCGGGAGATTCTTTAAAAGATTATAAAGGTAATGATATAGAATCTCTTAGAACTGAAATTATTGGTACTAAAGAAAAACCAGGAAAAATTGATTAGTATTTTGGTAAATTATATGGATAGTTCATTCATCCTGATTATGAATATAATGAGGATTTAAATGTAATGATACCATTTACTTCTTTATTTAACACTAATACAGATAGTTTTAGTAATATAATAGTAACTGATTTATTAAATTAGAAAATTATAAATGAAGATGCTTTACCTGAATTTGATGGTACTAAAATAGAGAAAATATAGAATTTATTAAGATTGGCTTCTATAGGTTTAGATAATATTTATAGAGGACCAGATTCTCGTTATCAAGGTAAGTCTTATAAATATATATTAACAGAAGTATTTGGAAAAGATACTGTAGATAGAATTGAAAATTCTATAGAAAATTCTGAATATGTTGATCCTAATACCGATCAATAGTATAATTTACAATATATAAATCCTTATAAATATATAGCTAATGGAGAATAGATTACTGATGAATTAATTGAAAATTGGTTATAGGAAAATAAAGATGTTTCTAATAATTCTATACAATCTTTAATTAAATTATAGCCATTAATTACTAATAAAAATGATAATTTTGACGATGCTAGAAAATCAGTTAATGATAGTTACAAAGCTTTTGCTGAAGAAGTACTTGATAATGCTGAAAAAAGTATAAATAGTAACTTATTATATCAAACTTTAGCAGGATTAACAGAATTATTACCAAATCCTATAGTAGAATTAGCTAAGCATTTACCAGTATATAATGAAAATGTAGAATCAGTAATTTAGAAAATGTATCAACATTTTGAAGACGATGACGACATTAATACTTTTCAATTAACTGGACAAGAAATGCAATCTTTACAACAAGTATAGACTGTTTTAAATCTTGCTTCTACATATATGCGTGCAGCTTCTACAGATTAGGATTTAACTAATATTTATGGTCATAATAAAACTATAAATAGATTTAATCAAGAACATAAAATAAAAGCAAATCCTTTAGCTGAAATCGACGAAAATTATGCTAACATATATTAGATAGAAATAGGAAAATATTTAAATATGATAGATCCTAATAGCTATTCTTTACCTTTTATATCTAATATAAATTAGGGAAATATAATAGGATAGTTTGATTAGGCTAAAGAAAAATTTACTTAGACTAAAAAAGAATTTTTTAACTCAAATAGAAATAATTTTGAAGCATGCAAAGTAATTGCGTAAATCTATTAGAAAATTATTCAGAAGATATGGACTTAAAAGATATAGAAGCTTTATTATATGAAAATTATTATAAATATAAAGCTTAGGGATATGATGTAAACTCTATATTTGATTAGTTCATAGATAATATAAATAAATAGGAAACTACAAATCTAGATTAGACTGTTTCTTATACTACTTTTAATAATTATGATAAAATATCTTATTTGTTAGCTTCGTTAGGAGTAAAGTCTGATGATTATTTATCTTTTATAAAAGAAGAAGTAGATAAATATGATAATATAGTACCAATAGATGCTTAGCTATATTTAGCAAGAATAGGTATTGCCGCTATAAATAATCCTTCTTTAGTATCTTCTGTAATAAATAGGATAAAAAAGAAATCAGATATTAAAGTACCTATACTTGATAGATTATTATTTATTAGTGGTATTGGAGGTTCAGGTAAAACTTCAGTGGTAGCTAAGTATATAACTGATTATGCTAAAAATAAACATATAATAGTAGCAGGACCTACTGATACTTAGGTAACTGGATTAAATAAATCTTTAGGAGTTACTGACGGAATTAATGCTAAATAGTTATTATCTTTAGTTATAGATGATGCTAAATATGATAAATTAAATGGAAAATTTAATAACTTAAGTAGTACTGATAGTGTAGAATCTCTAATTAGTAATGCTGATGTTAAAAATCATGATTCTGGAATTTTAGTTATAGATGAGATAACTCATTTCAGTACTTTGGATTTAGCTTTAATAAATAAGTGGGCTAAAAAGAATGATATATTTATATTAGGTTTAGGAGACGATACTTAGTCTGGATATACTACTAATAAAATGATTGCTAATATAGACACTGACAATGCTTTTTGTTTAAGAACTCCTAGATTAGCTATATCATTACGTAATGGTAATATACAACAATCTTCTGATACAAAATTATTATATGGATTAACTTAGTAGGTAAGAACTTTAATAAATGATGTTATGCCTAAAGATAAATATGTTTAGGCTCGTAATGCTATTAAAAGTTATTCTCCTAGATATAGTTATTCTTCTGGAGAATTACATGGAACTATAATTACTGATTCTTTTGATCAGTGGGATATGATTCCATAGGATACTCCTAAAAAAATAGCCTATATTGGACCTAACGATATTACTAGTAAAATTCCTACAGCTATAAAATTTAATAGCATTAAAGAGTTACAGGGATAGGAATTTGATTATTTAATATATGAAGGAAATATTAAAGCTCAAACTAGGGAATATGATGATACGGCAGTAGGAGATTTATTAAACAGCTCTAGAGAATTATATACTTTAATAAGTCGAGGTATAAAGGGAGCAGTTATTATATCTCCTAATTCAGGATTTACTAGTACTGAAGAATTTTATACTGGAGACACTACAGATTTTTCTTAGTATGCTAATGATAGAAGAAATAGTTTAGTAGAAGAATTAAATAATTATACTTTTAATCTTTCAACTAATACAACTTCTACCAGTACTACAAATACTAGTACTAATAATTCTTCTTCTGTAGAAACTGTTACTTATTATAATATGGCAGACTTGGACGACATGGTTCAAGATTTGGATATTACTCCTACTGATAAAGAATCTTTAGATAAAGATAATAAGTAGGCTTCAAATTTTACTTTAGAATCTATAGAAAGTGCTCCTAATGAAAACAGTTTTGATAGATGTTATGGTAATTTTAGTTTATTAGGACTAAAAAGAAGTTCTAAAAAGGAATGGTTTTCTCCAGATATTGAATCTAAGGAATTATCTGATGTAGGAGTTATAGCAAGATTTAATAATGCTAGCCCAGTTATATCAGATGGTAAAGAAAAAGACCGTTTAGTAAGACAATTACTTACATTAAAATATGCTTTAATGTAGGTAAGAAGAACTGATAATAATGAAAGATGGGATGGAAGAACTTTCTTAGAAAATCATAAAGATTTAAAAAAATATTTTAATGATTCTTCAGAAACTTTTGAAAATTTAAAATATTATATAACTTTAAGGAAGAAAAAAGATACAGATACCCTAGTAGGATTTTCTGATTTAAATAATGATGAAGTATCTTTTAGTTATAATGGAGAATAGATAGTAGCAGTTGTAGAAGCTAAGTGGTAGGCTATTGATCCTGATGGTAATACAGTAACTAATACTATTACGTTAGGAAGTTTACCTAACCCTGATATAAACGGAGCTTATTCTAAGTATGTTGAAGATCATAACGAATTATTACCAGCATATGATAATTATGTAAAATAGTTTAAAGCTATATATGATGAGGGAGGATAGAGAGAGATAAATGCTCCTAAAAATTTAATAACTTTATTAAAACATACTGATTCTTAGATTCCATTTTAGAAAGTTAGACCATAGCAAACATGGAGATGGGAACGTACTATTAATGGAGAAACTTTTAAGGGTACTACTGAAGGAACTTTAAGAGATGCCGATACTATAAATAAAGCCGCCTTAAAAGATAGAGGATATTTATCAGTTTCTGAACCTATTGTATATATGGGAGGAGCCAATAAACTAGAAGGAGTAAATCCTAAAATGGAAGGTCAAGTAATATATTTAGTATCTAGTTTACCTAATATGAGTACTGAGGAATTAGTCCAAATGTATTGCAGCAATAAATTAAATACTGATCCCGATAATCTTGATAGAATGAAAGTACGTATGATAGTACCTACTCATAGAGGATTATCTTTCTAGGATTTAACTAATTAGATATGGTAGGATATGTACACATTAAAAGCTACTGATACTGAGAGTGCTAATAAATATCCATAGGATTAGACCTAGTTAGGACTTAGAATGTATGCACATTTATGGAATACTAGAGCTAATTTAAAAAGAGTACTTAATGCTTTATAGGTTAATCCTAATGATGATTTACATATATATAATTAGTTTAGAAAATTAAATCCAGAAGGACTAGAAAATAAAAATCTTCGTTATTATATAGGATGGGATGAAAAAGCTAGAAATGATGCTTTTTTTAAATATACTAATGGTGTTTATAATTGGAATGACGATGCTCCAGTAGTAGAAACTTTTAAAGAAAATTTTATAAGAGAATAGAGAAAGCTAAAAGAATCTAATCCTAATAAATTAAAAAGCTATATATACGCTACTCCTGAATATATGAGACAAATGCTTAAAGTAGTAGAAGGAGCTTTAGCTCCATTTAAAGACTTTATTAATTTAAAATCTCTAAATGATGATGGCATTACTTCTGAATTTGATGAATTAAATTATATAACTTTTGATAAAGAAGGTAGAACTAATGATATTCGTAAATTATTTATGCATTCCTTAAGAGATTACTAGGAAAATAATAGAAGATATTAGTTTGCATTTCCTACTTATAATACTGATGGAAACGAACGTACAGTATTGGTAGAATTAGATCAAGATGTAATTAAATCTCAACAACAATTAGCAGAAGCTAAAAATAATTAGTATAAACCTTGGAGTATATTTAAAATAGTTCCAATGATATTAACTAAAAATTATAGATTTGTATCAATGGCTATGTCTCCTCAAGGTAATAAACTTTGGAATAGAGATTCCAATAAATATAAATATAAATATACTGACTCTAAGGGTAAGTCTCAGATAAAAGTATTACCAATGTAGGACTTAATAAAAGCAGGTCAAGATATAGGTAGTATTACAGAATTTACTAATATTGTAGATTTAATATTCCATGGTACTACTAAAGTTCAAGATCCTAAAGTTTTTAGAGAATCTACTGCTCCATTTAGATGGGGTATATGGACATATCCTAGAGTAGATTATGAATAGGGATCAGAATTATTATATAAAAAGAGCTTGGCAGATAGAGGAACTGCTTATTTTAGAAAAGTAAGAAATACATCAGGAACTAATAATATAAATAGTTTATATATGTCAGATGCTATTCCTATTCCTTTAGCTGATATATCTTTAGAAAAACGTACTGATGTAACTACTAAAGAATAGCCTACAGCAGCTGTAATTTCAGAAGATACTGAAAAAATTAATAATATTAAAAATATTGGAGTAATTACTGGAAATTATTCTACTATTTAGGAGGCTATGACTGCCTATAACTTAAAATTATCTACAGAAGATAATACTTCACTTGGTAGTTATTCTTAGACGCCTCCATTAATATATTTAGAAGATGGTAATTTAAAATATATCCGTTATAATCCTGAAGCTATTATATAGGGTTTTGATTTTAAATCTGGAGAAACTAAAAATATTTTTAAAGATAAATATAATCAAAAAAATTATTATATTGTAAATAATGATGGTATAGTAGAAGAATATAAATTAAATTTCGATGATTCTAGTAAAAAGAAGAAACTTATAGAAGAAGCTATTAAGGATAAAAAAGTTTTAAGTAAAATATATGATGAATTATTAGATACAACGGCTTATGATGAAGTTGGTATGAATGATGAGTTCCAATTATCTAGAGATAATTTTATGAATTTATCTTCTTTAGAAGATATAAAAAGTAAAATTGAAGAAATATTAGGTGCTACATATACTGATGGTTTATAGCTAGAAGGAAAATATATAGATAATATTATAGATTATAAAAATTGTTCTATTAATTTAGTATAATAAATGGCTTGTAGAGAACTTATAAAAATAACAGGTATTGACAACATTGAGTCGAAACAATCTCTAGTAAAGTTTTTAACTAATTTAGACTCTAGACAATGGAAAAATTTAAAAAATAATGATGCTAGGTTAATGCAAATTATATCTAATGTAGTGTACTTACCCGAAGAGGGTAAGGCACTTACTTAGGATGATATTATTCATTTAAAAGCGGTACAGAATTAGATAAATTTACTTGCTAATAAATTTGAAAATATTAAAGGAGATGATTTAAATAAATTATTGAAAATATTTGAATTACCTGCTACATCATAGGATGAATCTATACCTTAGGAATAGAGTATAGATATATCTACACAATAGACATTAGCTACTATTAAAGCTTAGTAGGAAGAATTAGTAGTTACTAATAAAGAACTTTTAAATATAGCCTATGAAAATAATAAAGGTTATGACAAATTAAGAAAATTTGATTTAACTAGAAATACTATTAAATCTGTATTTATAGCTCCAAATGGATATGAGTTAAACTCTAATGAATGGGCTATTAATAGTAACATTGTTAAATTAAAAAATTAGTGGATGCGTACTATTAGTTCATATTTAACTGGAGGAACAGAAAAATTAGATATGTATACTGAAGCTAATAACAAAAATACTTGGAGATATAATTCTAAAGTAGAAGATATCTTAGAAGCTTTTAAACATAAAATTTATAAAAAAGAATTTAAAAGTTCTTTAAGTTCAAATGAAGAATATAGAAATGCTATAGCTGCTTACTTTAATCTTATAAATTTTGATGATGATATCAAAGAAATTATAGGTAAAGAATTAAAGGTTGTTGGTAATGCTAATCATAGTTTTACTAAAAGAAATATGCCTTATACTTTAAAAGGAGAATCTTCTTTACGTAAAAGTTGGTCAGATAATGAATTAATAAATGGACTTACTAATATTTCTTAGATGTCTAAATCTTTGTTTAAAATTATTCCATATATTAATTCTAATAATGAGGACGAATCTCAATTTATAGACGATATATCAGCTATTGAAGCTTTTACTCATCTAAGACAAGAATTAGCTAATACTAATAATTCGTATTTAACTGCATTAAAACAACGTGCTCAAACATTTAGAAATAATCCAAATAAATTATTATATGATATATTTAAATAGCCTCATATTGAAGATTTAATAGGTAAATTTGAATAGAGAGAGTAGGATATATTACATTCTATAAAATAGTGGGGATTTTCTGATAATGGTCTGTTGGAAAAACAATTATTTGGAAATGTTACACATAAAGCCACAATACTAGATTGTATTGTAACTTCTTTAGTATCATTAGACCCTATGAATTATCAACAAGTTTATATTGTAAATGAAGGTAATAAAGTTAGCTCTAGAGTAACTATTAAAGATAAATTTAATTATAATAGAGAAACTTTAAATACTACAGAAGTTATTAATAACTAGAATGAAACTGTTACAACTATGAAAGATTCTATGGTTTATTGTGATACTTCTGGTAAAATAGATTATACAAATCCCGCTGGAGTAATTGTACCTAATACTTATTAGATTAAACATGGTAATTTATTAATAGTTGTAGGACCTAATACTAAAAAAACTAATCTTTAGGGCATCTTATCAACTAATTCTAGTAATTTAGATATATATATATTTAAGTGGAATGGTAATGAAAAAGAAGATGTTACTAGCCAATATATAGGAGGAGATTTTAATGAAAAAGCTATTATTAATGGAAGTATTGATAGTAGATTTACAGAAATGTTTGATTTTATAGAAGATTCTCTTGGTTTAAAAACTGTATCTAAAGCTTAGTTATTAAAATAGTATACCCAAATGTAGAAACTTTTTGGTTCTGGTACTTATAATGGGTTTACTGGTATGTTAGTAACAGCTGTACGTAATGAAATAGTAAAACATTTAGTAGGATATTATAATGATTTTATAAAGAGATATCCATAGGCAGCAGCTTCTCAATTATCTATATCTAATTTTTATGATCCTAATATTAATACATTATTACCTCCAACATATAACAATATAAATTTAAAAGCTACTAGAGGTTCTATTGCTAGACCTGGAGAAATTGGTACAGTATTTAGAGTTGCTAATGCTTATCTTGATAATTGGTTATTCTCTTTTGGACAATCTAAAAAAATTGTTGAAGGAACTAATGTATCGGCAGTAACGTCTAATGCTTCAGGATCTAAAATACCTAATTATAGACAATATTCTATTGGTAATAATATTCAAGAATTATTAAGAGAATAGGTAAATTCTGAAGGTAGATTTAAAGGATAGGAAACAAGAACTAGTGCCTCTTCATCGTTATTATTTGTAGATAATTTAACTAGAGGAACAAATCTTGTTATGGAACCAAGACTAGATTTGGAAGCTGTAGATGCATATGGTAAATCTAAGCAATTAAAAAATATGAGTTCAGCAGAACTCTTATATCATGGTATTATAGATAATTTTTATTCTCATTTATTTGATAAATCGGGTTCTTATGTGTCTATAAAACCAGCAGATTACTCTGATAAAACTTCTGATTTCATATATCCTATAAGAGCTGGAGTAAATTTAGTTAATATAGGAGTTCCTTTAAATAAAGCTACCAAATAGGATATTCAAAAATCTTATATAGCATCTATTGGATAGTTTTATAAACGTTTACTAAATAATACTTTATATGATTTAACTAAGGCTATTAATAGGTAGCGATTCCCTTCATTTCCTCTAACTGTAGAAAATAATACTGTTAAAGGCTGGGGAACAGACGGTTTATATCACATAGGTTATGATATGTCAGAAGATTAGCTTTTAGAAGCTAGTAAAGAGTTTGACAAATGGGCTACTTCTGTACCTTCAAATCCTACTATTTAGATAGATGGTCGCACATTTACTATTTCTACTTTATTAAAAACTGATCCAGAAACTATATTATATTAGAATGATTTAGGGTAGGATATTACTGTTTCTTAGGTATTAGCCTAGGCTGAAAAAGGTCTAAAAGAAACTGATTTAATCAAAATGGCACAGTAGGCTGGAGTAGATTTATATTCTAATGTAAATTATATAAAAAATAAAGACAAAGTTACTTTAAATCCTTTAGCTGTATATTTAGGAAGCTAGTAGTTCAAACTTATCGATTCTGAATATAAATATTTTAATAGAAGATGGGAAATGGAAAAGGCAAGTTTTCTTGATACTTTACTTAAAAAAGGATTCAAAGTAAGACTTACTCAAACTATTAATATAGATCCTGATGGAACTTATCCTCCTATAGTTAAAAGTTTACCAGCCCAAGAACTAGCAACTAAATTTTTCAAACCTACTAGTGATAATGATAATTTTGATTTAAAATCCTGGAGACAGTACACTGATGATGAAGGTAATACTAAAGAATGGAATTTAGGATAGTGGACAAGAGGAGATTATATGGTTCTTGGTAAAGCTATTGATGAAAATGGTAAAAGTACAGACTTATTATTTGATTCTTAGCTCCCAAGAAATGCTAGTAAAATAATCTTAAATCCTATGTTAGAGTATTTCTTTAACGTTGATAATTTACTATCAGGAAATATGAGATATACTATGTTAGGAACTGAATTATCTGACCCATTAAAATATAATGATTATAATTCTGCTAAGGGAGCTTTTATTAGAGACATTTCTGAAAGAATAAATTCTTCTGAAGACGCTTAGGAAAGATTACGTTTATAGGATATAAAATCTAAAGCTATGTCTATAGATTTTAAAAGTGGTGCTATTCAAAATATGGAATTTTTGTCTGAAAATGTTCCAACATTATTTCATGCATAGGAAGCTAATTTATGGAATACAAGTAATAAACGTGCTAATATAGTATCTGCTACTATGATTCCATTTATGTTAGGAACTTAGCAAGGTATTAGTAAGGATATAAATGCTGCTACTATAGAAGATATTGGGGCACATGTTTGGAACTTTAAAGGGTAGAAAGATAAAGATATTGATGCTATGGACGGTTCTACCTTTATTAACCCTATACAAGCTGTATTTGAGTCTTGGTCTCTAGGAGGATAGACTATAGGTATGGATAAAAAAACTATTGGGCATGCTTATGATAATAGAACAGGTTCTGTAGTATTATGGAAACATGCCACATATGCTATTACTAATGAAAGAATGAGAATGTCTTCTAATTCTGAAATAAAACTTACCAATATATTTAAGAAGATGTCTTCAATAAAATTTGGTAATGATATTAAAATAAATTTAGTAAATGATATAGGGTATGAGTTTGAAAACTTATATTATGAATCTGGACCTAGACAATATAGGAAGATTGATTCTTTAAATTATGATACTAAAAATAATTTATATTATACATTAGAATATGATGTAGATATAAATGGTAACATAATAAACGATATTCTTCATACGGAATATCAAATATTTGATGCCACTACTTAGGAAAAAATAACACCTGAAGAATATAATAATAGACTTGCAAAAAAAGATAAAAGTATAGAAACTATAAATTCAGTGTATGAATTGCATAGAGCTTTAGGTGGAATTTATAGTAAGGAGTTGACTATTGATACTAATACTTTAATAGATTCAGAAAGTTCTAATATAGCTTCCGCATAGATTTTAAATAATGCTTCTTATGTAGAAAATAATGAAATAATTCAGCCTTATAAAAATAAAATGATACATTACCTAGCTAATAAATCTGCTTCTAAAAGAGCTTAGGGAAATGTAAATTCAAAAGCCTTATGGTTTAATAATGAGCCATTAGCTTATGTTTCTATGACTATGCTTCATTATGGAGTATAGTTGGATGCCGACCATGATAAAGATGCAGGAGAAATTACTTAGCCTACATAGGCTATTACTGCTCTTGAACAAGGCGGTAATTTACATCATTTATCAAAAAGAGTCTATTATGAATTAGGACAATTAGCTATGGAAACTTGTAAATTGGAATTAGACACTGCTAATAAATTCCTGGAAGCTTATAATGAAGGTAAAAAATTATCTGCTTAGGAAGTCCAAGAAATAACAGAAAACATTGGTTAGTTAGTAGCAGCTAGCTATTCATAGTAGAGCGATGCTGAATTAGGTGATATAATCTTACAAGGAATTTCTAAAGTATTAAAGTCTAATAGTGATGAACTAAAAAAGGATTTAGCAATTCCATTTAGTGATGCTACTTTATATGGTAGTTTATTACCATCTATAGCTACAGTAATTAATAATAAAGGAATTAAAGGTAAATATAAAGGATTAGCTTTAGTATTAACGCCAGGATTTAAATACGTGCAAACATTTAAATATGGTGGAGAGACTCACATGAGTTCTGATGTATATAATGATGCTATAGCAGCCATGACTGATGGAACATTTAACCCTTTAGATTATCGTCCTGTCATTAATGGTAAAAATAAAATAGTATCATTATCTAATAATTAGGAGACTAGAAAATCTCAAATTATGGGTAATGATAATTTACAAGTTCTGCCTCTATCTTCAGATTATTAGATTAGAAAATAGTAGATAATTGATTGTTATTTACTATACTAGTAGTAGTTAGAAGAAGCTAAAGGTAACGTTAATTTTGAAGAATTTGTACCTTCTGACGTAGTTGATGTAGTATATAAAGTTTTAGATAAAAAAAATAAAACTTATGTAAATTATAGAACTCATATAGCTTTAGATAATATTGATACTTATTATGATTTCATTGATGCTAATACAAATGGAACTTTAAAAGAGTATTTATTATCCTAGGGAGCTTTAATAGATCCTAACTCAGAAATAGTATCTTTACATTAGGACGTTATGCATGGTAGAGATTTAGCTCCAGAACGTGTTATATTTGATTATGGAACTATTAATCCTGATGGTACCTTTAATAAAGTAGGTCATACTAATATTTTCTTAATTGATGGTATTAGAAATAATAGAAAAAATCCTAATATGCGTAAATAGGAATATTAGAAAATTCTGAATGATTTACATAATGGATAGGTTACTATTAATGGTAAGACTTATGTAGTTTAGAATAAACAACTATAGGCAGCCGAGAATATTATGCCAAACATTTATAGTAAAATATTTGGAGTAGATAATCTATCTTTAATTGAGGCTAAAAAGTTATTACAGACTAAGATAGGTAGGGCAGATTATTTTTAGCCTAAAGTCTTTAAAGGTAATTATGATGTAGCTTTTATTACTGGTAATAATAAACATACTTATTTAAGTTTCTCAGAACCACTTATTAAAAATGATGCGGGAGTATTTTTTAAAGAAAAAGATATTTCTGGTAATATAATAGCTAAAAAAGAAGGTGAATTAACTTGGTTATATAAAGTATCTACAGATAAATAGTTATTATACAAAGTAGGTCTACGTACTAGTGAAGGAGATATATAGTTAGTAAAAGAATATAATGTTACTTAGTAGGGAGGACAAGGTACTGATTCTAGATATAATTATTATTATGTAGACATTAATAAATTAAGAGCTTTAGGTATAAATGATTTAGCTATTTCTAATATTATTAATGATATATATCATTAGAAATTTTATTTAGGAGCAGAAATTAGTGATTCTTAGAAAAGTTAGCAAACAGAATCTAAATTAATATCTAGTTCTTTTAAAGATCCTAATCTTAAAAAGTTTATTGATGATTAGTTCTATTTAGTTGGAGATGTATTAGAAGATGCAAGAAATGAATACTATCAAAATAAACAAAAGTATTTAATGGCTTCTTTTGAAAAAACCTTAGATACTGTTGCTGACCGTATTCCTACAGCTTCTTTACAATCTTTTATGAAGATGAGAACTGTGGGATTTACTTAGGTTAAAAATAATAGAATTTACGTTTCTCATTTTTAGTCATGGCTTTAGGGAGCTGACTATGATATAGATAAAGCCTACGTAATGGGCTTTAACTTTGATGATAACGGACAATTTATTGGATGGAGTGATTTATTTGATTACTCCTCTAATGAAGCTTTAGAGTCTTCTTGTTCATTGCCAGTGCCTAGAAATTCTAAATGGATAAAAACTAATAATGGTATAAATATAGAAAGATATGCTGAAGAGGCTTAGAAAGCATATGATTCTAATGATATTATTCTAAGAAATGCTCTTATAAATAAAGTATTAGATAATATAGATTATAGTCCTAATAGTACTATAGAAGTAAATTACTCTAGTCCAATATTAAATTAGTTAATTAGTGATATTAATACTCATGAGAGTACTTAGTTATCTGGTGATAATAAAATATTAGCTTTTTAGAATGCAGTATCATGGACTACCTAGGCTATAGTAAATGATGAAAGAAACTTACTTGATTCATACAGTCCTACTAACGTAGAAGGTATGAAGCAAGTAGTAAAAGATAAATAGTTAGCCAGCGATAGCGGTACTTACACTTAGTGGAATCCAGCTACTAAATGGGTATTGTAGGAAGAGAACTTAATTGGTAAAAATGTTATTTCTGTAGCAGCTAATGCAGAAAAAGTTTATTTTAGCTTATTACATTATTATAATGAAATTGTAAGACATCCTGAGAAATATAATAAAGATTTATACACTTTTGCTAAATCTTTCGAAGGAATATTTATGAATATTGATGGTACTCCAGTTATAAAAGAAACTATTGGAGGTATTAATTTTAATAATGATAATAGATTAAATAAATTATCTATTCTATTACTTAGTTCTAATTAGGAATTAATTAATATTAAAAATTCTCTTATTCAAGAAATATATTAGGGTAATACTTCAGAATATGAGCAAGATTTTATAAATGCTTATAAAAATAATGAATATTCTGATAAGCTACAAACTTTATTAAATAGTATAGATACTACACTTAGTGAAGATGAAGCTAAATACATGCCTTTAATGTAGTCATTAATTAATAATGCTACAGACCCGTCTGATTTAATATCCCAGTTACTTAATTCAGCTACTGATAATGCTAAAGAGCTTATTTTAAATAAGATAAATGCTGGTATGAATTTAGCAGGAGTACATGGTTATCTTATGATAATGGGATTCCCATTAGATTAGATTGTAGATTTAATGACTTCACCTGTAGTTAGACTTGTAGACAGACTAAGTAAATCTGATATGTTCTCTGATATTGGAGTTAAAAGTAATAATGTTTAGAAAGTATTAGATTAGTTAATTTCTAGTAATCCTGATAAACAAAAAGACTGGTTTTAGTATGTATTAGATCCTACTACTATTAATAAATATGACCCTGGAAGAGACACTATTGTAGGTCAAACTTTAGTAAAATTATTAAATGATACTTCTATTACTTCAGATAATGGAACTACATTACATTTTGTAAATGGTATTTATGTAGAAATGGATAATAATCCCGTAGATCCATAGGTTAAAACTTATAAAAGATTAAAGGATGCCCCAAAATAGTTTTAGGAACCTTTAGAATCTCTTCTTAGACAAAGATATGATGGGTTATTCTTTAATAAATTAAAAGGATTTAAAGCTGTACATAGAGGTGCTAGAGAAACTACAGCAGCTGCATAGTTACTTTTTAGTATGAATTAGGGAATACGTACTCAGTAGAATGAATAGTTAGCATTTGAAAATCGTTTTAATAATTTTATAAAAGGTTTTGATGAAATACTGCCAAGTATTTAGAAAATAGAAGATTTAAAAACTAAATATGCAGGAAAACTTTTACCAAGTTCTTTAAATGAACAAGGTACTGATTTAGCTACTGATTTAGAATCTTTATTCAGTAAAGTAAAAGAATTACATCCTAATTATTCTAATAGTTATATATATGGTGTTGTATCATAGAGTTTATATGCAGGAATTTATAAAAATTTCAGTTTTTATGAATATATGATAAATAAGCCTATATAGGTGCCAGAATTAGATGGTACTACTAGAAATACTGATTATAGAACTTTAGCTACAGAATATTATAATTTAATAAAAGACTCTATAAACGTACTAGATGTAATAAATCATTCTGATTAGTATAGAGTTTATTTAGAATTACAAAAAGCAGCTACTGTAAATACTGATATAGTATCTACAAAAAGTTAGTTAGTTAGAAAGTTTTATGAAATATTACGTAAAGATAGAGGATATATTGATTCTAAAAAACTTAACTAGATTTAGAGTTATATTGATTAGGCTTATATTTAGTAGTATTTAACTAATATTTAGTTAGCTGTAAATAATAGTGAAACTTTACCATTTTCATTTCCATTATATTAGAAATAGGAATTATTAAAGGATTAGTATCCAATTGAAGTATAGTCTAATACTGAAATTATTATGAATAGCAGAGACAATATTGCTACTTTTAAATATTGGGTTCATAAGTATTTAGTACCTTCTTTAAAAAATAGTTCTTATTGGGATGGTGAAAAAATGTAGAATTTTCCTGAAAATAGATTTATTAATGGATTACAATTAAAAAAAGAAGGAGATAGATACGCTTTATCTTTGGATATTGATATGCTTAATATTGATAAATCTAGAGAATCTACATTGAGATATGCATCTTATGAAGAAGATTTTAATAAACTTATAAACTATAAAGTAGGAAAATTTAATTTATAGGATATACTTATGATTTATAATTTATTTGTAAATGGTAATAAATATGGCTATAATAGATTAACTACATTATTTTAGAGTAAATTAATAGAAGATATAAATAATATTGGGAATCCTCAGTATACTCCAAGTGCATTAATGCAATGGTATAAACACTTAGGATAGGCTGACAAAGCTAACATATAGCAAACTATTGATAATAAAAATAAATCTATAGAGGAATCTATAAATGCTTTAGGAGTTACTCTTGAAGGATTTGATATTTATTCTGCTCCATATGTAGAATCTCTTTAGTAGGCTGGAGATAATAGAATAGTACGTATAAAAGACCCTAGAAAGTCTCCTACTAATGGTTTAGTTGTGCTTTATAACACTAAAGACCATAAATTTATAAATCCTTTTACTTAGATATCTGAAGGATATGATAATTAGAGAGAACTTATTTAGAGATTAAAAATAAATAAAGAATATTATCCAATAAATATTGATTTACAAGAATAGATAAATAAATTAGAATAGATGTTTAAAGATATTGTTTCTGGAGGTACTAGCCTATATAATATGACAATATCTGGTAAAGTTAAAATTATAGTTAATTGTTAATGAGTTGTACTATCACATTAAATATTGGTAGTAATAAAATTACTTTGGATGGAATAGAAGAAGATTCCATCCAAAGTTTTTATGATTACTCCAATCTTATATAGGAAATAAATAAATAGGGTAAAACTGAAGAATTTATTAATGCTATACGTGCTTAGGGTATTAATAATACTTCAATATACGTAAATAAAGATATGGAAGGACTTACTGACAGTAAATAGTTTTTCCTTCCGAATATGACTTATAGAGAATTTCGTAATAAGTTTCCTACAGCTCCTGAATTAGAAAATATAAATGTATTATATGTGGATGAAATAAAAACTAATGGAACTGATACTCCTTTAGTATATTCTACTAAAGATGTTTAGGGTAATGATTTATATATAGTACAAAGAGGTGGAGAAAAATAGTTTATAAATTATCTAAATAAACTTAAAACAATTTAGGATAACGATATTCCAAGTAATTTTATAAATTTTATATAGGAATTAGAGCAATCTGATGAAGCTTGGTTAAGAAAGTTTTCATCATATTCTTTTACTAAATCTTCTAGTAAAAAAGCTAGAGAAGAATACGAAGGAAGTATTAAAACTGCTAGAGAAGTTCTTGCTAAATATCTATAGAATCCTGAAAGTTTTTATGAATATTTATTATCAGGAAAAAATGCTAACTTTAAACAAAATGTAGAACGTATTAGAAAAATAAAAGAAGCATTAAATTCTTTAAGTGATTATGACCCTCCTAGAGAATATGGAACTCCTTTTGCTAATGCTCTAATGATGCATACTTCTTATAAAAAATTTAATGAAATTACTTATAGAGCTATTACTTTATAGCAATTAAAAACATTAACAAAATAGGCTTCTCCTGAATTATATGAAAAGTATTTTTCAGAAAATAATCCTGATCCAAGTGCTATATAGATTAAAGTAAATTCAGTATTACGATAGCTATTTTGGAACACTGATGGTTAGGAAAATTTAAGTACTAAAGGTATTTAGATAGAAGCTATTTATAATGGTAATATATATTTTAATATTTAGCCTTCTACATTTGAAACTAAATATGGATATACTATAGCATCTAAAGAGGCATATCCTCACCAAGAATAGGAATATAAAGGTTATAATATATATTCAGCAGTAATAAATGGTACTACTAAATTTATGGTAGCTAAAGGAGTTTTTACTGATTAGAATGTAGGAAAAACTTATGATAGTTTATAGCAAGCTAGAGATTTTATTGACAAATCTTTTAAAGAAGATATTCTAAAAAAAGGATTATTACTAGACTTATATATGCCTAATGAACATGGTGTATAGTTTAGTTTATCTACTCATAATTCTACTATATTACCTGGTTAGGTTATTAGAGCTATAAATGTCTAGATAAATTCTAAAGCATTTACTAAAAAGATTTAGAATTATAATGCTGAATAGGGATTAAAATTTATACAAAAACATAATGATACTGTAGATACTACTTAGTTAGATAGTTTAGAGAAAATTTTATTAACAGCGGCTAAGGTACAAGAAGGTATAGATAAAGGGGTGTAGGAAGATTTAACAGAATTTGTTGATAACCTTAATAATTATAATTATTACTATGTTAATAATGTAGATTAGAGTTAGGGTTTATAGTATACTATATAGTTACAACAAATACATAATGTAAGAAGTACTACTAGCAGTCCTATAGGATGGGTTTCTATGCCTCAGAGATTAACTTATTTTGCCAATAAGATTGAATCTAGATTTGGAATACGAACTCATGTATTAAATAAGTAGAATATATTTTAGAATTATGGTCCAAAGTTCGTTAATAAAAAGGCTTTTATTAGTAATAATGAAATTATAATTAATCTTGAATCAGCTACTAAACAAGATGTAGCACATGAATATATGCACGTATTTATGGGTATTGTAAAAAGTTAGCCAGATTTGTAGGAAGATTATTTTGATTTATTACAAGATTTAGTAGAAAACACTGAATAGGGACAGCAGCAATTATAGGAGTATCAAAATGTTTCTGAATATTCTGATTTAGCTAGAATTGATTTATATGAAGAAGTTGCTGCTAATATAATGGGAGAATATCTCACTTCATTAAATCCTAATACATATCCTAAAATATTTAGAGATTTTAGAAAATTTATTTAGAATAATACTTTTAACTAGGATTTAAAAGAAAATATTTTAGATTTTACAGATTTTGCTGTAAATAGTTCTTATAAAATAAATACTAATAGTATAGAACGTTAGATTACTAACTTTATAAAGACAGCATTACAAAATAACATTATTTAGGAGATTTGTCAATGAGTTGTAAATATTTTTTTAAAGGGGTATCTAAAAAATCTGATGAATTATATCAGATATTTAGTAAGTTAGCAGGAGATAAAGGATTATCTTACTTTGAATTACATAATTTAATATCTGAAAATATAGATTTAACTAAATATAGCGATACTTTATTTTCAGCACAAACTGATGTATATAATAAACTAGTAAATTTAAAATCTAGTCCTCTTATTTTTGATAAGTGGGGTAATGTAGTAGCTGATGATCCAGAATCAGGAGTATATAATATTCAGCATTTTTTAGATAGTTAGTACTTTGATCCAAATTAGAAGTATTATACTAAAATGAATGATGAAAATTATAAAGACGCTTTAAGAAAAAGAGGCTATACTGAAGATTAGATAACTAAAGAGTTTGAAAGATTTAAATTAGTCGGAGCTGATGCTTATGTAATACACTATTTAGTTAATAACTTAGAGATTTCAAATGTAAATGATCCATATACTTGGAATGTACAAGTATCTTTACTTATCGGTAAATAGATAACAAAATTAACTGAAGATATTACTAAACGTAAGTTGAGTAATTTAAGTACTGATTTTTAGGAATCTTTATTAAATAGCTTTAATAGAGTTTTACAAAGTGTTGGAAATAATAATAATTTAGGTTCTCAAATTTTATAGTCTAGAATAATAACTGCTAGAGAAAATAAAATGGGAACTAGTACTAGTCGAGTGCGCAATATTGCAGTTACTCACGCATTAACAAAAGATGGAATAAAATTACGTGGGCACATAGACTAGGTAATTGTAGATAAATATGGAAATATTGCTATATATTAGAATATAGTATCTAGTTAGCCTTATGAATCTTGGATAAAAATAAAGAAGTAGAAATTTGAATTAGAACTAGCTTTTTTAAAGAAAATATTATAGGCTAAAGGATTTAATGCTAATAGAATTAGTTTACATTTAATTCCTACATAGATAGTGTATAATAATGATGGTTCTATAAAAGATATTCGTATGGATTATCCAAAAAATATTTAGGTCCAAGGAGAATATTAGTTAGGAGATATAGATGAAGCAGTTGAAGCTTATATAGATACTCCTGATTTAAGTTTTGGTAATATTGATGATAAAGTATAGACAGCATTAGATAAAACTAATTTAATGTTTTTAAATGCTAACATTACTTAGAATAGAATTACTAAAACTATTGATAGTTATATTGCTTAGCAATACAATCCTAGAACTGGCACTGGTGATATAGTAAAATTAGAAGATGATCCATAGGGATATAATTATGCTGTAACTATTGATGGAGAAATTCATAAAATAAAAGAAGATTCTTTACCTAAAAATAATATTGAATTAAAAGAATTATTACAGAAAGAATTTGATAAAAAGGAAAAATAGATAAGTACAGTACTTGATACTTTAGTAAAATAGATTTAGGTAGCAAGACATAATCCTTAGAATACTACATTTGAAGCTTTCAAAAGAAGTAATTATAGATTAGTTTCTCTACTAGGTAAATATATTGAACCTACTTATATAGGAGGAGATCCAGTATATGAATGGAATATTATTGATAATGAAGCTTTAAGAAATGCTCACATTTTATTGTTTCAAAATAGTAAAGGATAGATAGATGTAGTATCATTAGCTAATTATAATCTATATGAGGTAAATAAACATAGAAGTAATGGTTCAAATATTATGAATAGTTATATTATGGATAATCAATCTGGTAATCTATATAATTATGACTGTTCTTTTGGGCATATGGAATAGATTCGTACATTAAATATATTAAATGAGATATTGCCACAATTAGATGGTAATTTTAAATTAGGTAATATTTAGGTAATATCTACTTATGGTAGAGGTTAGGGAATGTATAGTACTGCTTCAGATTTAATTACTAAATATTATTCACCTATATTAGAAGTAGTAAATAAATATAATAGTGGAGTAAAATTAAATAATAATTTTGGCAATATCAATTTTGTAGATTAGTATGAATTAATTATTGATTATATAAGTAATTTTTTAACTACTTCTTCTTATTTAGAAACTAATCCTATACGTTATAAATTAAAAGATGCTAAGGAATAGTTAGAAAATGCCAACTCTGAATCAGCTAGAAGAGCTGCTTTACAATCTTTTCTTGAATATTTATAGAATAATCCTGTAATAAAAAATCTACAGAACGGAACTTCTGATTTAACTTATGCTAATGATAATACTAAGATGTTAGCTAATATTTATAATTAGGCATGCTATGAATACAATAAGTTAATGGGAGTTTATGTAGAAACTAAATATAAACCCTTAAGTTGGCTAGAAAGTAATATAATAAAACCTGATGCTAATTCAGATAATAATTATAGAACTATTAAACAAATTGTTACTTAGACAACTTTTAGAGCTAACGAAAGAGTAATGGATGCTGCAAATCCTATTCAAAATTTTACTAGAGATTATTTTAATTAGGCAGGATATTCTACAATAGAAGGTTCTTTAATAGGAGATGAGAACAAATATTTTGATAATATGTTTATGCATAATGATAGAGGGGAAAAAATAATGATGTTTAAAAATCCTTATAAGAATGATGCTGCTAATTACATGAGTTCTCATGAAAAACTTTTTCTTAAAAAAGCTTTATTTGAGCTTGCTAAAGTAACATACTCTATGCATAATAAAAAATTTGATTTTACAAGCTATGAAGATCCAGAATTTGCTAAAGCTGTAGAAGAATAGGAAGTATTACGTTATGTACCTTTAAAAAGAGCTTCTCCTACTTTATCAGTACAATCATTAAAAAATGGTGTAAATCAATTTTTTGATACTATTAAAGGACTTACCTCTAAAGAAGATAATGTATTTGCTAAATGGCAACAAACTTTAGATAAAGAAGGGGCTAATGTATCTATGAGAGATAGATTTGAAAATGGAGTAACTAATCCTTTTGCTTCTAGTATGTCTTCAGATAAGAATGTTAGATAGGAAATATTAAATCAACATACTAATGATTATTGGGAAACTAATATTCCAGCATTGTTATATAGTTATATTAATGCTAACATATTAACTCAAGAATTTAATAAATCATTAATACTAATTAAGTCGGTGATGTTTTAGGCTAAAATGTTGGCTTTAAATTCTGGAAACTTTAAATATCTTGAATGGTTTTAGAAAGAAGCTGATAAATATTTAACTGTAAATGTATTTAATGATACTATATTAGAGGAAACTTCTAAAAAATTCTTTACAGTAATTAATCCTGTTAAACATTTTGTATCTAAGATGTTTTTAAGTTTTAATATTAAATCTATGTTTAGAGATACCTTAGAAGGATTTCAATAGAACTATATTAAAGCTGCTACTAAGTATGGTACGGATATTTCCACAGCTAATTTAACAGCCGCATATTATATAGTAATGAAAGGTAGTTGCACTAATGTAAGAACTATTTCTTTATTAAATCAATTATGTATTAAATATGGTTTATCTAACTTAGATTTTGCCAACATTGCTAATGGATTAAGAACTGATAGAAGTGGTATTAACCATTGGAATGATATAGCTTATAATACTATGAAACGTCCTGATTTTTTAAATAGAATGACTTTATTTGTAGCAAGAGCTTTATAGGATGGTGTTTGGGATGCTTTATCTTTAGATGAGGATGGTAAAATTAAATATAACTGGAAAAAAGATAAAAGATTCCAAGATATATTAAAAGCTCCTAAAGGAAGTGAGAAATATAATAAAGCTAAATCATTATATTTCTCAGCCATACGAGCATATAATAAAGAACATATTGACTCTCCTATTGGATATAATGAAGACCTCCCATCACCTTATTCATTAGAAACTATTGATAGGATTAAACAAGTTGCTGATAGTATATATGGTAATTATGACAGAGGTGGTAGAATGATGGCAGAAAATATGGCTATAGGTATGTCTTTTGCTTAGTTTACTACATATTCTAATGGTATTATTGCTAATTGGTTTGGTAAAAAGAGGGTTATAAAAGGAGATAAATTAGAATAGTAGAAAAATGAGGCAGGACAATTATTATATTTTACTGAAGATGGAACTATTACTACAGAAAATACAGGAATTCCAGTAATGGATAACGTACCTATAGTAGTTTAGGGAATAATTTACACTTTTGGTGATATATTAGGAATATTATCTGATACTAATCAGGATGATAAAATTAAAAAAATAAAAGAAATGATAAATGCTAATCCTAATGATAAAGCTAATCTTAGAAAAGCTTTTGCTAGTTTATTATGGGCTGCTTTTATGAGTATTTTATTTAAAGAAATATTTGATCCTGGATATAAAGAAGTAATGAAATCTTATAGTAGTGATGATGTATTAGCAAGTGCTATGACTTATGTAGTATATAATGGAGGTAAATAGTCTACTTAGAACTTTCACGAGTTATTTGTTATTCCAGAGTATTTTGCTGGAAGTGGTGCAAGTGATGGTATGACTATACCATACCAAAGTTATCCGACATAGTTAGTTAAGAATATGTTCAATACTGCTACAGACCCTAATAAACATTGGGGTGAATATATTGTAAATAATGTTCCGTCATTAGCTATGTATAAGTAGGCTGCTAAAGCTTATTATAAAGAAAATTAAAAAAAAATAAGGGGCGTAACCCAGGATTTCTCCTGAGATACGCCCCTTTAAATATTTAATACCAATATAAGGTATTAATTAAATTATTTTCTTTTACTAAATCTTGTAATATACTGATATCTATTTTTCCAATCATAGTAATTTTAGTATTTGGATTATTAAACAGCTCTGGATATATTTCTTCTGTGTAAACATATCCTTGATCAAAATAATTGCAACACTTTTGTGCTTCTATTACATTTACGTCTAATAAACTTATTTTAAACATTAGTCTGTTATTTCTTCAGATTCTTCAACATACGTATCTCCTGATGATTCATACCATTCATCTGCTATTTCTCCCTCATACCAATTTTCTTCAGCTTCTTCTTGGGAGTCAGCTTCTACAATATAAGATATATATCTAATCACATCTTTACTAGTAGTTACTAAATACTTAGACATTTAATTTTATTTTGTAAATCAGTTATAGTTCCATTATTCTGAATAATCTTATCAAAAGTATAATCATCTAATGCTGTTTCACTAATATGATCCATTAATGTAATATTAGGTCTCTCTACTCTCCATACTTCTCCTCCTAAATCTTTTATCATTTTAAATTCATTAGGATAGCGAACATCTGGAATTAAAATAGTATCTATAGAACCATTCTTTTTAATAGCTGCAATTTTACCAATCATAATATTTACCCAAAAATCTTCAGTAATACTTTGTCTAAAAGCATTACCAACGTCTTGAAGTAAATTCCTAACAGTATAATTTTTACCCATCCAAGGAATAATTAACTTTTTAGTCTCTTGCAGAGACATATCATAAGTACCAAATGGTATAAGTAATCCTTGACAGCAATCTTTTAAAGAATCTGCAAAATGTAAAGTAGTACAATGCGCTTTACTAAATCTACTATAATAATTAGCTATAGTGTCTTTACCTGAAGTAGCTTTTCCAGAAATTCCTATTATTACCATGTATCAATATCAGTTATATCCTTTTCATTCTTACAAACATTACATCTTATTCCTACAAAAGTACCTAGTCCAAAAGGTGAAAATATATAACTAAATTTTGGACAACCATTAGCTCCTGAATAAGGAGTGTCACACTGCTTATTATGTTCTTTTATAAACTCTTTAGCTGCTTGACACTCCTTATCTGATAATTTAAAAACCAATCTTTCTTTTTTCTTTTTTATTGAAATCTATTATATCTCTGTTATAAATTTCTGCTAAAGTTTCAGCTTTATCATCTCCACATATAGCTTTAGTTTTATCTTTATTTAAGGCTTTAAACTCATATTTTACTTTGAGTCTTCCAGGTCTTAATAAAGCCTCATCTATATCTGTTAATGCTGCGTTAAAAGTACATAAAAATCGTATATTTAAAGCATCACCAACTAATCCATCTGTAATATTTAAAAGAGAATTAATCAGCGGATTCTCATGAGTATCTCTACGTTTTAATATATACTCACAATCTTCCATTATGATTACAGCATTCTTTAATCCTAAAAGAAAAGATAAAAATTGTCCTGAAACTATATTTTGTAACATAGAAAAATCCATTATATAGAAATTAGTATCAGAACAGTCATAAATAAGCTTTTTTATGAGGCTCGTCTTTCCACTTCCAGCAATTCCGTACATTAGAGCTAAACCAGAACCGTCTTTTTCACAGAATTCTTTATATTTATCATAAGGTAAATCATCATTGTAGTTCTTTTTTACATCAATATCAATATTTCTAGAACTTGTACATTCTGTAGTACTAAATCCTGTATTAGTAGATACCACTAAATCGTAAGTTACAATTTTATCAGTATCCTCAGGTAATGGTTTTACAAATTCTAAAAGTTTTTCAGCCTGCTTATAATCGTTATAATTTACTTGAATATAAGTACTGAATATTTGAACTTCTCCATATGCTGTAAAATAATGACCTATTTCATCTTCGTCAATATAAATACCATAATCTACATTATCAGAAAATTCTTTTATAAAATATTCTTGATAAATACGAGGACTTTCAGTTACATTGTCTAATTCTAATTTATCTTTATGTTTTACTACTCTAGGATTAAAAGCATTTAAAAGTTGTGCTTTATTATTCTTATCTAATATTATAAAATAAGCACGTATATTACTATACATAGCATACATAACTGCTGGTTTAAATACAGTATCATGTACTTTATATAATTCTTTTAATGTTGCTTCTATTCTAGCTTGTATTGTATTACTATACATTAATATAAAATATTGTTAAAGATTTATCGAAGCTATTTTTATTAGCTCCTAAAATATCTATATTAGTTTTTCTATTAGAATATACCGCAGTAACTCCATTGAATTCTGGCAGAATGTTATAGGATGCGTCCGAAGATAGTCCATCCATGGCATCAAAAGGTCTTATTTTATATGATAAACTAACAGGAATTAATTGGTTCATTCTTTTCGTCCTAATCTAATTAATTTATAAAATTTTTCATCTAAATCTAATTGTGTAATCATATCAAACAATAATGATAATTGGAAAAATAATTCTAATATAAATAGACCTGTATTAGCTCCTGGAAAAAATACTAAAAATAATGTCCAAGGTTTCTTATTAAATATGATATCATCGTATCTAATACTTATTATAGCCCCTATAATTGATGCTATGTATATTATAATTAAGATAATCATCCCATTTTAATTAATTCAATGAATTTTTGGTGCATTGGTTTAGCTATTTCTTGTGCCATAGGATGGGCATCAGGGGCATCTCTACGATAGAAGAAATTCTTCCATGCGTCTTCAAATCCACAGGAAATAAGTTCAGACTTAATTCCTAGAGGAAGTACAGAACGAGCTTGCTGAGGAGTCCAACCCATCTTTAAAAGAGATAAGTAGGAATTTTGGGCGTTTTGTAACGCATTCATAAATTCCACTTCATCCCCATTTATTTCAAATGGAGAGTATTCTTGTTTAGACCCCTCTATGAGAGAGTTACACCAACTTGGAATAACAAAAGTAACCTCATTATTAAACTTGTCTTTAGAATAGTTGCAATACCGCGTGCTTTCAGCTAAGTGAGACAATCCTACGTGAGTTCTGAACTCATCCATAACTCCACGATCAAGAATCATGTGAACTGTATATCTCCTAGGATAGAGTGGATTATCAGAGGGATCTAAGTATTCAGAAACTCCCCTGTCATATCTACATAATTCCATATAGTATCTATAATTAGTAGTTATATAACAAATGCTTTCCTTCTCTGTATCTATAACGTTATATTTAATCCAGCAATCATTATAAACTTTATTTTTAATAAGAAGCATTTGTAAAGCATCAAATTGGGGACTGCTCATTTTAAGATGCACAGTTCCAAACTCAAGAGGTCTATCGTGCCCTCTAGATTTTAACATAATTACAAACTTCTTATAAGAGGTATCTGTAATCTTTTCTTGACTCTTGTAACTAATACGGGCACAATACTCAATATGTTTATAAATGTCTCTTAAAGTAAAACCTTTTTGGTCTACAAGTTGAAAACTTTGTTTAATTAATTTCATATTACTTAACTATTTTTACATATAATGTGTCATGAGGAGCTGTTTTATTAGTTCCCTTTACAATATCTCCAATTTTTGAGAAGTTCTTATCAAGAATAATTACATCATCTACAAAGTAATCACTCTCTCCTCTATTTTTAAACACATTTTTGCATCCCCAAACTTGGTGATATTTAATCTTAACTTTCCAACCTTCTACCTGAGCTTTAATTAAAGTATTAATAAGTTTTTGTTGGTCATTACGATCATTATCCATTGAAAAAGCAAATGGTTCTCCACTAGAATTCATACCAGTTTGGGTAACATTAAGTAACCCATCCCATGAATCCCAGAAAACTCCTGCTTTACTAAACTTAGTTACAGTACCAACACGTTCTCCATTAGAAAACTGTTCTTTACAAGACGTTAAGCACGCCATAGCTACTAGAAAAATAAAAATTTTCTTCATTTTTTGTCGTTTTAAAAAATTGTCTAACAATATTTTTATCTCTTATACATATATAACTGTAGTTACTTCTTTTGGAAATACTTCTATTAAATCTTTATCTGCATCTACCTCGTCTTCAAAATTCCAATATGGACTTTGATAATAATTAAAAGAATAATACTTATTATTAACTTTTATAATTGCCTTGTATTCAGTATAACCTTTTTCTGAATCAATATCAAGAATAGTATATTCTAGATTTATTACCTGTATATACGAATATAATCTTTTTAAATAATCATCTACTTCATCTGAATTATGGGATTTACAAAATTCTAAATATTTGTCTGCTATATCCTCAGGCATATAGTCTTCTATTTCTTCTAATCCATAATCAGCATTAAGTATATAATAATATTCGTCTAATCTTAATTTCATAATTCTAAAAAGTCTCTAATATCAATATAGTCTATGCCAAAATTCTCAGCACACTTCTTATCTGAATCTGAAAAATCTCCAGGTTTGCCAGAAGCATCTCCTATCATAATACATTCATCTTTAGATTTTATATTCCATTCTCCAGATAAACTTTCTAGCATTGCAGTATTGGGTTTTCTATAGGGATTTGTTTTGTCCATAGAAGAACAATACATACTATCAGAACAGCTATAATTAGAAAGCCTATTATCTAAATACGTATTACAAAAATACTCTATAGAATATAATTTAGCTTTAAAATCCCACTCGGCTGTAGTACTTTTTAAACCACCTTGATTAGTTACTATAAGGAATCTTTTAAGATTAGGCATCTTCTCTATTATTTTATTTAATACAGGAAGTTGTATTCTAAAATCACTAATGTCTTCAGGAAATGTTTTACCTGAGATAGTCTTAATTAAAGTACTGTCCAAATCAATGAACAGTACTTTTTTAGTTTCAAAATCAATCATCTAAATATTGTTTAAGTAACACTTCATCAGGTGAATCATCCAAATATTGCATGGCTTCACCATAATTTATCCAATTATCTACTCCCCACTCTTCTAATGTTGATAATTTCTCAGAGTTTCTAATTAACTTTAAAAGAGTATCCTTATCAATTTTTACAGTATTATTTAAATTATCAGAAGCTCTTGTAATATCATCATAATATAATACTGATGGATTATCTTTGTGTATATCTATATTATCTAGTTTAGCTATAGCTACTTTTTGTTTAAATTGCTCTAAGTCAAATCCCAGAGTAATTACATGAATGCCATTTACTGTAGGAACATAGTATAATATTATATTTGTGTAAGGTCTACATTCCCTAACTAAATCTAAATAGTTATTTATAAGATTCCAATCTTTAGTATCAAAATCTAATATCCATTTAGATTTATAATCAGTATTTCTTCTCTGACCTATTGATTTAGAGACACATTTAAATAACTTTTTAGAATTACATTCTATAGCTTCTAGAGCCTCTCTAATTATCTCGTATTGTACTTGTTTACAATTTCTAGGGTTTATCCAAAAATATGCTCTAGCATTAAAAGTTTTACATAATGTAATTATTTCTTCTTTCTTATTTAAAAAAGATTTTTTATCAAAGAAATGATAATCTTTAATTACATTATTATTACTACCTATATTACATTCTTTTTTTCTTTGTATTACTTGTACAAAGTAAAAATCTCCTTGGTCTGAGAGATTATCAAACCAAGGAGCAAATATATTAAAATTATCTACCATATAAAGGATATATCTTTATAATTATTATAAAATTATTGGATACCTAATGTAGGTATACTTATACATATAATTAATTTACTCATTCTTCTTCTAAATCAAAATCATCAATGCTCCACCCTTCATCTAAAAATTGATTTTGTAAAGATCTACAAATATCTTCAATATCAGTTGTAGAAATTTGTTTACTTATACAAAAACATATTGTATAATCTTTTTCTTCCAAAGGAATATCTGTGTTAAGATTATCTAAAAATCTCTCTTCAGATTGCATCAACGTTGGTGAATTACTAGTCATAATTAAAATCGCTCAATATAATCAGCTTCAGGGAATGTTGCATATACATCATCCCATGCAGCATCTACTTCCATTTCGTCATCTTCTTCATAATGGTTAGAATATTGAGTTCTAGAACCATCTTTATTAGTTATAATAAATGTCATATGTTTATTACATATTTATCAACAAATTCTCCATGAGTTTCACAATAATCTAATTGTTCATACTCACCCATTCCAGTGCAAGCAATTTCTACAAATCTTTGTAAAACTCCTTCGGAAACTTTATCTACTAATTTATGACAAATTTCTTTTTGTTTGTCGTAATCTATATCAACGAATTCTTTGCCGTCGATATATAGTGAATAGTCGTTACCAATGTAAGTTATTTCCATTTTAATGAATCCAGTAATTAGGTAGTGTTCCATCTTTACATCTAGAAATATCTGCATCTAACTTACATCTAGTACAGAATATCTCTCCAGCTCTAACCATGATAGCGTGAAGTCTAGTAGCTACTTTTTCAGCTATTTCTATAGGTGCTTCGCAATTAATCTCCATATATTGTTACGAATATATCGATTCCATATATTCTCCTATACTTTCATATAGGTTCGGACTATATCTTATAAAAACCTCCACTTATAAGCTAATTGCCTATTAGTAAGATTTTCATCGATGCTTTTCACCTGCTCTTGCAGCTTACTCCATTTCAGGATAGTCTCTGAACTCCATAATTTATAAGAGTAACAATCTAATGGATAACGTGATAGTATTTCACTAATAATATTAGCTCCTTCATATTTATTAATTCCTAAATAATACAATTCTTTTCCTCTTTTTGTATCATGTCTTAAATTAGCTTTAATGCCTAAGGAATCAAACCATGGAATAAAAATTCCTTCTTGTATATACTTTGGGAACTTTTGAGTATTTAAATTATAATGTAAATCTCTTTTATGAAGGCTACCATCATCGTAAAACCATAATGCTAACCCAAGTAAATCTAAGTTTTCAATAACATCTTGAACAGTAAATTCTTTAAACTCAAATAATTCTGGGTAAGCTCCCCCATACATAGTATATATAGGAGTTTGACTATAGCCATTTCTTTCTTGGAGTCTAATATTTCCTTTACCTAATAATTTCTTTTTAAATTCTAAATATTCAAGATGCTTACAATTTGTAGTATAAATATAACTACCACTATTTGTAGTAGATATACATCCATCACCTAGCAGTCCTGTTAGAAATACTTGAGTTTGTTCTCTTGTAAAATTATAAAGCTGCTTATTGTCCATTTCTTTTAACTGAGGTAAAATCATATTTAATATTTTTACTGGTTTATTATTTCAATAATTTAGTAATTAAATCTTTAGGAGTTCCAAGCAATTAACATCGTTTTACTACGACAAGATTATTTATCGTAGGGGGTAATAGTAATTAAAACCTTATTAAAAAGATTATTTTCTACTATCCATCTAAAGAAATAAATCATACTTACTTTATAACATAAAGCTCCAGTATGCTGTATTCTATAATTTATACTATTCCTTTCACACTCACCTTTTTTCTTAAAGAAATCTCGTACTTCTTGTACTGTATCACAATTAGGAGATTCTCGTTTCATTTCTCTATAATACTTCCAAAATTCTCTATCTTGCATTTTTTCTTGCATTGAACGTAGAGACTCAAAATCATATATATGTGCTCTATATTTGCTTATAGGATTTAGAAGTATATAGCCTTTTTCCATGACTATTTTCCTACAATATTCTTGATATTTAGCTAATCCTGAGAAACCTGACATATAATTTTCATATATCTTTTTAGCTTCCTCTATAGAGATGCCTTTGTTTCGGTGAATAGTATTAAAATCACCACCATAATTTCGCGTGTATTAACCCTTGGCTCTTTATCCAAGGCTCTATATGTTACCATATAGGCTAGACTATTTCATCACCTTACTTTATAGTTTAGGTGTTGGGCGCTCGTGTCTCTATTATATTCTTCTTACGAAGTTTCAAGAGTTAGTCGTTGAACCTTCCAACTTTGTTAAAGGTTGGCTTGGCTGCAGATTTTCCTTAAGTTCCTGCAATTCACCCAATTTTTTATTCTCTATGTTTCCATAGAGTGCCACAAAATTGTAATAATTTAAGGATTAATGGCAAATTCTATGCCTTTAGCTTCTTGTCTAAGATGGTGATATTTTTCTTTAATTTCTGTTATTTTTGTATCTCTTGGTATTTGATCAGGATAACTCATATAAGCAGTTAGAGAGTGTAAATCCCCACTTCCCTCCATTAATTCATGTATTAAAGCTTTATCATTAGAAATAGAAGCCATAATGAAACTTTCTTGCCCTGAGTAGTCTATTGAAATCCAAGAATTACCTTTCTCTGCAATAAAACAACTTCTAGTTTCTGGGTCTGCTGGAAGATTGAGAAAATTTACATATTCTATTTTAGCATTTTTATCTTTTCCGCCACTAGATATTCTAGCAGTATTAGTACCTAACTGATTAAACTTAGTATATACTCTACCAGTTTCTGGATTTATTTGGTCTAACCAGTTTTGTCCATAAGTAGAACATACTTTTTGAGCTTCCTTATAATCTAGATAAATAGGAAGAATTTCAAAATCCTTAGCTTGAGGCTTTAATAATTTAGCATCTACAGAATCTTTTAATTTCTTTGTTTTACTATCTATAGTAGAAGTATTTATTCCAATAGCTTTAAATAATGGAATTACTTGAGTTCCACTATTCCAATTTATAGTACACTGTGGGTCAGTATTAAATCCTGAAAATAAATCTCCTTGTAAATCTACCTTAGTAAATCTAGAGTCATTTCCATAATGTTCTATTACCCAATCATTTAATTTATTTAGAGCAATTTTTAAACGTTTAGCATCTTTTACCATTTTAGCTTTCCATTTTTCTACGTTTAATTTTACTCCGCACCATTCCATATAAGCCAATGGAATAACAAATCTATTCTCTAATTGTACTGCCTTTACCAAATCTTCTTTTTCTAAAGCTTTTATTTGAGCATTCATTAAATCTTCCAAATCTACTACATCATTAGCTGCATAAACTATTACTTCTTCAATTAGACCAACTTTAGTAATTTTACCCCTAACAGTTTTATCCATATGTTTATTAAGATACTTATATTCAAGGGTCTGTAAGTCAGCATGAAAACTACCTTTAGGATATCCCAAATATCTAACTTTTTCAGCTAACATTACATCCCATACTTTAGATAATATAATATTATGTTTAAAGAAGAATTGGGTATCAAATTTAGCATTAGCTAAGATGTATAAAATATCGGAATCTTCTAATATATTTTTATATTCCAAAATATTTATAGTAGTACAATCAATTACTACTTGATTTTCTTTAGTACCTATCTGAACAGTTAATAATGCTTTAGTATGAGGATTTAATCCCCTAGTTTCAGTATCTAACCCTCTAATTTTTCCCATAGAATTAATAATTTCTTTACTTTTCTCTATGGAAATACATTCATATTTAGAAGATTTAAATAAAGTTTTAGCTTTGGTAACTAAATAAATCATTTAAACATTTTTAAGAATTTTTTTCTTTCTTAATTTTTTAATTGCCTCTTTTCTAATTTGTCTTATACGTTCTGGCGTACATCCAAATAAAGGAGATATAAGCTCAGGAGTATATTCCTGACCAGTAAATCCATAACATAACATTATTATATCATGTTCCTTATTGGATAATCCATTTAAAACTTTATTTATAACTTTTGTTTTATAAGACTGTTCTATATCATTGTCAGCTAAAGGACTATTATTATTTTTAACAATATCTACTAAAGTAGAATCTCCGTCATCATCATTACTACCTAATGGAGTGTCTAAAGACATACATATTTTTTTAGCATTTATAGCTCCATTAATTTGTTTCATAGTTTTACCAGTAGCTTCTTCTAACTCTTCATCTGATGGAGGTCTATCTTCAGTTTGCCAATATTTATTTATAACTTTAGCAGCTTTGTTATAAGTAAGTTTTTGACTTACAGGAACTCTAACAGTATCTGCTTTATAATGAATAGCTCTACGAATAGCTTCATTTATATGCCATACAGCATAAGTTATAAATTTAACATTATATTCACTTTTATATAAGTGGCTAGCATGAATAAGACCTACATTTCCTTCAGCTATTAGATCAGATAAAGGTAGTCCTTTATTCTGAAACTTTTTAGCTACAGTTACTACAAACTTTAAATTAGCATTTACTAATTTCTCCCAATTTCCAGTATCAGCACATTCTTTTTCTTCTTCTAAAGATAGTGGAGTAGAATGAGTAATGTTATTTAAATAAGCTTGTAATGCTTCACTATCGTCTGTGATTAAATTATACCCAGCCATCTTTATGCCATGTTGAAGTTAGAATACCTTTTGTATAAGTTCTATAATAGGTACACATATATTCATCTGGATCTAATTCTTCTGGCAAATCTTCATCGCACTCATAAAATTTATCACGATATAAGTAGCAATTAGTTATCTCAGTACCATCATAAGGTTTATATGGCATATTGGAATAATCTATTATATTATACAAAGTATCATCTACATTCATATAATCTGTAGTATAGATTACCTCATCAGGAAAATTTTCTCTTAATTTATTAAAATCAGTAGATATTTGTTCTACATGAGAGCCGAAATTAGTATCCGCTATAATAAAATAAATCATTGGTCTTCTTTTATTAAAGTTTGGTCAAATTTTATATTATCTACAGAAATTACTTCAGTACAAAAAGAACATGAAAATTTAATAGCTTCTGATATAAGTTTTGCTAATTGTTTGGAAACTTCTTCAGGAAGTTTTCCTACAAATTTTCTTTTATCTGCTCTAACCTTAGAAGGTATTATTGGCTGAAGACTAGTTTGTTTAATCTTAATTACCGCATCATAAGATACTGTATAATCTTTAAGAGGGGAAACATATTTTGTTTTAGGTTTTCTCTCTGTTACTACTTTTGGAACTTGTATTTTACTTTTTGGCATATTTTCTAGTTGTTTCATATTCACACATTAATATTGCAAAAGTACTAGCAAGCGATTCATCGCTTCCAGTATTCCACAGATAGTTAAAGGTGTGGAAAAGTTCATGATAATATGTATTAAGAATACATTCTCTTGATAAAGGCTTACCATTATCTTTAAATATTCTGATTCTAATGACCTGTTCATCATAATCAAATTGTCCATATAATGGGTCATTATCGTCGTATAATTCTTTATATAATTGTACTTTGAAGGTATGACACCCAAGAGTAAAGGTCTCCGGAATGTATGGTAATTTTTCATTAGCTATTACGTCTTTCATTTTAGATGTCTAAATATAATGGTTTATAAATCTCTTTATATTCATTATCTAATATAGATACGTTATATATCTCTGTATTATCTAATTTTAAATATTTATCTTTACAAGTATGTAAATGCCCACAAAATACATATCTAGGCTGCACTCTACAAATAGCATTTGCTAAAGATCTACCTCCAGCATGAATAGCTTTTGGATTCCATTGACTAGGAGGTAATAAATCTAAATCTCCTAACATTGGAGTATCGTGAGTTAAAATTATATCAGTATCTTCTGGAATATTATCATAATAACCTTTTAACCATTCTTCATTTTGCATAAATGCCCAGTTACCAAACTTATGACAGAAAGGAGAGCCATATATTTTATAATGTTCAAGATTCCTAGCCACATATTCATAAGTAGTTCCTGACAAATATGTAAGTTTAAAATCAGTTTTAGATTCTACTGCATGAATTATAAAAGAAGCTCTTTCTATAAGTTTATCGTGATTACCTGCAATCATAATAACTTCATCACAAGAAAGAGAATCAATCCATTTTGTAAACTCATCTAAAAACCATAAGGTAGATGCAGTATTATCAAATTGAATATTTAAAGGAACAATATCTCCTGCTATTAATACTAACTCACAAGGTTCAATTTTTGGTAGATGACCATGTAGGTCACTTAGTGCACAAATTTTCGTCATATATAATTAAATTATTGTATATTAGAGCAAGATTGTTTAAGATTACTCACAATTTTTTTATAACTGCGGCTACTTTTTACAAGCTCTAATTTTTCTTTTAATAAATCTTCTGTAAAATCTTTTTTATATATCCATATATAACCTCCTGCTGAAAAATCAGTTCCAGAAGCAGCTCCTGAAGGGCTATATCCCATTTTTAAAGTTCTTTTTGCTTCTGCACAACTTATATAGGAAGCTACATAATCTCCTAAAAAAGTATATTGTAAAACTTCTTTATCATTAGATTTACATTTTGCTCTTGATTTGTATTTTTGAATATAGCCTTCATAATAATCATCTTTTCGTACCCAAATATATCCCATATAAGAATCTATTAAATTATTACAACATCTACATACATTATTAGCTCTATATCCTAATTGTCGTGTAATTTCTGCCATAGATGGAAACTCTGCTATATAATTTCCATCTAAATCAAATTGTAAAATTGTTCTAGATTTACCTTTATTTCTTTTACCATAATTCCAATGTTTTTCCCCTTGATGAGATTTACTCATTTTTTCTCTGGTTTCTTTAGAAAAATGGTAACCTAAAACTCCGTCTCCTCCTTTTGTTAAATTATAGCCAAAATTAGGATTTGTAGTGTTGTATTTATTAATAAATTCAATCTCTTTTTTATTTACAATATCATTTAATTTTTTTCTATTCTCTTCAGTATCTTTATATGGTTCAGTTTGGTATAGGATATATTTATTAAAAGCATCCCATCCATATTTTCTGATAGCATTATAGAAATAAGTTACTACTCCTCTTTCACTTTTACTTCTATGTTCATTAAATCTATCAGTATAATCTTTTTTTACTGTTTCTCCAATATATTTTTTACCATTAATACTATTAATAAAACAGTATACAGTACCCACGACTAAAGATTTTGATATAATAGGATTTTCTATATGTGGAATATGTGTATCAACAGAACTTAAATTATTTTTATCTGTTCGATAATGTTTTCCTTTTTGTTGATTAGCACATTTTTTACAACCATATTTAGATATTAAAAATGACTTAGGAGTAGTCTCAAATTCACCATGTATAGGACATATAATTGTAATTTTATCTATTTCTTTATTATTAATATCTGTTACTTTAGAATAATCAAATTTGCCACCAAATTTTTCAATTGCTTGAGTAATAAATTTTTCCTTTTTTGTCATTACTAAAAATATTTTAACATTTTAATTAATAGTATCAATATAGTCTATTAAAAATAATTAGTCTAGATATTTTTAGTAAAATTTTAGTATTATTCTAAATCAAACCTAAATACTGTGAATTTTGGCTGACAAGGAATTCCACTATCGGATATTTCAAAATATTTACAATCCCCTAAATGATTTTTATATTTTTTATCAAAATTTTCGACATAATCAGCTTTTATAGCTCTATCTCCCATTGGACTTGCTTTAAAAGTTTTCCCATTAGGCATTTGTAAAATAAAAGTCATATCCTCTGAACCTCGTAATCCTAATTCATAGTCGATAACTTTATAAGTAGCATCTAAGTAATGTTTTACTTTTATCATTTGATTACCTCTAGAATTTGGCTTATAAGGCTTATCAGGATCTCTTAATACAACACCCTCAAATCCTTCAGAAACATATTTATTATGTAATTTTTCAATGTTTTCCCAACCTGATACTTTTACTTGAGGTACTAATTGTATTTGAAGTTCTCCTTGTTTCCATTCTCTAATAGGATTAAACCCATATATGTTATAACTTTTAAATAGTTTTATAAGAAATAACTCACGTTGTTTTGCAGGAACTCCCATTTTATTGGTAAAGAAACAATCATAACAATAAATTTCTAACCAATCACAATCTACTACATTTCTTTCTAATCTGGCTGCTCCAGATATTTGTTGCAAAGATTTTCCATGTTTATATAATTCTGAATCTAATACTAATGTTGGAAATTTTTTAAAAATTTCTATTAAAATTGGATGTTTAGTTAAATGTTGGGTAGATAAATCATAATTTTCCCCACCTCTTGAGTAAGTTTTAATATGCTTACCATCCCAATAAAAGCAACATCTTAATCCATTAATTTTCCTACTAGCTAACCATTCATTATCAAATATTTCTCGTTTAATAACTTTTTTCTCTTGTTTAGCCAACATAGGTTTAATATGGTTATAAGAGTCAGTATTATACTCAGGAAGAAAATTTAAAATTATTTTTTCATCTTTATTATCAGGATCTTCTTCAACTTCTTTATAACCTTTATCTTTATATTCTTTAAGTTTAGAGTTAAACTGAAGTTGAGTTTGTTCCCTAAGAGTTCTACTGACTAATCCTTTCTTTATAGGAATATCTGGATGGTCCAGTCTTTTACCATTTAATTGCCAAGACTGTCTTTTAATAAGATAGGCATGAGCGGAATCACTCCACTCATACCATAGTCTTACACATCTAACTTTACCTTTAGCATCTTTAGATACTAAATAAGCATTTGTTTGAAATTCTTTTTCAAATAAGTCAGACACGATTCAATTTCTTTAAAGCATCATAAAATTGTTCAGGAGTTTTTACTTTTATAAGTTCTCCATCTATAACCCATTCTTTTTCTACATCTTCATATAGCCACCATTCAATATCATCTCTAGTTTCAGAATCATCATTAGCTAAAGTTCTTATTAAACTAGTTATAATAAAAGTTACAGATTCACATATAGATGATTCACATATTACACAACCTAAAGTATTTTCGAGTTTATCTAGTTCTCTTTGGTAATGTAAAATATCTCTCAAGGAATCACAAAATCTTTCTTTACTTATCACTTTACTCCAGACTTACCATAACCACTATCAGATCTATCTGTCTCATCCAAAGAATCTGTTTCTATAAGATTAGCCTCTTCTACTTTATTAAGTACTCCTTGTGCAATTCTATCACCTTGTTCAATTATAAAAGGCTCAGTACCATCATTTTTAAGAATAACTCCAATATTACCTCTATAAGTTGAATCGATTGTTCCTGGAGTATTTACTACGGTAATACCGTATTTCAAAGCCAAACCACTACGAGGACGAATTTGAAGCTCATAACCTTCAGGAATTGCCATATATAAACCTGTTGGAATAAGTACTCTACCTCCAGGATTAAGAATTATTGTAGTAGCATTAAATTTAATAGCATTAAACAAATAATTATCATTTTTAATTTCTTCTACATTAGCTCTGAGATCAAAACCTGCATCACCTTTATGTGCATACTTAGGAAGTTCATTACTAGATTTATTAATTACTGGAATATTAATAGTTGTGCTCATTTAAATAAGATATTAATTTAGAAATTACATTATCTTTATCTTCTGCATAAAAGGCTTTAATAACCTTATCATCTTTTTTAACTAATGCAAATGGAGTTTGATTACTACCCCATTCTTGTTGTATCTTATAAGCTTTACTACGTTCTACTTTAGAACCTCTATCTAAGAATTGTAAAAAAGCTTCTCCATTATAGGAGTTTTTAAACAATTCTACTAATGCTGGATTATTATGAATCAATAATACATCAATCATAATAGCATAGTTATATCATTTCTAGTTCTAGACATACTTACATATTGTAATTGTCTAAGAGTCTCTTTATCTTTAGCTCTAAAGATATCTTTCATATCTATAAATACATTATCATAAGAAGACCCTTGAGAACGGTGAGTAGTAATAGCATACCCGTATTTAAAAGTAGCTTTTCTTATACATCTACCATCAGTAAATAGATCTTTAGATGTACAAAAACTTCCCATTAAATCATAATATATTCCCCATTTCTTTTTTCTATCGTATCCTTGAGAATTTATTGCTTCAGTTCTTATAGTTTCTATAACTATAGCTAAATCTTCATTACATTCTTCTGGAGCTAATAGTGGAATTTCAAAAGAGGTATTGCTATATTCATCATATAGTTTAACTAAATATCCTTTACAACTAGTATAGTATGGAACTTTAATAATAGTAGGAATAAATTCTTCCACTATATAATCCATAGAATTAGTTACTTCATAACCATCTTTTTTGAAATTCTCATAAGCCATTAAAATTTCTCCTTTATGAAGAAAATTATCATCATTCCATAAAAGTTTATGAATAGCTTTATTATAGTTATTTACACGATTATTAGTATAAGCTAGAATTTTTGTATGTAATATATCTTTAGCTTCTATCTCATATTTAAATTCCGAAACTGCTTTTCTACAAAAATTTTCTAAATTAGACTCTACAAAGAGACTTCCATCCTCACCTTCACAGTTATCCCATTGATGTATTGGAGACTCTCTAAGTGTCTGTAAAATGTCTTTAAGACCACTTTTTTCAGATTGTCTGTATATTTTAGTCAATCTAAATTGATGTTTACATCTAAAGACTTTTGATTGTTTATCTTCTTTTACTGGATTTAACTGAGCATAATCATCACAAAAGATAATCATAGTACCCATTAAGCTACATTTTTCTACTAATAAATCATATAAATCGCTACTTACCATAGATGCTTCATCACAGATGATAATCCCATCATATGGTATAGACATTTTTTTATCATTAGTAGCAAAGAATCTTAATTCTCTGATATCCAGTTTAAGAATATCTACTTTAGGAGATAATGCTAACATACTATGTAGAGTAGTTGCATCATAATCATTATACTTTTTAAGTACTAGAGCTGCTTTATGAGTGGGAGCACATAATTTTACAGGGAATCCTTTAGTGTTTATCCACTCTAAGAGAAAGCTAGTGCAAAGCGACTTACCACAACCAGCAGCTCCTCCTAAATTTATAGGATTTAAAAAGTCTTTTTGTTTGAAATTATCTAATATAATATCAATTATATCGTGCAATACTTGTAATTGTTCTTCTCCTAATGTTATTTGTTTTTCTTCTTCAATAAATCTTAACCAATTATTTCCTTTTACAAAAGGATTATCTATCATATTAGGTCTTTCTAGAGACCCATCGAAATTATCTATACAAACGAAATCACTACCCATATAAATATAACTTTTCTCCTTTTGGAGTAAGAAACCCTTTAGTAAAAGCGTTTATCTTTTCTTTATTACAATTTTCCCAAGTATTTTTATTTATAGCTTCTTTAAGAGATTTATTATAATAAATTATATCTAAGATTGTCTCCCAATATACATCGTTATTATTAGTTTGAAAAGTTAATAATAATTGATATTTCTTAAATAATTCTAAATTTATTTGAGGAGTAAATTCAAATCTAGGACTATCATATTTATCTTTCCAAGTAACGTCATAACTATGTAACTCAATCCATTTATTAGGAAGTCTACAAGGTAGCCCTGATATTATAGGTCCAAAATAAATGGAAGGTTTAGGAATTCTAAACCATTTCCTAACCTTCCACCATGTTCTAAGAGGGTTCTCCATCAGCACGTCTTAAATAAGGTAATAATTTTTCTTCTAGTGTTCTATAAAAACGTGGACAAATTTCCTCATATACTTGAGTACCATATAAAGCTTGAATAATTTCTTCTTTATTTAACTCCCATTCTTCTACATAAGATAGAGGAGACTTAATAGACATATCTGAATCAGTATGTAAGAATTTAATATAATCAAATATGTCTTTAATACTTACATCTAGTTCATCTGTTGTGAGATATTGATATGAAATTTTCATGATTTTAAAGATAATTTAGTTATATATTGTGCTACATCGTCTATAACTTCTTTTAAACCAGAATCTAAAGGATTATTATTTTTATAACCTCGTAATTTTAAAAATCTGTAAGTATAAATGCGAGCCTCTGGCATCCATTTATCAAATACTTCTTCATTAGATAATGTTGAAGGAAATAAACTTTTAATCCAATTCCAATATTCAGAAGTATCTATCTTTAAAGTTTCTATGAATTTAATTTCCATTCTTTAGAGCAAATTTAAATATTCCCAAATACTTTCACATAATAAATCTAGCAACTCTTCATTAATATGCTCATCATATTTTATATCTTTTTTTATAAAGTATCTTTCTAAGTAATAATAAATATTATCACCTATGTCATCATGCCAACTATCTTTAGGAACATTTTCCTCTAAGAGTTCATTTTGTATAAACTCTGAAAAATCTTTTACACTAAGTTCAAGATAAGAAGTATATGGAAGTTTTATAATATCCATGGTACAATTTGTTTAGTTTCTGTATTTAATACAAATGGTTTACAACAATCTAACATAGCATACTTATCTGTAATTAGAGGTTTAGTTCTACCTCCCCAAGTATGTCCGAATATTTGATAATAATCTTTATATGGAGCTTGTAATTGAAAATCATTTAAATCATTCCAAACACAAGAACCATATTTATTATGACCTCCTCTAGAATACGGAATTTGGTCTAATGGACTAAGATTAGTTATATCTATATTGTCTAAGTCTTTTAATTCCAGATTATTATAATCTAGCCAATCTTGAGTAATACCTGCATGAGAAAATAAGTATTTATAAGGCTCTTGCGTAGTTAAATCTTCATATATGTAATATAATTGTGGACTTAAACTCCTAATTAATTTTTTTACTTTTTTCTGTTGCCAGTAATCAAATCTACATTTACCGTTTCCATTGAAATAAGCAAGATCGTGATTACCTAATAGGCATATAACATCAGAAATCTTACGTCTAGTCTCTACAAAAGCAGCTAATTCTCTAAGATTAGTTAAAGATTCTGATTTATCAGGTTCTCCATCTACATATTCTCCATAAGGATCGTGATAATCTCCTAAGAATATAATTTTACCTTCCCAATTATCGCATGGTTCTTTCCAAAATGTTCTTCCATGCAAATCCGGGATTATTAATATTTTAGTCATTCAAATACCACTCTTTAAATTTCTCTAAGAATTCATCTTTGATAATTAACTCTGTAATATCTTCATAATCTATATCACCATTAGAATAATCATAAGGAGAAGCTTCTTTAATTAATTCCTCTATATAATTTTCTATATGGTCTTGAATGCCTTCAATAATTTCATTTATGTCATCGTCTTCATTTCCTATATAAGTACGATATACATAAAGTAAAGCTGAGTAAAGAGTATCTTCTTCGACAAATACCTGTCGAATTTCACGCCATGTTAAATCTATCATTTTGCTAATTTTAATTCTTCTAAATATTTAGTATAGTAATCTATTAATTTATCTTCTGCTACTTCTCTTATTTGTTCAGATAAATCGTCAATAGTCATATTGTCTGTTACTTCTTCTTCTAGCTCAAAATGTTGTATGAACTCATCATACCAAGAATCAGATTCGCAGAAAATATCATATACTATGTCTGATGCAGTAACATCTTCTCCATAATTTTCTTTAATATCATCTTGATCTATAAGCTCCTTAAACCATTCTACTATAGAATCTACATCGTAGTTCTGTTTACTAGCTACATTTATTTGTTTCTGATATACAAAATACATATTAATATGGTTTAAACTGTTGTTTTACTAACTTACCTTCTTTATATTCAAATGTTCGTTCACCTCTTGCTGACCAATTATCAGGCTCCTCTCCTTCATAATAATATTCACCATCTTTGAAAAATATTTCATCTTCTACGATAGTACAATTATAAGGAAGCCAATCTGCATCTAAATTTTCTTCCCAAGATGTATAAACATTATACATTGATACAGCTTCTTTAGTAGTATAATAAACATCATCATACTCTTCAAAAGCTTTCAAATTATAAGAAATGTCAGTAATAGCTTCACCATCAAATTTTCCGTATAACTTCATTACAATAAAGATTTAAATATTTTAACAATAGTACTCTTCTGAGCAGTAGGGAATGTACGTTGAACATCTGCAATAACATCTTTAGTATCTTTAATAGTAAGAGTTGTTGCTTCCATTAATTCAGCAATAAGTTCTTCAATCTCTTGCTCTGAAGGTTCTTTAGGTATCATTCCTCGAATATAGCCAAGTTCTTTAGTTTCTTTAAGAGCTAAATCATTCCGACCTGCTTTATCATAGATAGCTATAGCTTTTTCACGCTCTTTAGCCATTTTCTGTAAAACTTCTAGTTCAGAAACTGGGTTCTCGGAATGTTTATTATTAAGTATTGCTGCTTTAACTAATTTAGCTATTTCCAAAAAAGTAATATTAGAATCTTTTCTAAATAATTCAATAGCGGTATCAATTTTTTGTTCTAACTCTGTCTTACTTTCTTTCATCATTAATTGTGATATTTTTATTAACCATCCAACTTATATCGTCTAGGTTAAAATCCATATAACCTAGCCAAGTCTCTATCTCACTATCATACATATTTAATCTAGGTAAGGTATAAATATAAACCTCACCATTGGAATAGTCTAATACAATTATATCATCCATTATTTTTGTTTTCGAAGCGCATTACTAATGTTAAATAGTTAATAGCTTCTAGTTCATCATCAGATAAAGTTATTAATTTACCATTAATATCAATATCATATCCTTCTCCATTAGTCCATTCTGTAATGGTTATATAGTCAGAGTCTTTACCACTATATGTGTATTTTTTAAGACTGTCAGTAATCTGGCTTACTTTCGTCACTTCCATGATTTAATTTATTAAAACCATAAATAATCAATTCTTTAAAATCTTTTTCTTCTTGTTCTGTTAAATCTAAAGGTCTTTCACCTATCCACGTAAATTCATAAACTCCTTCATGTTTATTATATTCAAAACTAGCTATGGCATAACAAGTTTCTGAATTTTTAAAGCAACTCTTATGTAATTTATGCCAAGAAAAGTTTGGGTCTCTATACCAATCATTATCTATTTTTATAAAATCAGATTCGTGACCATAATAACAATTAGGCATGTATCTATTTATATGATAAGCTTTAATTTCAGGAGGATTTTTTAAAAGATAGGTAGCGACCTTAAATTCTAAATTATTTATTCGTTTAGGTTCTATCATCTTTTACATTAATTTTACCTTCTTTAATCATAAATTCTATTTCATCTTCTCTATAACCAAAAACATCATATAAATAAACTTCTACATCATCAATATCATCTGGAACTGTCACTAAATCAACACTTCCTACACCGTAATTTAAAATTGCACATTCCATAAAAACTAAAAAAGGAGGCTTATTCAGCCTCCTTCCAAAATATATCAGTACACCATATCATTATATGGGCATTTCTATCTATCTTATAAAATTTTTGATTAGTATTTGGATTATTTAATGGTCCAAATTGTTTCATATAAGGACCAAGTTTAATATAATCAAAATTATCAATATCTATATCATTATCAGCTAGTAATTGTTTACCACTATACCATCCGATATGTAATTCAGGGTAATTTTCTCTAACCCATTTAGCTAATTTATTTATTTCTTTTGGGTCAGAATCCCCTCCCATAAATCCTACTAATGTAATTCCTTTATTAGATTCAATTAATTCTTGAAGTCGTTCCAATGATAGTACTTCTCCAATATCTTTTGACAAATAAGGTGAGTGGCAGCCATCGCAGCAACAAGGGCAACCACTGATGTTAATACACAGAGAAACTTCATTAGGAAATTCTGCAAAAGTAACAGCTGTATCAACATATTTAAGCATAGAACTCTTTAATTTTGTTCTCAAGCATATCAGTAGTTAAAACTCCAGAAGTTCTTCCTACTTCTATATCATCTTTTATAAACACAAGAGTTGGAAGATTTCTAATATTATATCTAAGAGTAGTTTCCTCTTCAATTTCTATGTCTACTGTAGTTAAAGTAATATCAGTATGATTTTCTAATACTCTTTTTAAAATAGGTGCTAAAGCTTTACATTGTCCACACCATTCTGCTTCAAATTTTAATATTTTTTTCATTGTGCTAATTCTATATTAATTTCTAATTTATTCTTTCTACTTCTAGTACTACCTTCTAGTTGTCTAGCAGCACTCCAATTAGAAATCTTTGTTAAATCCTTTTATACCCTCTCTTTCGAGATATTTAATTTATTAATAACATACTTTTTTATTTCAGCTTTACGTTCCTCTGAAATTTTATCAATATAAGAATTATACAGAGCATCATTAGCTTCATTCCGAAAATTTTTTAATACTAATTTCTCACAAAGATACCTTTGATAAACGGCTTCTTCTTTTAGGTTCCTATCCATTAAATAATAACGTTGTTTTTGAAAAGTAAAATCAGTTTTCCATCTATTTCGTTTTTTATCAAAAGATACCCCCCGAATACCCGAAGTATTATTAGATTTCTTTTGTAGGTTTAACATATTTTCTTGGATAGTTACTTCTCTAAGATTACATTTTCTATTATCATGAGTATCTCCACTAATATGGTCAACTTGTTTATCAGTAGGAAGTACCAATCTATGAAAATAGATACGTTCTTTTTTCTGGTTTCCTGTAAATAAATAAGGTTTATTATTTTTATAAACAGTTCTCCATTTATGACCCTTTAATTTTGGAACATCATCTATATCTAGAATAAATGTCTCCATAATATTTCCATGAGAATCATAAGTATCTATTTCCGCAAAATTATCTTTTAATCTAATTTCATTATCATCAAATACTCCTCTTGAATTAGTATCTTTAAATTCCCCAAATCTTCTAAATTGTCCCATATGTTTTTCACATAGTATTTTTCCAGAAAGTTTATTAAAACTAACTTTTTTAAATTTTGATGATACTCCACATACTTCACAAAAGCGTTCTTCTGTTATTTTTCTCATATTGTTAAATAATTATGTTAATAATAAGGGAGTGGACTATACTATCAACCCATAGGTTGCGCATTGGTAGTCTCTGAGACCCATAAATTTTATATATGTTAAGTATATACAAGACTTGTATAAATCTTAACACTTTAACATAAATTAACAATTTATATGTCTGCTGATTGCCCAATCCTAAGACTTGTTCATCCTTGAAAATATTTCAAGTATACTTAGGCTCTAAGGGGTTTCCAGCATATTCTGCGTTTACTACATAATATTACTATTATGTGGGGCGTTTACGTTCACCCAATAATTCTATCCCATAGACTTACATGAGTACTGCCACATTTAGGACATTTACTAAACGGCTGTTTTGCTATAAAATGGCACTCTTCACATTCACAATTAGGAATATTAAAAGTAGCATATTTACAACCTACTTTAGCCATAAATTTAAGTAAATACTCATATTGTTTCTGACTCAAATGTTCAGATAAATTAAGATGACAAGCAGAACCTCCATCTAATTCATCAGCAGCGAACTCAGAACTATGAAGTATAATTTTATCAAGTATACTTATATGTGTATCATTAGGTTTAAATATATAACTAGCATACAGATTAGTGTCTGTAGGAACCCAGTCATTCTGTTACGCTTTCCTCTGGGCTTTGAGGAAATGATTTATTCAGGTAATCTTCTAGATTAATAATACCAGCATGAATTTTTCTATGACAATTAGCGCAAACACAAACACATTTTTCTATCTCTTTCATTAAATTCTCTTTACTTTTATTTCTATGTTTACCTATAGTAAAATCTTTTTCATTAGGATCTTTATGATGAAAATCCAAACATACTGGTTCAGTTTCACCACATATTAAACATTTCTTTTTTAGAGAATATAACCATTTAGTTTGCTCTTCTTGCCTTTTAGAAGCTTCCTATCTATGTTTTTCAGGATGCTCCTGTCTTAATTTTCTGCGTCTAGCATTACGACAATCTCTACATTGATTTCTTCCAGATTCAAAACGGTCTAGTGGAAGTTCTCTTCCACATTTGCTACAAATTTTAGTATCCATACAATTAAAATTAGTTTAAATTAATATTTTATTATCTGGTACTAATATAACCATTTTTATCCCTGGGTCAAAATAAAAAATTGTCCCACTAAATAAATGGAGAATTTCTTCGAATTCTCTCTATACTTTGTATAGTTCAGACTGTCGCATACCTATAAGTAGCAATATTCACATATTATCCTTATAAGTCTCTTACACTCAGTCGTTCACGCTGCAAGTAACATATAAAATGCTACAGCTTGCGCCCTGTCGCCACACCGGACTTCCAAGTCAATCAGTAAGAGTTTTACATGGGCATTGAGTCTACCCATCCTTCTTATCTCTATTATAAAGTTTTACTGAAGCGCTTTCTGCCATTCTGTTACGCTCCTTCTATAGAAGGAATTTCTAATATTTTATTTAATTCCTCTATTGGCGAAGGATGATTAATAATATAATATAAATCTTTGTTAGGACCATATTCACCAAATAATTCTTGTTCTTTTTTTATTCTAGCTAATACAGCTTCAGCATAAGTAAAATAATTTCCAAGATGTATACTTTTATAATTGTACATTATTCTAGCCGTCCATTTTTTATTTACTTTAAGCCAGTTTACTCCTTTAATTTTTTGATTTAATTTTGTTCCTCTGTTATTATAAGAATTTTCTTTTTGAGTACAAACTCTAAGATTTGAAATCCTATTATCTAAAGAATCCCCATTGATATGGTCTACTACTTCATCAATATTATATTTTTTATCGTGAAGATGCATTATATATCTATGTACAAAGTATTTTTTACCAGAACCTTCTTCATTTTCTATTCCTGAAAATGCTGCATATTCTTTAATACCACTTTTTCTTATATAGATTTTATGTTTTTTAATATCAGGTAAAAATTCTAAGTCAACTTTGGTGCTAGCTTTATAATTACCATTTTTATCAAAACATTTTACTTCTACATAATCTTCATGAATAACATATTCGTTAGCATCATAGATAGTTCTATCTCTAATAACCCCATGCCTAGTTATTTGGATATAATGTTTACGACAATATGGGGTTCCTTCAAAAGAAGCCATTTTTAAACCTCCACAAATACTACATTTTTCTAAAGGCTTTTTGTGTTTTCTTTTAGAAGTATCGGTGATTTTACCATATTTATTTAATTGGTCATAGTGTTTTTCACAAACTATATAATCATTGAATCTTCTAAGTTTCCCTTCTCCTTTAGTACTTCCGCATACTTCACAGGTACATTCATCTGGTATTCTTTTTCTTACTCTTTTTTCTTTTACTAAATTTCTTACTTTTAAAATGTCTAATTTTTGTTCCATAAACTATAATTTTTATATTTACTGTTATAGAACAATTATAGACCCTCATCCTCGGGAATCAAAATTATTTTGTATATTATATTATTAACGGAGAAAATTCTTCGATTTTCTCTCTCTATGTTACCATAGAGTTCGGACTATTATATACTTTAAATAAATTTATTTAAAATTCTCTTTATTTAGTCTCTCAGGCTGCCCATAATTATAATAATTATTGCTTGCCCCTCGTTGTCCTTAATTTAAGGAGTTTCGAGTCAATTAAAAGAGATTTATAGTGCCCACACGTCTAGGCACTTGTTCAGTATTAAATTGAGCTGTTTTAGTTTTATGTTTCTTATTCTGCTCTTTTATGGTACTGAATATTAATCTACAGAATGTCTTATAATAAATATTATTATTACATTCCATTCCTAAGTATTCAGCAGCCTGATTTAAGCCATTAATTCCAATAGTTAAATACTGCTTATCAAGATTAATAAAACCAGCATCATAAGCAGCATATAAATGATGGTCTTTGCACCAATGCATTAAGTCGTTATAAGCATATTGATACAAATAAACTCTTTCAAGAATATTTTCTATATATTTCTTAATTCCTTCTTGGAAATCTTTATGTGTAATCCAATCTACTGGGAAACAGCATCTATTGGTATTAACATCAATATGGTCTTTATAATCAGACCAAGTATGCTGCCAATCCTGAATAATTCTATTTAAATTAAGAGTGATGACATTCTTACTACCAGTCATTACACCTATTTGACCATTAGTAGTATTAAATGTATTTTCCTGTACTGCATTCTGTAAACGACAACATGAACTTAAACTATCTACGCTACGAGATAAATAAGTAAAGAAAGAATTTCCTTGAGCATATTCATTGCATATAAAATGGAAAGTATCTAAATCTTTAAAATTACCTTCCTTATCTGTTAAGCAAGCATAGCTACATACAGGGTATGTTAAAATACATTTTAATCTTTCTTGGTTTAACCAATGTAAATAACGTCTTTGTAACCAATTAGTAGAATTCCATTCTGGCTTTGTTCCATCTGGAAATACAAATTCTCCAAACATACCTTCAAAGAAATATTTATCGAAGAATGAAAAATTTGTAAATGGAGACTGCATTCCTCTAGCTCCAGCTATTTGATTAATAGAATAAGTTACTTGTTGGAAATATTGATCAATTTGACTACCAATAGTTTTCTGTTTTATACAGTAATCTGTAGTTATTCTTACACTTGGTTTAAGATAATAATTATTTCCCCATTCTTTTCTACAGAAATAATCCATATACATCAGAAACTCAGGAGTAGCTACTGCTCCTTTAATTTCAGAAGCTAATGCAAAGTTTAGATTTACATAAATACCACAGAGTGAATCAAGGTTCTTTGGAACTGCTGATTTACCTCCTAATTTCTCTAATCCAGACAACAAGAAAGGATACATAGAAGCTGCCATACAATATGGTTCTCCTACTTGAGAAGATGAATCATGAGGATATAAAATAGTTTTAAAATCATTCCTCATAACTTTTATATTAAAGTTAGGGTCTCTCTTCTTTACAAAACTTTCCCACCATTCTGTATTAGTAAGTTTATTATCGACTTTATGTATTTCAGCGTTTAATACTCCAATACCTTTAGTTCCTACATTACTATTGTCGTCAATAGTAGCATTAGCAGTATTATCAGATTTTACAAAATTATGAATAAATTCAATATCTCTAGTAGCATGATTCCTAATATCTTCACGTTCTTTACGATATAGAATATATTTTTTAGCTACGTCGTGATATCCTAAATCCATTAAAAGTTCTTCAATTTGGTCTTGAATATCTTCAATAGATTGATCTTCAGTCTCTACTACAGAATTAGTTATTTCAGTAACTGCTCTGTAAATATCTTCGTCCATTGTCTTATTAGAATTTTGGGTAACTCCAAAAGCTTTTAATACAGCATCTCTAATTTTGTTTCTGTTAAACTCTTCTTTACTTCCGTCTCTCTTTATTACCATAAATAACATTTATAAATTAACATTTTAAATCATCTACGAAATAAGCACTATAATACTAGTACTGAACTAATAATATAGTGCTTATATAGTTATTTCAAAATATTATTTACAAAGTTAAAATGCTGTTTACTAATAAAGTTTTCTCAACCTGATTCATAATATCCTTTTTCATAGAATCAGTTATAATTTGAGTGAATGCATTGTATACAGTAAACATATTTGCGTTATCATCTGATATAAGATATGGGCTATCTTTTTTATCAAATAATAATTTATAAGCATCAATAGGAGTTGATGTAGCTAATTTTACTTTACCAAAACCATTATCAACAGATTCAGACATACAGTTACGAATCCATCTACCCAAATGTTCGTTTACAAAACTTTTATTGGTATAGTCAAAATCTGTTTCTGCAAAACGTCTGAGAGTAACTCCTATCTCTGTGGTTTGCTCTACAAGTCTTATAATTGGTTTAAAGTCAATAGGAGTCTCTGGTTCTATTTCATTAACTACTAAACTATCTGGATTAAACACACAAAGGTTCGTACATGCAGAATTTAAAGCACCTGAATACATTTTTACAACAGCTTTTCTAGTATCTAGACCATATACCATACCAATTACTTGCTGATGATTAGCATATTGATATTCGTTTGGTAATACTGCTTCCAACCATACTCTATTAAAAGTTAAATCAGCAGTATCTATATCACCATTTTTATTATAAGTGATTTGATCAGGTAATTTTACATGTACTCTAATATCAGAAGTTAATTTTTGAACTCTTTCTAAGAAAGGCTCAATATATCCCCTAGTAGGAAGATAATCTTTACCTTTAATACTAGTAGCTTTTCCTTCTAATACTTCTTCTAAAGTAAATTCAGTTGGCATTCTCTCCATTGTATGTGAAAAACATTATGTTATCAATAATTTCTTTATCTAATAATTTTTGTACTAAATTATGAGGAGTATCTTCCGCATAATTAATTTTATTTATATCTACACTAGTAATATATATCCACTTACTCCCGTTATATAATATTTGCCCACAGGGATATGAATTTTTATAGCAGATAAGTAGTGTTTTGTTATCTTTAGTAATGTCATTAGTTACCATTTTAATGTAGCGAGAAATTCTTCATCAGATACTTCTTCAAAGTCTCCATCTCTGTAAATAACATCTGAGAGATTATATTCTACTATTTTAAACTCTGGCTTTCCATGGCTATGCCAATATTCTGTAACATGTTTTGCATTACAATTAGGACTAGGACCTAATGCAATACTACAAGAGAACTGATTAGTTTCATAACAATGTCCTTTATAAAAGTTTTGACATTTCTTTATATAATCAATAATAGTATTAACTTCTCCTGGACAAGAAATAACTTCTTTTAATGGAAGAACTTTCTTATAATCTCTATAAGCAGGTCTATCAGGAGTAGCTTCTTTATAGTCATCTTCTATACCTCCTTCTAAGAGTTGCTTAATTAATAATTCAAAAGTATCATCCCAAGTATCTTTAATACCATATGCATACATATAAGTATCTCTGATATATTTAAAATTATCTTGAGATAAATAATGTCTAGCATATAATGGATCTTCTTTAGTGTCTTTAAATCCATTCTTAATAAGCTCATCCAAATCTATAGAAGGCTGTGCCCATTTATACATTTCTACAAAACACTTATGTAAAGCTTCCTGTAAAACGTCTTCTCTGCTAATCATTGTCGTTAGTATAAAATTCTAATAATCTAAAATTATCTGCTATATGTTTAGTATCTATTAATTCATTGATTAATTCTAATAATGTACCTTTACATGTTTCAAATTGCTCATAATCTATATTGTCACAAAAATACCACAGATCGGTATCTGAACAATATGAAATGCTTCCTACAGCCATACCTTCTTTATAAGCGATAATTATACCTTTATAATTATTAGTAATAGCTGCTAAGTCTATAGTGAGTTCACTACTTTTAGGAATAGTAATATATTTCATTTTCCAAAATCGACTAATTTAAAACTATCTGCATAATTACTTGACATTATAGCTTTTAGTAATTTTGTTAAATTTTCATTACATTTATAACTACAATCTATAGTGATATCATCAAAATATTCCCATTCTTTATTTTCATCATCATACGCAATGAATCCAACTGGTTTATTATATTTATATGCTAAAATAATACCAGAAATATTCTCAGTTATATCAGAAACATCTATAAATTTATCAGATGTTTCTGGGAGTCTTATGTCTCTCATTAATTATTTCCTTTAATAGTTCCCATCAAAATATCTTTATCTTTTACAATAGTATAATTAATACTCCATTTAGTATGTCCAAAGTTAGCTGTAATATAATTACTACTACCATACATACTACCTACTGAAATATAATCAAACTGTTTACCAGTAGTATAAGCATAATTATGTAAATCACCTTTTACTACATAAATATGAGGACTACATATACCTTTTTCTGCTATATAATTAGCAAAGAATAATTCAGTCTGAGGATTTAAAGTAAGAGGAAATTGTCTAGTTTGAGAATTATTATCTTTCAGTTTTGTTATCATACAGCTTTTTATCTGTATTTCTATAGTTTCTTATTTACTATAGCTCGGCGTACATATTCACCTCCACCTTTACGTGCTGAGGGCAAACCACTCTTGGAACTATTTTATTCTGATTTCTCAGGTTCAAGTTCTACGCTCTACGATGCTGCAGACTCTTTAGTTTCTGTAGTTATCTCGGTATTAGCATCACAGCTTTCACCGATATTGGTTTGTTTTAACATATTTGATTTCTCAAATATACGGCAAAAATAAATAAATCTTTCATATTTTCTATTTAAATAGATTGAGCAATTATCATATAATTTATGTAATACATACATAGCCTTTCTATTAGAAGCCTGTATATACATAGTAACTTCTTTTTTATTATTATGATTATGAAATAAAGTTTCTTCTATATTTAAATAACTTATAATAACCTTTAAAAACTCTTTAGTTCCAAGTATTTGATATACTGGAATAGTATGTTCTTTATTAGCATAGCTAATACATCCATCACCATCAAAATAACCTCTAATGAAATGTCTAATTAAATCTTTGGATTTAAAAATACTTTCATCAGGAAATTTTAATGTTAAACTCTTTCTAGGAGTACATCCTAAAGAATTTAGTTGTTTCCATAAAATTTCACTGGATAAACATACTCTACATCTAGTATGTCCATATTTATCAGCTTTAGTAACATGTAATTCTTTATTGTATCCAATAGCTTTTGCAAATTTTTCCATATGTTCTTTGTCATCCCCTTTAGCACATAGTTCAAAGTTCCAATCTATCCTTTCTTTGGATGTATCTAGAGGGGAACTATAAATATAACCATCAGCAAATATAAATCCTAACCAATAAGCTTTTTCTTCAGTGTCTATACTGTCAAAAAAATGTTCATTGTAAGATTTTTCTTTTTTACCCTTTTTATTAGGATTATAAAGATTTAAAGTTACTAAATGAGCTTTTAAAGTTTGTGTTCCAATATTATATTTTATAGCGGAAGCACGTAATCCTGCATCAGAATTAATATAATCTTTTATAGCTAAATTTAAATTCTTAATAGTTATACCCGTTAAATATACACTATAAGAATAGCTATTATCTTTTAATAATTGCTCTAAATAATCTCGGCTAACTTTATTAGCTTTACAAAAAGCAGTTAGCTTTAATTCTGAATTTAAAAAATTATTTAATATTTCCATGAGAGTATTATAACTCTTCCACGGAAATATAATAATTAAAATATGTTAAAATTTATTACAAAACTCTACCGTGAGCATACAGGAATTGATGATCTCCAATAATAAAGTTATCAATAGGATAATTACTAATATAACTCTTAACATTATATTTAGTTAAATACGCAGCTAAAAGTTTTTGATTTAACCATTCAAAATCCCCACCATGATTAGATTCTCCTATAGAAAGATAATTAAAATCTTTGCTTTTTACTTTTACTGTAAGAGTAGCAAAGAACTCCATCATACATTCTATAAATGCTTCACTAATTTCTTTATTATCAAGAATCTCAGGAAGTTCATGACCTCCTCTAGTAGTTTCTTTATTGAACCCATCAATAGAATCTCCAAGATTAACTACATATACAGAATGATATTCTTGTCCAACAAAAGATTCTACAATTCTAGATAATCTAGATTTAATTTCTGGAACATCATAAGAAGGTAACTGTACAAAACTACTATACTTAGCATTATAAGCTCCGATATGTAAATCAGATAACCATATAATTAAATCAGGATATTTTGTTTCTTTATTATTAATATTTACTGGAAGTTCTTTATAATCCTTTACTGTATTTTTAATAGTAGTTTCTATAAGTTCCTTATTTAAAGACTTAGAAGTTTTCTTAGTCAACTTAGTAACTAAAGCTCTTAAATCCTTTACTTCATCTTTCTCTATTCTTTTTAAGAAATCATTTTCTTTTTCTCTAAGATGCATTTCTTTTAATTCATCCTCAGTATATTCTTCATACATATGAGGAGCAAATGGAGAGGATGCTTTAGTAATATTAAAAGCTCGTAAAATTCTTTTAAAGTCAATAAGAGAATAGTCTGGGAAATATCTGCTGACAATCTGCTGGGTTAAACCAGAACCGTAATAGGTATACATTCTATATACACTATTCATTTCGTTTCTAGTAAAGACTCCTGTGATTGCGGGCTTATTTCTTCTGAAAATCTCAAACTTATATCCAGTAATTTTACCAGTCTCTTCGTCTCTTATTTCCCAAGTATTAGAAGCATTATCTGTATCTTTTTTTACTTCTTTTTTCTTAGTATTCTTTAGTCTGTCATATAATTCCAATATCTTCTTATCATCTTCATCTTTATTTTCTTTCTTTCTAAGATTTTTCATTGTCATATATACAGTATTTATATTTTTTTCTGATATAATACATTGATCTTTTAAAGAACGATTATTATTAATTGCATCATTGAAGAACTTAATATAAGAAGATTTTGTTGTTTGTTTCATACTTTTTTAAAAATTAGATAGCTGTTACGCCTTTATAAATAAAAGTATCTAGTAAAATAAAGATATCTAAAATTAAAAAAGGCAGATACTCTCACGAGCACCTGCCTTACTTTAAAAATTATGAATGTAATTAAAATTATGAATGTAATTAAAATTCCAAACCAAAGAACATATAGCGACCATTCTTAGTACTCTTAGATGGAGTATAAGTTACAGTAGCTACTACTGGGTCAGAACCAATAGACTCCTTACCCTGAACGATATCGATCTGACCTTTAAAGCCCTTCTTAATAAGTTCCTTAGCCATTTCCTTAGCTGCGGTCTTAGTAGGACGAATAACCTTTGTATCTGGTTCAACACGACCAGTATCGTTACCATCCTTATCAAGAATTGGCTCACCAGCCTTTTCGTTCTTTACACGCTCAGACTTCAAAGTCTTCAGTACTTCCTTTGTATCGTGGTCTACCAAATCAAACTTCTTCTGAGTATCACGCTTACCCTCAGTCTTAATATCAACAACCTTCCAAGGACGCTCACGTGTACTTACAACAGCACTAGAAAGAGTTACAATAAAACCACTACCAGGAGCATTCTTAGTCTTTTTCTTCAAATACTCCAGCTTAAATTCCTTCTCATCATTAGAAGTTACTTTAGCATTCTTCTCATGGAACTTCTTCCATGCCTGTGTTGCATCACCATTAATATGGAAATTCTCTTTCTCTACCTGTGCTACTGCTGCTTCCTTTGTTTCTGCACTTACTTCAAAACTCTTAAAATTAAAAATTTCACTCATTTTCAAAAAATATATTAACATTAATTCTTATTATCAAAATCATCTGCGATATTTCTCTTAATCTTTGTAATGCTAATATAATCTATATTTCTTGCCTCCAAAAAGAAAATTATAAAAAAATTAATTTTTTTAGAATGGAAGAAATTTTCCCATTAATTCTCTTATTTTTGTTGGCATATCTTTTGGTTGCACACCAAATGTTGGAAAATCAGTACATCCATATGAAAAATCCTCAGTGATAATAGCAATAGCTTGTATTGTATCTTCATCAAGACCTGTTTTTTCTGCTAATTTAGCAGTTACTTCATAATAAGTAGTTCCAGGTTTTTTCTTCTTCATAGAATTTACCATATATCCAAGTAATGATATAAGTGCAAATTTTAAATTTATACTTTCCCCTAAAGACCCTAAACTAAAGTATTTACGATATAAATCAGAAAGTTTAGTATAATCAGGTCTCTTGAGTAATTCCGAATCCCTCATAACCATGCATACAATAGAATGCTACTAATTTAAGAAGATAAGTAAACTCTTTAAATCCTTTATTAAAAAGTTCTCTAGTCATAGGAACTACTTTAGTATTAAAATTTGGAATAGTTTCTACTACTAAGAAATTACTTCTAATTTTAGGATTCTCAATGTTATAATTCTTCTTAGCAGCCATAGTTAATAACCAACTATATAAAGCCATTTCTCTATAATAGTGATATTTAATAAGAGCTCCTTTAGCAAAATTATTTATCAAATCTCCTGTGGTTTTTAAATCATTTACAGTGATTATTCCTTCTTCTTTATCTATACTATAATTATCAAGTTTTGACTTAATTTTTAGTATAAAAGGTTTATGCTCTGGAGCCTCTACTAAAACATCTATAAGGAAAGCTATCTCATTACCAATAATTGGTTGTTCTAGTAATCCTTCAGGGTTTAGTAAAGATTGAATTTGTGTATCACTATCTAAAGATTCTAGACAGACTTTCAGTTTAGCATGATTTTTAGGATCTGTAAATATTGGTGTTCTAGTATCATTATTTTCTTTTTCAAAAGCTTTTCTATCATACCAGTACTGAGTGCAGTCTGCTAATACTTTTTCTATTTTTTTATCTGACATTTTATCTTTATAATAATCACATTTATCAGATGCTTCTAATATAATATCATTAGTAACATTGACACCTTGTGTTTTCTTATAAATATAATCTGCCATTGACCCCATTTTAGCAGTAGGTCTGCTAACGTTTGTTAGAAAGAAGTCATTAGGTTGTAAAACTAGAGTATGTAACCAACTACCAAATTCCAAGCTAGTTGTATTTAACTTAGTCTTACCCCAATTATCAAAGAACTCTGTTGGAGAACCATCTTGATCTGGATTTATCTTAGATAATCTAGAGTTTGAGATATAATTATTATACTTTTCTGAGAAATAAGTATTGTCATCAATATCTTCAACTCTTAAAGTCTCTATTAGAGGTTTAATAGAAATTTGACTTAATTTCACGTAAATAATTATTAAAGTCTTCCGACTCTTTTATACATTCATACCCATATTCTATCTCTTCTTTATCTAAACTATAAATCTTACCATAAGGACCCCATTTCTCATTAGACTCAGAAGCTATTAATAAGCAAGGTAATCCTGCTAAATTCATCTGAATAAAATTACTAACAGAATCGTCAATAAAAATATCAACTCTACCTTTTATATATCGAGCTTTATTAGCACGCTGATACAAAATTTGATAGATAGGTCTATTGGGATACCCATTATTCTTTAACCATGTTTTACTATAATCTTTATTACATACTCTTTTAGTACAATATAATTCAGGTATAAAGTTTATTTTATTTTTTATTGGAAGATTTATCCACCATTCTCTGTCTTTTATTAAAACTCGTTGTACATTTTTTGTTATTTCTCCATCAGACTTAGGATACCCAAATCTTTTTAAATACGGATTCATAAACTCATTTAATGTATCATCTAAATCTAGACCAATTCTTAATTTCATAGATTAAATAATTCTTCAATGTCTCTTATATATGTTATCCCAATACCTTTCTTAGCCAATTCAGCTCTGATATTTATCCAGCTATCATTATTATCAAGAATAGCATATGTATCATCATCTAAATTTAAGTACTTATCAATTTCTTCTTTAGCCTTTTCAACAGCTTCTTCATATGAAGAGGCAGTTAACTTATGAAGTTTATTTTTGTTACTCTGACAAATTGCAAAAATATAATTATTCATTTGGTATTGTTGTATATAATTATCATTATAATAATAAATATTATCATCATGGCGATTGGAAGTGATAAAAATATTATCACTGCTAATGTTACCCAACTCCATAATAATATTCCAAAAATCTTAAGTAAAATTAATATTGTACTTATTATAAAATCTATTACTCCTAAGATTAATAGCTCTCTCATATTAAATTATTACTTTTAGAATAACATTCTAATAAGGTATAAAAGAAATCCATAGGAACCATTGCTATTGCTCCTGGACTAACACTACCTTCTGTCGGAGCTTTCTTCCAGCATAATACAAATGACTTATCCTTATATGGACAAGCATCTTCTATCTTAAAATATGCTGGAGTATTAGCAGTATGTTTTGCTTGAATATTTATAGGTAATTTTCCAGACCTATCAATTATATCAACTTTATTATTGTCTGTAAACTTACTTTCTCCTCTAGCACTTACGCACTCAGTATATCCCATATCTCTAAGATGATGAATTATATCTGCTTCCCATGCACTTCCTTTATTTCTAGACTTTTTAGCTTGATAACTTTTCTTAGTATGACTATCTATCCATTCATATAAAGTGCCATCAGCCATTTTTCCAGATTTATTACATCTAATTTTAAGAGCTGCTTGACTTATCTTAGTTTTTTCAGAGCATTCTTCTATAGATGAATAATCGTGCACATCGCCGTTCTTATATGTTATCCTAATAGCAGTATTCAGATTCTAATTACTTTTTGACATAGTTACTTAATTTTTTTATATAATACTTTATAAATTTTAAAGTATTCTGTCGACCATATTTTTTATAAAAATCACTTATATCTTTTACTTTGAATTTATGAGGTATAAAGAAATAAAGTAATTCTGGATGATTTCTTCTTATCTTAGCCATATTAAACATTCCAGGTCTATCATTATCATAAAAAGTTACTATATAAGTAAATCTTCCTTTTAAATCACTTAACATATTTTCAGATAACCATTGTGTCTCACTATTTGGAGCACAAGCTGTTACACCTAAACCTCTTAAACACATAGTATCCTTCATACTTTTAGTTATAACTAATAAATTACCTTTTTTAGGTAACTGACTATAACCTTGAACCTTTTTAGAGGGCCAATTTGTTAGAAATCTATATTCCTTACGTTTAGGATAATAAATTCTCCACAATTCTTTACCTTTCATTGTTCCACCATAATACCCGAAGATAAAGTTATCTTTGGTCTTTATAGTTTGAATATTACCATTTAAAAATACAGTACGACAAGAATATACTTTATATTTATTTAGTAATTCTAAAGAAACTCCTTGCTTACCCCACCATTTTAATTCATCTTCTGAAAAATCTTTTATTTCTACTCGTATATCTGCTGGCTCATTAGTTTTAACGAACGAAATACTTGATTGTATTACAGAATGATAATTATTTGGTCCTTTTAATAAGCCAAAATCTTTAGCTATAATGTCTAATGCTTGATGGTATTTACAAGCATATTTAGTCATAACTACAGATATAAAGTTTCCATAAAAGCTTCCATTAAAATCATGGAATATAAGTTCTCCTTTAGAGTTACGAAAAAAGGAAGCCGTAGGATTTTTATCTTTACGTAAAGGATTACAAATTAATTTTTTTGAAACTTTTACTCCAAGATAATATTCCATATAGGCTTCCTCTGTGTTATATTTAAGTAAGTAGTCCTTAGTAATGTCTGGTTTATAAGAAAAATCTAATTCCATAAAAACTACTTACTTTGTAATTACTACATATCTGCCAGCATAGCGTCGAAGTCTTCATCTTGAGCCTCCTTGCCCTCAGTAGAGTCGATAGATTTAGCCTCTTCTGAATCAGCTGCTGGCACAGGAGTAGTAGGCTTACGCTTCTCCATATCCTCTTTCTGTTTAATTTCATAACTAGAGAATGACAATTTATCTTCCTCTAAACTAGCAAAATTATCACGGATATAGAACTGTCCATCACTATTAATAGCTCCAATATCAGGAATCTTAGCAAATACATTACCAGTCTCCTTCATTACTCCCTTTTCATCCTTTTTCTTTTCCTTACGACCACTAAGCTTTAAGTAGAAATCTTTTTTCATACAATACTTAGTCAATACTGCCTGGAAAAGTTGCATAAATTGGTCAGTACTCTTACAAGTAGGAGCTTTAGTCACAAACAATTCTTTAGCCTTATCACCTCCTACTACTGTTATAATATGAAGCATAAAACCCTTAAGCTGTTCAAACGCTGAAGGAAGTACATAAGGAAATTCTACACCCTTAGAATCCTTTCTCTTACCCTCATATCTTTTAGCAGAATTTTCATTAGGATAAAACAATGATTCTTGATAAGTTCCTTTTTCTCCTTCAAAATGAAGTACGAGAGATTTCCAAGTTGTAGTAGGGTCTTGCTTACCTTGACCTTCCTTAACTTCTACATTTTTTAACTGAACGAGATAAATTCCATAAGGACGAAGACCTTTCTTACTTGTAGGATTAATATCACCAAGACCACCAAAATTCAAATTCATATTGCTATATTATTAAAGATTATCGAAATTAAAATCATTATCTGAGATTTCTGTATCATCTGCGTTGCCGTCAATAAGACTAGCCATTTCGTCATCTAATTCATCTTCTGATGCAATATCCTCTGCTTCAGGAACCACATCTTCTTTAATCTCAGGCTCTCGATTACCTGTTAATATAAACAATCCATCAATTTTAGGATGTGGAGTAAAAGTAAACTCATTACCATGCTCAGCAAGGTTCTGGTTATTCTTTCCTCTATATGAAACTGCATTCTTCTGAGTTAATTTATTACCTGACTGCGTACCAAATGTTTCAGCAGCTCCGATAACTAAGCATTCCTTTTTATTAAGTTTCTGCTGTTTAATGTCTACCTTATCTCCTGGTTCTACACCAAGAGCCTCAACAGCAGCCCTATTAAGAATATACTTATTCTCCTCAAGAATTAATAGTGGATTAGGATTTGTATCATCTACTTCTGAATCTTTCTTTTTAGAAGAAGATTTACGAGTAGACGGCTTCTTTACAGAATCATCCTTCAATTCACGTGTATCAGTAAAAACTTCTCCAGTTTCTTCATTAAGCCACTCGGACTTAATTGTCATTTTAATTAGCTTCATTTAAAATATTGTCATCATTATTGGTTTCATTATTGTCATCTGCGATTTCTTCTTCTTCCTCACCATACTCAAAGTTATGGATAGTATCTAAAACCTTTTGCATATTAGGTTCAATCAATTTATCTTTAAAACATCCATCAACACTACGGCAAGTATCATTACCGTTGGTTTTAGTTCTAAAGAAATAACTAATATTGCCATCATCATCAACCTGGCGTTCAGTATATAAAATATAAGAAAATAAACCATCAATATTTACGGTTCTATCCAACATTTTACCACTAGAATATAACTGCCAATGTTCATCGAGATCAGTACCAGCATTAATAATATGACTAATGAATACTACATTAAGATCTTCACGCAGTTCACTAGCTTCCATGATTAAATCATAGTAATTCTTAGCAAACACAACGTGTTTATCCCAACCTTTTTCAAGTGCAGAATCCATTATATTATTTGAAAGACAATAGTTAGCATCATCTACAACTACTGTCTTAATATCAGGGCGTAATTTATCAATAATTTTCAACCACTTACCAATAGTAGTATAATCATTAGATACGAGCCAATTTCCAACTGGCTTTTTATTTACAACTTCAGCTTTCTTGTACTTACGTCTAAATCCAGGAATTTGAAGTTGCTTATTAGTACAACTAATAATAAATGTTGATTTATAATCTAAATAACGCAAAGAAGTGCTTTTTCCGGTACCACTCAAACCTGCTAAACCAATAATCATAAACTATAGTCTAATTTACTTTTTACTTTTTCATCTTCAATATTATCTGTTAAATTATTATTATCTGTAGCTCGGTATTTAGAATAATCATAAATCTCGGAAGGTGGAGGTAATTCTACCCATTTATTTACCATGCCATCAAAGAAACAACAATCAGCTACTTGATTTTCTCCATATCTTGATTTTAATACAAGAATACTTCTGAATCTATAACCCATTTCTTTTACTTGATATCCTCTATAAGAAGAACGTTTATCAACTTGAGGATTATAGACAGCTAGAATCAATTCTGCTGCTTCACTTGGAGTACCAGTTTCTTTGATATCCTCAACCATTGGTTCCATGAATGCTTCATTTTTCTTTCTTTCCATATTAGCTACACTTCTATTAGATTGCATAATGAAAAGAATAGACAAATCAGTTTTATTTCTAACAACTACAAGTTTATTAGCACATTCATCAATCTCTCCTTTTTTAGTGCGTCCATTAGCAGGTACTAAAAGTCCTGCATGGTCAATTACAGCTAAAACAGTTTGTTCAGGATTATTAGGAGTATAATGACCATCTTCAAAAGTGCCCTCTTCTTTAAGAACCTGCATAATTTCAGATATTACCTTATCAGAAGTATGAGCACCATCAAATATAATTAAATTTTTATATACTTTTTCTAGCCATTCATATCCTAATTTTACATATTCATATATATCATCTGGTAAGGTATAATCTTTACCTATAGAAAGTATCTGTTTAGCAGATATTCTAATATGATAAGTATCATACAAATACGTACTTAATAGTTTAGCTATAATAAAGGATTCTTTCATCTCAAGAGCAAAGAAAATAATCTTAATTTTACCATCTTCTAGATGCTCTTTTAATGGAATATAAACATATGAATATAATGCTGCAGAACTTTTACCAATTCCTGAACTAGCAAACAACAATGTAAAGGTACTTTTAGTAAGTCCTCCAGTTATTTCTTCTAGTTTAGATAAGCCTATGCTCAATCCATGGTTTCTTCCTAATCTACCGTTTTCTACTTCTTTCTTAAAACTTTCTAAACTCACAAAGTTGTAACAGTATTACAATCCATTCCAGTGTCTCCATTCTTTAAAGCTTCAAGATCTTCCCATTTTTCATCTACAATAAATGTAGCTAAGCTGTAATTAATAATACCATTATCAGTATTAGCTTCCCAATCTAGTAAATCAATAATCTTTTTATGAAGTTCTTCATTCCAATGGATTTTCTTTCCATAAGTTCTATAAGCATCTTCAAGACTATTAAACTTTTTAGAAACACCTAGCATACTAGTTAAGCATCCATTAATGTTTCTAAATCTAGGATAATGTTCTCTAAGTTCTTTTCCCATTTCAAAGGAACTCTTAGCTAAACATTTTAGAAAGTTCTTATTAAATGGTATCTCTTCAGGAACTAGTTTCATTCCTGGAATAATTTTATAGCTTTTAAGGATAAGACCCTTATCTTGTAAAGATTTAAGTACATCTATAAGACTTCCTACATATTTTTTATCAATAGCTAAATATCTACGAAGATAATCTTCTGAATAATCTTCTATATAAGCATTTATAGCTTTAACAACAAATAATTCAGTAGGAGTAATATTATATTTTTCTAAAATTGTTATTTCTTCATCAATGTTTAAATCAAACATACAGTAATTCGGATAATTAAAAATCTTCCATACTGTAATTAAGCTAATCTCTTTTCAGAGCGATATTAATACATAGATTCAGAATCTAAAATCAAATTTAGGAACTATCTTTTCACCTGGAGTAAAGTCTTTACCTTGTAACACTTTATCCAATTCTGATTCGTCTATAGTTATAAAAGAATCTCCTTTATGAGAATCATAAAACCACTTAGTTTCTTGAGTCCTATTCAATACTATATTGAATATTTCTGCTGTCTTACCTTGTTCAAATCGAATCGATCTTCCTCTTCGTTGACAAGCTCTAGTAGTCGAGCTATCTAATCCAAATATAATAGCTACAGAAAGACCTTTCACATCAAGCCCTTCATCAGCTTTTTTTACTGTAGATAATAAAGTTATTTTTCCAGAGTTAAAATCTTCAATAGCTGTAGCACTTCTTTTTTTAGAAGTTCTACTGGAATATACAGTAGCATTAGGAATTTTTTCTGCCATTTTAATATTATTGGCAAAAGTTATTATTTTTTTATCCTTCCTAGCTTCTATAATTTTCTTTACTATTTCAATTTTCTTTGGGTGATTATTTATGAAAGCTTTCTTTTCGTGCATAGTAGCCCAAAATCTGATAGCATGATAATTTATACTTTGTAATACTTCAGATTTTTTGTTAGGGTCACTACACATAGAATCTCTTAGGAGTAGTTTATTTCGCCAACCCATAGGACCAGCTAATTTATTAACTAACTCCCAAGAGAATCCGAAGAATTCAAAATGAGAAATGAATTCTTTATTTATTTTTTCATATTCTTCTAAATTATCAACATTTACTAAGACTAGATATTCTTTATATGGACTAACCCAACCATTTGCAAGACAAGTATTAATATCAATAGTATCAATTACTGGACAATATTGTGCTAATATTTTATCCCTACCATCAAGACGCTCAAAAGTAGCTGTAAGACCTAAGATAAATTGGTATTTTACTACTTCAAATAATCTTACAAAAGTCTCAGCTGCATATCTATGAGCTTCATCCAGTACTAAAAGATCATATTTGGCAGGATGTTTTATTACAGTGTTTATTATTTGTACATCACAATTTAATCCTAATCCATTAGAGTCTATATGTCCATACCATTGCTTTTGTAAAGTTTCTGTTGGTACAATTATTAGTACTCGATATTGTGGAAAATGTTTTAGCACTGTTTTAATACAGTTTAGTCCTATTCTGGATTTCGGTCTTGTTATCGTATAGCTTTTTATCTATACTTCTTACTATTACTAATAAGCCCCGCATAAATTTTTACCCACTTATTTCAGTTGGGGCATCGAACACTCGTGGAGAAATTATATTCTAATAAAAATAGTCTAGTTAATAACTAGACTATTCATTAGGTTCATTCTCTATGCTGTACGGTGTAGAAGATTCTTTAATTTCTTCTATTACCTCGGTATTACCCTCTATAGGGCTTCCACCGATTTTGCTCGATAATAATTCCGAAGATTCCTCTATCGGAACGGCATCGTAATTAACGGGTATATGACCCGCTTTTACAGTACCAAATCCCGTGGATGCAACTATTGTTCCAACGCAACGATTTTTTATCCATTTTCTACGACACTCTTCTTGTCGCTCATCTCTAGTGATTTTATGAAATAATTCTCCCTCAATCAGAGAGTTTGTAGCCATTATATTTAGCTACTGCTTTAATTTGTTTAATACGCTTCTCCCATTCTGAAGCTTGCCATCTAACCTTATTTTCAAGATGCAGTAAAACTTTATCTCTTAAGGTTTCTAATTGTACTTTAGTCAGATCATTATAACGCTTATCATATTTATCCTTACGGAATGTAAGCATTGCACTAAACTCTTTTAGAGTTAAGCCTTTTCTATCATCAATTTTTAAAACAAGACCTTTCTTGTCTTCAGGATTCTTAGGATCTCTCAGTTTAATATTTAGAAGTTCAGCAACTTGCTTAATTCTATCTACTAAACGCCCATTCTCGTCTTTCTTGTTTAATTCCAATAACTCAGAACGTGTAAACCACAATCCAAGCTCAGTAATAAATGTAAGAGTAATGTGTTTACGAACACATTTACCTAAAGCAGACAAACAAGCTTCTCTAACGATATATAAAGGCAACGAAGCAAACATAGTAAATGAATCTTCATCACTATTCATAATATCATTAAGAGTCCACTCTTTAAAAAGAGTTTCTGCAATAGCACTAACATTTGTTTCGCCTTCTCCACTTTCTGCATTCTCTTTAGCAAACTGTTCTGCTTGAGCAGTAATTTGTTGATTAAGCATATTAAAGAAACTAGTTCTTACAATACCTTGTCTAGTACTACCTTCACCTGGATATAATAACCAAATCAAAAATAACTCAGCGTTGCAGCGAGTTCTTTGGTCTTCAATCTGTTCCAACAAAACTCGTCGTCCAGGATTTTCATAGTTGTCACTATAAAGCATTGATTCACAATGTTTATATGCATTACGTAATTCTTCCTCAGTCATATCTACCATTTTCATAGAAGACTGAACGCGTTCACCATTTACAATTTTTCTGGAACCTTTCCAGAGAAATGTTTCTACATCATTATTCTTAGCTTCAAAAGCTTTATTGAGTTTATCACCTAAAACTGTTGTCATAAATCTTAAAGATTATTTATTGTATTATTATATCATCTACGTTTTTAGGTCTTTGAGGGACAAACTTAATAAACCAGACATTATTATATCTGTATTTCTGTTGTGTGTCCCCATCGTACCATTCATCTATTCCTGCTATTACAGGCTTCACTTCAAGATAACCAATATCCCCATAATTTATAGTAGCAGCACTCCAATTAGGAGGTTGAGTACACATAAGATATTTAGTTTTTTCTCTAAGCTTATCCTCATTATCTAACAATTCGAATACATATATTACATAGCCTAAGCTATCATTAAATTTCTCAAGTAATTTACTATAAACAACCATTAATTGATAAATAAATTTCCGCAATAATATGGTAATCCTTTTTCAAGGCGTAAATATTATTTATCAATTTTTAGTAATTTTAGTTATCTAGGATTATAATTTCTGCATCCATACTTAGCAAAATTACATTTAAGCATGTCCATATTTACTAAGCATTTATATCTTTTACAATTCTTACAATCTCTATCTGGAAATTTAAATTTCTTGCCATCAGTATCCTTTATGTAGGTATCTAATGTATTAGAGCACATATTATAGATAATATACTTATACCTCCAAATAAATAATTCAATTTTGATAATTTTTTATTTTGTATATACAATTCTTTATTTTTATCAGATTGAATTTTTATTTGATAATCTTTATATGTTAGTGTACTATCCAATGTATTTACTAAAGATTTGTAGTTATTTATTTGAATTTTTTGTAGACTATCATTTACTAGTAAATATTTATGCTCATTAAAAATAAGATTAGTTATTTTTAATTGATACGGTGTCAATAAGAAGTTTTCTCCCGACTTCTCGAATGTAGTTTGTGAAAAACTGCATGTCGCTATCAGGAGACTGCCTAATAATATTGTCCTTCTCTTTAACATAGATAGTTTTATTATAGTAGATAGCAGTATCACACTTATTGATATTAACTTTAATAGAATCTTTCTTACTATTTAATGAGTCTATTTTTCTTTCTAACGTATCTGTAGGCATTACAGTAGTAGGTTTAAATCCTCTATATAAAAAGATAGTAGCCCCTATTATAGTAATTAGAATTAATATTAAAATTATTCTATCTAAAAGTTTCATTAATCTGCTACTACTTTATTATATAAAGCTGTTTTTTGGACTAAAGCTTTAGTTTTTTCATATTTTTCTTTAGCTTTAGCATATGCCACACTATACTGCTCAGGATATTGTTTTACATGATTAACTTCATTATCGAGTATGTATTTTACAGTATCAATATTTAGAAGTCCTGCTCTGCCCATTAATACATTAGTATTTCTATCACTAACACTCTTACCATAAGCAATCTTCTTACCAAGTTCATTATTATGTTTATCTACCGGATTACAGAAAGATACTCCAAAACTAAGAATTCTAGTAAGATTTCCAAGTATAGTATTCTCTTTAAGAACAGCACATACTACAAAGTAATGATCTTTACCTTCAAAGTCTATAAAACTACCTTCTCTGTAATCTACGAATTTCTGCTTAGCGTTTGTCATAATTTTTTAAATTTAGAATTATTAATAATATAATCTAGAGGAGCTGATACTAAATCAATGGATTTTATAATTCTATACCCAATCTTTTTAGTAACTTGTACTCTCTCTTTAAGAGGGTTACTCGAAGATATAAACTTACTACCTAACAACTCTTTTCTATCTTTATAGTGAGCATATGCTGTAAGTTCATAGACGAACATCTTAGAAACTGTAACGTCTCTATGATGTTCGTCTCTCCAAGTAGTTATAGGAATTGATTTAATCATTCCTCCATCAAAGTAGTATTGTTAGGAGTTTCCCCTACAATGTCGTATAATCTATGAAGTTCTTTTGTATAGGAATCTAAATATTGCTGCATAGTTAAAGCCTTTTCAGGATTAGCTTTAGCTACTCTATATCTAGCAATTGATGCCATAGCTCCAGATAAGGTTAATCCATATCCTACTAAGGTAAGTTCCTCTCTAGACTCTCTAGTTTTAGATTTAGCATTAATGGTCTTTATAATATATAAATCCCAATGAGGGCAACTTTCATCACTTGTTGAAGATTTTAATTCAAAATCAGATTCTTTGATTATCATAGATTACTTTGATCCAATACCACCAGGTCTTGTTGTTGCATTCTTTACTGATTGAGGAAGCTTATCCCACCATACCTGCTTCTGACGAAGTCTTTCAAGCTTTGCTTTATACTTCATTTTAACTAGAATTGAAAATTAAAAGAAAATTTATCATCTGTGTAATATTAAAATTATCTAAGTAAATACCATAATTTAGTCATAGACATGTCTAGAATAGCCTACAAACTTCTAAATATAGAATCATGAGTAATTTATCACTCTAGAAATGAAAATGTCTTAGAGAGACTCTGAGACATTACCTTCAAAGTGCTCGTCAGCATACTTACGAGCAGCTTTAATATCATCGAAATATCTACTTGGTTTTAATCTATCACTACGTTTTACCGCAATTTTACCTCCAGTAGTACGATAAATAGTAATAGTGTCTACTGTTACTTTTACAATTTCTTTAGCCATAATTAATTATTTTTAAAAATTTTACTTAAAGTTTCTTTAAACTCAGGATAACCATAATACAACGCTAATAATGTATTTATAATTGGACATACTAATATTAATATTGATACTATATTAAAAGAAACATCATTTTTAGTCCATTTATCTATAACAGCAAATGCAGATCCAACATAAATAGCTATACAAGCAAAAACAATTATTATTGATAAAACTAAATGCATCACTCTAATAATTCTAAGCTAGCATTACTAGCTAACTCATCCGCTAAATTATTACCAAAACAATCTTGATGTCCTCTAACGTGGGTAAATTTAATATTTTTTACTAAAGATTTAACTCTCTCATATTCTTTATCTAAAATATTCCAGAGTTCTACATTTTTCTTTTTCTTCCAACCCATAGTAAGACATCCTAATACATATTGACTATCACTTATAAATTCTATTTCATCCATTGGGGTTTTAATAGATTTAAAAGCACATAACATTGCAATTAATTCCATTTTATTATTAGTAGTATGTTTAAAGCCTTTGGAGTATTTTTTAAATACTTTATCATCTTTCATCCACACTATTCCAATACCTCCTTGGTCAATAGAAGATTTATAAGCACCGTCAGTATAAATCTGTAACATGATTATAAAGATATGTAATCCGCATATTCAAATACTATTCCGTTCTTTTCAGGATCAAAATACGTTGTAGACATACAAAAAGTATCAAAATTATGAGCTTTTCTATAGCTATTTAATAAATCTCTAACATACTCTTCAGTATCACCTATTGTGGAAATATAACAATGTCCCACACCTTTAATAACAATTCGTACATCTGAAGCATCGTCTAAATTTCCAGTACTAGAACTAATTTCCCAAGTTCTATTATCTGTAAATAATGCTTCTAACTCTAAATTGATATCATGAACTAGGTCGGAATTTAATTCATCTTTATTTATAATGATCATTTTTATTCCAAAGTATTAAATAACAACGTTCACCTTCAAAATTTGAATACCATAATATACATTGATTATCTGTAATATCTAATCTTGGATCAATTATAATTATTACCAAAACAATAGTTATAATAAGTCCTAAAATATACATTAGACAACCTTAATCATTGTAACATTCTTAGGAAGATTATCCCAATCTTTGTAAGAATTAGTAAACCAAACTTTATTAAAATTGTTAGATAGATTTTCTATACCTTTAGGATTTACCATATGAGTAACTGCAATATTTAAGCGTTCTTTAGGAACACCTAAAGCATTAAATGCTTTAGCAATACCGCAGAAGGTCCCTCCACCATCACATAAATCATCAAGAATTAATAGAGGTTTATCACTAATTACTTCAGGATTATCTATCTTAATTTCTAAAATTTTTCCTGTAGTTAAGTCTCGGACTTTACTACAAGTAAGTGCGGTTTTATTATATTGGAAATCATATCTTTCTTTAGCTCCTGAAAATTCTGTGAAACTAAATTTAGATAAATCATGAGTAATACCTTGCCAATATAGTCCTATTTGAAAGCAATATTTAGCAACATAATACTTATGAGTTAAGATTCGCTTTATTAATTTTAACCAAATTAAGTTCATAACTCTGATAATGTATTTATATAAATATCTAAATATTTCTTTCCAAGTTTCTGCATTATATTATAGAAACTTCTTCTAAAACTACTATCTTTTATACATAATATCTTTATATTAGAAATTAAATCTTCTGGTATACGTGCTTCAGAATATTCTTTAGACACTATTTCAGAAGAGTTAATTAATTCTACTAATAAAGATACTTGACTAGCTTTTTGATAATTCATAAGTGAGAATCTCTAATTGCTGTATAATATCCTAGGATAAAAAAGTTTTTACATTTTTCTAACTCTCTACTAGACATTAATAGATATATAGGAGATTCTGTAATTAATGTTTCCCAGGCTTTATCTGCTTTTATCTCAAAAATATCTGTATTCATAGTCCTTCTTTTTCTAAAGAATTCCAATAGTCTGCTTCTAGATCATTCCAATAATCATCTAGGTCACTTATGATATCTGTTATATCTTCCATCAGTCATACAATATAAAATTAACCATATAATACATAATATAATTATAAGTCCTATTCCTATTAAGAGTGGACTAAAAACAATCCACCACGAGATATCTGAATGTAAAAGAACTTTAGCTATCAATAAAATCAGGAAAGATCCTGGAATAAGTGAAGTTCCACATCCAAAATCAATTTTTACTTTTTCATTTGACATTGTCTAATAAAGATTTTATATAATCAATAGATTCCTTCACAGATAAGCAGCTTCCACCTTTTAATATAACATAAGAGCTTTCACCAACCTCTTCTATTAAGGAAATATCATCTACGGCTATTAAATATCTTCTATTAATATTGTTATTGTCTAATGTTAAATCAATAAACATGTTTAATAATATTAATAATTTTCTACTAATAATCATCTGCGTTATGATAAGTAAGATAATATAATACTATAAAGATTTAATCCTAGTACAGATTGTTTCTACAGCATTATTAAACTCTTGCTTATTACTATCTAAAATAGTTTCTCTTAAAAAATCTAAATATGAAGTACTACGACTAGTAATAGATGGTAATTTAAGATTTACTACAATACATTTACTACCATCTATTCTAATTCGTAATGCTCCACACTTTTTATACTTAACCATTTAAATTAATAAATATTAGTAATGCTAATACAAAAATAGGGACTAATAAGATTAACTTACTAGCCCCTTTCTTTTTACCATCAAAGGATTCTACAGTTTCTTTTAATGTCATCTGTTCATCATATAATTAAAAAATTCATTTATTGGAAGAGTTCTTAATAATTTTAAAGTATCACTTGCATAAAAATATCCATCAGTATAATAATAACTTCCTTCAGGAATTATGAATAATCCTATAGTATCAATAGGTTCTTTAATATCAAAACGATTATATGAACTTCCATAACATTCATATTCTCCAGCATAAGAACTTAATATACTTATATTATATCCAAAAGAATGGAGTCCCATAGATACACATATACTATTCTTATTTCCATCTAAGTATGATCTATAAGTTTCTCCTAAGTCGTACCTATAATTAAATACTGGTGAATAATAGCCGTGCCCATCATAACTTATTAGGGCTTTCCATACATATATATTAGAAGTAGCTATGCGTTCTACTTTATCTCGTAAATATAAACACATTATTTAAGAATTTTAACTTTTACATGTTCTATACTAATTCGTTTAGAGTTCTTTGGATGTATTAATATATCAATACGATGTTTATGTCTTTTATTCATAACATCTTTAACTTCATATATTCCAAAACCTTCTATAAATACTTTTTTAGGTTTATTCTTTGGAAATAAATAGAGTAAATCACGAGAAATTGCACACCACTTAATACTACCTCTTTTTAAATGGTGCAAGTTAATTTTAGAACCATCAGCTGTAACTAATGGTTCTTTATTACACTGACTCTTTACTGGCTGATAACAAGTAAGAGTTACGTGAGTTATAGTTTGAGCAATACTTTTAGTACATAAAAAACATAATAATATTAATATAAATTTAAATTTTTTCATAATATATAAAATTTTTAAAAATATATACAAACAAAAAAAGTCGAGCTTATTGCCCGACCCAACATCAGTAAGTACCCCTTTGGTACTTACAAATTAAATAATAAGATTAAATAATTGGAGGCATGTATAATCTACAATACTGATTAGCATACCAAATCCAACCCTTCTTAATGGCTTTTAAAGTTTTTTTTAAAATTTTCATCATAATAAATCAAATTTAAAGTTTAACTTATAAAGTATCTAGGAGGAGAGTTTAAAAAATTAAGAATCCCAGGTAAATTGCCCCTGTTAGAGACAATCTTATGGTCTCTATTTTTATTATTTAGGATTCTGTAGGAATGCAAAAAACATCGAACCATTCCAGTTCGTAGGTTCTACGACACCTAATAGGCGAGTATGCATCGTTGAGAGGCACCCTATAAGTTACGTTGCTCCTGTAACTAGTATTTTAGAGCTTTGTTATTATCGTTTTCTTTTATCAATTCTAGTACAATTTTTATTTCTAGAGCCAAAATTTTCCGTTAAGGCATGACAATTAGGACATAGCAGCTAAAGATTGAATTCTTGATTATTTAAACAGTTACCATCAATATGATGAATTTGCAGTGGTACTAAACCTGTGAAATAATTTACCTAATTCCACCCACATTTTTGGCAAGAATTATTAAATTTTTCTCTCAAATATATTTTTACTGCTGTAGCTATTTTATCTTTTCCAATAATACCTGATTCTTCCCCTGCTTTCCATCTTTTAATATATTCCTTTCTTTCATATTCTGCTTTACACGTATTATTACAATATTTATTTCCTTTAGTAATTTCTTTTCCACAGTTCAAACAGAGTGAATAAGTAGGTAAAGATGGTTTATTGCGTACTACTCCAATATTATTATAACTAGTTGCACAAGAATGATTGCAAAAATCATTAACTCGCTTTTCATAAGGAATAATTTTTCCACAGTATTTACATACTTTAGGATTTTTATCGTAAGATTCCTTAGAATATCTAGTTTTAAAATGTGCTATACTTAAATTATTTGATTTAATAAAATCTCTTATTTTATTTCTATTGTAAGTATTATCGGTACATAATAACTACTTACAAACCTAATTTAAATTTTCGCTATTTGATATAGCTAATTTAATTTCTTCATTGGTGCATTCTTTAAATTTCTTCATATTGTACTATTTTTAATTACTGTTTAAAATTTACATAAAAAGCGGGAGAACAGTAAAACTCCCATAGTCAGGTAATTACTCTGATTTAGCTTTTTATGTTATATGAAATATCATTACATTATTTATAAGATATCTTTCCAACGCATGAAGAATAAGAAATTTTTTTATTATTATTTTCTAATATATAATAATAATCCTCAAATGTTTCTTGGATACCTTTAAAAACATATTCTTTATCCATATGTCCATCCACATAACAGGTTTTTCCTACATTAAGTAGTTCTTCTTTTACCCATTTTGGAGCATCCTTAGGAACATCATCTACAGAATAATAATTTCCTATTACTTCATACATTAATTTATTCATTAACTGCTGGAAAGTCTTCATTAAAATAGGAACATCTTCAGTTTTATACTTTAATGTTTCTAAATTGTCTGTATCAATAGTTATTTTCATAAAAATATTTAATTTAATAGTGGAGCGTAGGAGATTCGAACTCCTAAGAATGCCTGCGTGCAAAGCAGGTGCTGACCACTTGAGCCGACGCCCCAAATTGGAGATTACTCTCCAGTTAATTGTTTTATTTTAAGTTTAGCTTGTGTTAATTCATATATTAAATCAGATATAGTTTTTTTGTTATCTTTAAGCCGTTTTCTAAGATCTTTAATAGCTAATTTCATGCTATTAAAGTCTTTTAAATTATTTGCCATAGATTCTAATTCTCTAAAAGACTTAGTATCATCAAATAAAGATATATTAACTTTAGCTCTTAACTCTCTAATTTTAAGATTCTGTTTCTCAATCTCATTTTCTAAAGATTGAATTTTATTACTTAAAGATTCTATACTAAGTCCGTTCTCTAATTCATCTATATAGGATTCTAATTCTCCAATTTTTTGTTCTAGTCCAGCATAATGCTTTTTTCTTTTAGCATCATACTCTTTAAAACTATTTATTTTTCTTTTTAAAACAGCTATAATAAAATCCTTTTTATCATAGAAATTTGCATCAGATTGATAATTAAAAGTTTTTTCCATATTATTTATTTTTTAATTAGTTGTCTAGGAGAGATTCGAACTCCCGAAGCTAAATAGCAGCTGATTTACAGTCAGTCATGTTTGACCACTTCACATACTAGACAATTTTGTTGTGGGTATCGGACTCGAACCGATGACCGTTTGCTTATGAGACAAACAAGCTACCACTGCTACAACCCACGATATTAGAGAGCTTCAAGTAGGATTTGAACCTACGACCTGCATTTTACAAGAATGCTGCACTACCACTGTGCTATTGAAGCTTAAATAAAGGCAAATATGGCATTAGACGGGCAAACTATCGTGACCATATTCTAATAATATATTGAGCTATCAGGCATACTCGTGGATTGCCACCGCTACCTCTAACAACTACCCAGTTAAACGCTAGGTGCTCTCCATTATTTGCGGAATATAAGGGACTCGAACCCTTAGTTTTACTAGAGTGACAGTCTAGTTCCCTTACCAACAGGGCTTAATACTCCAGGCGCCTCTTGTGTACACATTTCTTTTCGAGAAGGTAATGAACCTTAGAAATAAGAGGCATATATCATTGCGCCTAGACTAGGATTCGAACCTAGGAACCTTTCGGGGCAAGTTAACAGCTTGCTGCCGTTGACCACTTGGCTATCTAGACGGAAGTCCTGATTAATCAGGACATACAGTTGAATCAACTTCAGTAGTATCAACTACTGTAGTATCAACATTAATAGAATCATTTGAAGTTGAATTTACTGAATTATTTGAACCAGTAGAACAACTTAAGAGTGTAAATAATACACTAAGTACAAGTAATTTCTTCATTTTTTATTCTTTTTTATCGTATTGACTATTATAAATCTAAATTTTATTATTCAAAATATAATTTTAATAAAATTTAAAAATGAACCGAGAACTTCCCAATTCTCGGTTCTGTGTACTAAGGTAAGTACGACCCTTCCAATTTCATGTTGAAATCTTCAAAAAAGTCAGTATATTTATAGATATATACATCTGGGAATCAGGTTAATCGTGAAATTCGTAACTATAACAGTCCTAACCCGTTTGTATTATAAATATAATTTAATTATAAAATTATAAAAGTTAATTTTTGTTTACTTTATTGTTTTTAATTAAATTATTTATTTCTGTCTCTGTAAGTTCCATCTTGTAATCCCCATAACTTAAAGAATAATTAAAATCAAATAAATAGACAAATTTTTTATCTATATATTGAGCACATTGTGGAATTACACTAATATTAGTAATTGTAAATTCGATATTGTCTAAGACAATTCTTTCATACAATTTAAATTTGCTAGTCATAATAAAACAAAAGAGGGAACTCCCCAGTAGAGTCCCCTCAAAGATTGAGTTTCCTTTTAAATCACGACTATAATTCACGTTTCACAACGTTCAATAAGTATTCCTTATTACTGAGGTTATTATAGTTGTGAATTTTTTTTCTAAAAATAAAATCTTAAAAATTTTAATTCTGAATCATAGCGCGAAGTTCTTCAATAGATTTACTCTCAAGAGCTTCATCCTCTTTCTTCGCAATAAGCTCAGCAATACGCTTGTTACGGGCATTAACCTGTGCTTTGTCAATGTTATCCTTACGAGCCTTTAATTTAATATTAATTACATCTTTTACAATGCTGAAACAAAGTTCATCATCATTTTCTTCAGCTGAAAGCTCTTCAATGAAAGACTTCTTAGGAGCCTCACTGATCTTTTTATCCAGCATAATAGCTAAAGTGTTAAGATTCTGCAGAGATAAGTCGAACAAATCTTCTGTAGAAATCATACCCTTGTTTGTCTTAAAACGTAATTTTTTCTGTAATGCTTCTTTGTACATTGTTGTTAATTATTAAATGTTTACTTTATAAATTTTACCTGAATCTACTCTAACCATAATTTGGTTACGAGATGTAGCTATAAATCCTAGACCGCTCATCTGATTATCATTATAAGGAGTTAAAGCCTTAGATGCTAATACTTCAAATACTCTCTTATGATTCTTAGTGAGTTCGTCTTTAAGATACTCATTAAAATACCCACGAACAGCATCTGGATTCTTACAATCCTTCAGCATAAAGAAATAGTGCTTAGCACCTACTTTATTATTTCCCCAGTAATTTGGAGATAAGCATATAGCAGATACTTCAACAGAATTCTGAGTCTTTACTCCCCAAACTTCTTTAGATGCTGTAGTACTACCTAAATACTCCTTAGTAAAGATAACCTCACGTCCATTAGAAGTAAAGTCTAATACTGGGACATTGGCTCTACCAGGAACATCTTTATCGTACACATAAGTATGAATAATTCCATTGAGTTCTACCTCTACTTCAAATCCTAAATCAATATTCTCAACTTTAGCGAAGTTGTTAACAAATACTTTATATTTACCTGCTTTAGGAATTCCTGAGAAAATAATATTTTCTACAGCATTACGAGAGAACTTCTTAGGAAGCTCACGTTCTGCAGAAACGCTACCTCCACAGGCATTCATATCTACATCAAGAAGATTTGCTTTATAACCATAATGAATGTGTCCATAAGGACTTTCCATATGCAAATCCAAATCATCGTAATTATACCAATGGAGAGAAATTCTCATATAACCATCTACTTTACCTCCTACTTCTTTAACACGTTGTTTAATAGCATCAGAGATATTACCATCATATGCCCAAGCAAAACCATTATTCCATTTAAACATAGAAGGAGCTTCTTTATTAACTGGAGCAGTAAGAGTTACTAAATTATTATTTAACTTATTGTCAAAGAATAATTCAAGCTTACTAGCATTAGAAACAATATTATTAAGAAACTCTTCCATAGTTGTTGGAATAGCAGTTTTCTCAAAGTCTGTAGCAGCTTTGCTAGTATTAGAAGTTTCGTTCATAAGAGAATCAAATCCTCCTAACATTCTCTTACGAGTTTCTCTATTTACAAAGATAACATCTTCAATAGATATATCTTCTACTTTAGCATGACGTCTCTCTAAAGAATCTTCATAACCAAGTTCTACTACAGTTTTATAAGCATTTTCTACCTGAGTTTTGGCGATAATACCTTTAGGTCTCTTATAATTATAAGGAGCAACCATAGCTTCAAATTTCTTAACTGAACTTTCAATGTTGTTAGTATCAGTTATATCTTTAAGAAGCTGACCTATAGCACTATTAAGTATATGTGTTACAGCATCAGGAAGTATACAAGAGGATATCCAAGCATAATTATCTAACTCAAAACCTTCCAAATGTTTATTCTCTATTATATCAAGAGCAGTCTTTAAAGCACTTACTTGGCGCAGATAAGTATCACCTCTATAGAGATTATCATCTGCAATTAAGTCTAATACTGCTTGTACAGAATTATAATTAATTTCAGATAAAGTTCTTACCCATACATCATGTGAAGATTTAGCACCTGCACGAAATGTTGGAGTCTGAGACTTATCCATAATTAAATTACTTGTAGGAGTAGCATAAAAATGATTCCAAGTAATTACTTCTTTAGAAGGTAGTATCTGCTGATTACATTTACAACCCATTGTAGTCTCTTCTGTAACAAATGCATTTCTAATTCTAGTATTTTTAAGCACTTGTAACATATTGTCTACAACTTTAGCAAATATTCCCTCAGCATGAACATCCTCCCAGTAAGAATGTATTTTATAATTCTCATCTATAGAGACTAATGCTCCATAGCGAGTAATGAAATGTTTACAATTTACACAGTTAAATTCTTGACGTACAGCTCCTTCAGGGAAAGATTCCATATAAGCCATCCATAAAAACTCTTTTTGAGTGTCAAGAATGAAAAGATGTTTGTTCTCTCTAATCATCTTATTACATGCTTCTGTAACAAGATTTCTAAAATCTAAGTATTCCATAAAATTTTTAAAAGTTAGAAAAAGAGGGAGAGATTATCCCTCCCTCTGCGATACTTAATGTTTATACATTTACATTGGTGTTCTCTACGTCACCATTAACGTTAACATTCTTGTTAACCTTAGCATCAATAGTGTTAGCCTTCATAATGTCTGCCATATCTACACCCGTGGCATCTTTTACAATGTCACGAGTCTGCTTAATAATAGCAGGTACATTACCAGAAATGCCAGAAGCTTCAGAACCATTAGTTCCATAAACTGTCATATTACCAATCTTACTCATAGGCTCAGCAATATACTTAGCCATATCAGGAAGAACTTTCTCATTAAGTTTAGAAAGCATGTCAATTACAGCAATAGAACCATACTTACTGTATGCTTCAGCCTTCTTCTGCATAGCCTCAGCTTCTGCAAGACCCTTAGCCTTTACACCTTCAGCTTCTGCCAAAAGTTTAGCCTTAGTACCTTCAGCTTCAGCAGTTAAAGTCTGCTGAGTAGCGTATGCTTCAGCTTCACCCTTAGCACGAATACCTGCTGCTTCTTGCTCCTGAGAATAACGACTAGCTTCAGCCTTAGCCTTTACAGCTTTAGCAATCTGCTCTGCCTTATAAGCCTCAGCTTCAGCTTCACGCTTCTGCTTCTCCAAAGCAGCTTGAGCATCAATCTCTGTCTGATACTTATCAGCATCAGCCTTAGCATTTACATCTGCAAGATACTCATTCTGCTTAATCTTAATCTTCTCCTCAGACAAGATCTGCTCCTTACGAGTCTTTTCAATATCAGCATCTACAGTCTTGATATTAATAGTCTTCTGCTGCTCCTGCTGCTGAATCTTATATGCAGCATCAGATTCAGCCTTCTTAATATCAGACAATCTCTTCAGTTCAGCTTTCTTAATAGCTAATTCATTATTACGTTCAGCAATAATGGTATCAGCTTTTACTCGTGCTTCATTAGCCTCATTATCAGCCTCAGCCTGAGCCTTAGCTACATCTCTGTCAGCATTAGCACGAGTAATCTTAGCATTTTTCTGAATAGCTGCTGTATTATCAGCACCCAAGTCACGTATCAAACCCTTCTCATCAGTAATATTCTGAATATTGCAAGACAAAATTTCAAGACCTAACTTAGCCATATCAGGAGCTGCCTTCTTCTGAATTTCATCAGAGAATGCATCTCTATCAGTGTTAATCTTAATTAAGTCGAGAGAACCTACTACTTCACGCATATTACCCTCCAAAGAGTCTTTCACCTGAGCGGCAATCTGAGCAGAATTCATATTTAAGAAGTTCTTAGCTGCAAGTCTAGTGCCTTCTGTATCAGGTTTTACCCTAACTTTACATACAGCATCTACCATTACATCTAAGAAATCATGAGTAGGAACTGGCTGTGAAGTCTTAACATCAACTGTTACTTGACCAAGATATACTTTATCCAATCGTTCAAGTACAGGAATTTTTACTCCACCACCCCCGATAAGTACTCGTGGCTCCTTACGAAAACCTGAAAGAATGTAAGCCATCGAAGGAGGAGCCTTAACATACATTATAGCAATAATAACAAGCAGTACAATAATAGCAACTGCAATAACACCAATAAGAACTAAATGTTCCATAAATTTGTAAATGTTTAAAATAATAAAAATTAAATATCTAAGAATTAACTGATGTTAATTCCAAAGGGTGTTTATTTTTATAATTTATAATTTATAAGACCTGTAGCTTTACTTGCAGAATAGCAACTATTAATTAAATATATTATAATATATCCATAATCAGTCATAGTTACTATATACTTTTCTTTAACATTTACCATTAATATACGCTGATCATCAAAATAGTCTCCAGGTTTCAGATATTTTAACTCTTTATCTTCAATAGTAGAACCATAATCCTCACTAAATATGGCAGACCATTTAGCATCGAACATTTTTTCTTCATCAGAATACTTCTCCCAACCTTTCTTTTTAAGTTCCTTATACTTATTATAAGTTTTCAATATATTATCTATATTTTCAGGAGTAAACTTTAAATCACAATGTCTAAGTTGTATTTCCCTATATAAATAAGCGAAACTAGAAAACTCAATATTAAAGGTTTCTTTAATATCAGGAAGAGACTCTATTCCATGAATATTAATTTCAGTTGCTATAGCTTTAATCAAATCTATAGTAATAATATTCATAGAATGAGTTAATTTTATAACCTTTTCTATAGCAGTTTTATCTTCCAAGATGTCATTAAGAAATTCTCTAGTAACTTCCTCTGAAAGATTACCGAAAGACTTTTTATACCTTATTCTAGAAGGTCTTCCAAGAAGATTTGAATCTACATTCAACTCATTAGTAGTAAGTAAAAATATCTTACGGTAAATAGAGTTATAAGTGCCATCCATAAAAGAAAGAACATCAGAAGAATCTTTAAATTCTTTCTCATATTCATCAAAGAAGAAGATACAGTCAAAATCAATGGCTGTAGATAAATATTTTATTAATTTATCATTAGTATCATTGCCCATTGATTGTACTAAGATTACAGGAAGCTGTAAATGATTACAAAGTTTCTTTGCGGTGACTGTTTTCAGTATTGTTATCATATAGCTTTTTATCTATATTTCTATAACTTCTTATTTGTTATAGCTCAGCGTACCTTTTTCTCCATTCAAATGATTGGGAGAGCGGGCGCTCTTGGAAGTATTATATTCTCTTATAAGAGTTTCAACTTCTACGCGTTACAGTGATGAAGATTCGTTACTATCTTCATTTACCACGGGATTAGCATCACAGCCTTCCCCGTTTTCACCCGCTAATAATTCTAAACATTCCTGTTTAGAACGGCAAGTTTTAAAAATTTTATATCTTTTATATTTTCTGTCTAAATAAATGGAACTATTACTATATACTAAGTCTAAAAAATCTAAAGAATTTGTTGAAGATATATTTAATATTAATGTACTTTCCATTCTGGGATCTTTTACTAAAGAACTTTTTATATTAAAATTATTTAATATTGCTTGTATCTTTACTAAAAATTGTCTAGTTCCTAAAAATGAAGCTTTTGGTATAATTTTTGTCTTCTAATAGTAACTTAAACAGCCATCTCCGTCGAAGTACCCTCTAATAAAAGGAATTTCTAATTCTTCAGAAATATTAGGAAATTGAAGAGTTAAACTTTTTCTTGGAGTACATCCTAAATTATTTAGAGTATTCCATAAGTGCTTATTAACTATTCCCCAGCGACACCTTAAAAAAGTTTTATCTTTATACTTAACTTCCCCTAATTTGACATTATCTTTATTATGCTCCATAAACTTATTAAATTTATGTAAGTGTTCAATATCAGAGCCTTTTAAAGATAGTTCAAAACCATTATCTCTTGATGAAATATAACCATCAGCAAATATAAATCCTAGCCAATAAGCCTTCTCCTCTGTATCTATAACATCGAAGATATGTTCATTAAACTTAGTTTCATTTTGATGATTAATTATTTCAATTCCTCTAGCTTTTAATTTTCTAGACAAAGTTTGGATAGAAGTATGATACTCTTTAGCTAATTTAGATAAACTTATTCCTTGCTCATATTTAGGAATAATATCTTTATCTAGATCAAATAATAATTTGTTTTGTTTATTAACTACTTCAATCCCATTTCTTTTTAGAAATGAACTTATAGTAGAAGTAGATAATCCTACTTCTTTACCAATCTTAGTACAGCTTAATCCATCTATTAAGTACAAAGTCTTAATTTTTTCTCCTAATTCTTCATTAATTACAAATTTCATATTTATATAGTTAAAATTAATATTACTATAATATATATGAAATTTTATTAAATCCAAATAAATATAAAATTTTTAAAAATTTAAGCTTACTGAAATTGCTTAAATTTTACCAGATCCTTTGATTCCATCAAGCAAAATACCTAAATTTCCTGTAGTGTTCTCATATGTCTTTAAGACATAATCAATAAATTTTTGATTTAGACCATACAGTTTGTAATCAAACGTAAAAGACTCAGCGATTTTACTTAAATAAAATCCAGCCATTGAGAGTTTTACTTCATAAATACCTTTCGGTAATCCTTCAGGATGAGATACTGTTGTAGAACTACCTTGACTAAAAGTGTTGCCGTCTTGCAACCAAATTTGTTTACTTATTTTAATAAATGTTTAATAATTACTTTAATAAATTTATAAGAATGTCTATGTTGTGTAACATATCATCAATTATTTTAATAGAGTTATCAATATGTTCTTCCATATTTATTTTATAGCTCTTAACTTTTTATATTCTTCAAATACTTTATCTTCAGCTTCTTTTCCCCACATAGTATATATCAATACTCTAAAAGAGCAATATTGAAATATTATTGGATCTACAATGTTAAAAACTAAATTGAACATCTCTATTGACGTCTAATAGTCCTCCTTGCCAATTAGATTGAATATCCATACTAAACCATGTATTATATTTAGTTCTTGCAAACCAAATAAGATGATTGTCGTACTTAGGAATATAACAACCAACGAAATAATCAGTATCTCCATTCCATATCCAATCATAATCAAGAGCACTATTTACTAAATGTATTTTTAGATGTATATCAGCCTTATTAAAAGGAATTACTTTCTTTACATAAGCTTTATATAATCTACTTGATGAACATTTACCGTCATCAAAGAAATTATAAATCTGTTTCTTTTTCGGAATCATTAATCATACATTGTCTTAATATAGCTTCATTAACTATATTCTCATTTTCTCTTGCAAGTTTATCCAACAACTCTAAATTAAATTCTTCTTTTTGAAACTTAAATTGAATCCAATTAGGTTCATATTCTCTGTAATCTAGATGAGACAGAGGTTCATCTGTGTTAAGTACATATTTAACTAACCTAGTTAATCGTTCACCTGCTAGTTTAGATACTACAAAACCAGATAAATCATAACCTATGCCTCTACTTCTCCAATACTCACCTACTTCAGGTTTAGAATCTGGAGCAACATAGAACATTCTATAATAGTCTGAAGAGCCTAAAGTTACATAAGTACCTAATTGACTACTACAACATATAGCTAAACTTACATTAGAATATAAGTTTTCATCACGACCTAAAGAAAGAAATACTGGAACTTTATCAGGATCTAGATTATTATTCTCACAATTACGTAATGCAGTATGAGCATAATCAAGTAACTTAGATACTGATATTGTATTTATTTTAGTATCTTCTTTTTTGTTCTCTTTAATGGCTGTATCAGAACATCTGGTGTGCCAATTTTTCCATCTATTATCTTCTAAATACATAATAATTAACTTATATAATATAATAAAAAAGTCATAGAAACAATTAATATTCCTATTATAATAAAAAATAGAATTACAAATTGAATATCTGCATTCATATTATAGTATTTAATCACCACCAGGCAAACTATCCAAATACTGAGGAATAGTTACTTCAGTATTATTCTTTTCTCTTTCAAGTTGCTGAATAGCGTTTGCCTGTCTATCTACAGTTGTTTGTAACTCTTCAATTTGATTCGAAAGGTTATTACTGCCAATAACCATACTAATACTAAATACTAGTAATGCAAATGTTGCTAATTTCCAAAATCTATCCATATCTTTTATTTTTATTTCCAAACTACATAAACTCCATGTTCACCTTTATAAAGAAGACTAATCTCAAATCCTAACTCTTTAAGGTAATCATAATATTTGTCAACATTAGTTGTTGGAAGTATGGAACCAATCCAAGCTGCATAATTACCTTTACTAGCTTCTTTAATTATAGCAAAGTTTATTTGATCTAATATATGTAGGTCTAATACGGCAGACCTAGATATAGCTTTTGCGTCTTTTGCTTTAATCATTTACTTAGTATTCTTTTATAGTTATATAAACGTCTGAGTTCTTCTAATTGAGAGATTAATGAATCTCTTAACTCTGAAGAAGCACAATCACAATATTTATCAGCTATTTCAGCTACAGATAAATGACCTTTTACTAAGTCATGTACCATAAGTTGCATACATTCTTCTGCTGTCATAGCTTTTTAATTTTTAAACTAGTATCTTTAAACCATACATTAAGTCTATCTATGGCACTATCCCACTCAGACTGAGAGCAGATTTTATAATATTTTAAAAAGTCGATAGTGTCTGCATTAAACTGATATACCCCCATACATTTACCACTAGGAGTAATTTTAGTTATAGTATATCCAGTACCATCATTGATAACAACTTTTAGATAAGATGTGTTATTTTTATAGTAAGGATGTTCTCTAAGAGCGTGATTACTAACTTGCAGTTTTTTAGCTCTTATGTTATTTATTATTTCTCCTATAGTATTCTCTAAATTATCTCTTTGACTTAAAAGCTTTATTTTAAGCTTTTCTAAGTCTTCAATAGACATTTCTGAATAATTATTTATATTTTCTATTTCCATAACTATAATTTCTTTAATATTTTTACATTTTTAATTAACGGTTCACCATCAGTACCAGTTTCATCTAACAAATCACCTGTTACTAAATATTTATTGCCAGTAAAGTATTTTATATAATATATAAAACTATTAAATGCTATCTCATTTGTTGGAAATGGAAGAATAGGAGAATATGTTCCATTTATATTTTTATGGGCTTCATAAACAGATACACCACTTTCTTTACCTATTACTTCATCATTATTATTCCATATAGATGAGTATTCATCTTCAGGAATTTCACCAAATCTATAGAATATCATATTATTCTTTAAGTTCTACTGGCTCATCATTCCAAGACAACTCTTTTCCGATGAGCTTCTTGATGCTACCTTTTGGAATATGTATACAATCAAAGCACGACATAAAACGAGTTTCTTATCTAGAAGGTTGTGCATTATAAATATACTCTGTACCATCCATATCAACTACTACCCATGCCATAACTATTCCTCTATTAACTTAAATCTATTAATGTTGTACCATCTTGGCTTTTTCTTACCATCTAACTTGCAATATATCTTTTTGTCAGCACGTATTCCTAAGACTTCTGTTCTATATAAATCGTGATACCCACCATAGATTAAACCTCCAAAAAGTAATCTTTCCCAATTAATTGTATTGTACTCGACTATACTTCCAAGATGAACTTTTTCCCATTCTTTTTCTGTCATAACTATTTCTCCTTTTTTACACCAAAAGGAATACCATCATCAAAAGTATAATTTTCAAGCGCTTCACTAAAATAATAGGTTCCTTCCTCACCAACATAAATACTGCCGTCTGAATTTACAGTATCAATTATAAATTTATTACCATCCATGTCTTTTACCCATCCAAACGGATGATGCTTCAGCATCTCTTGCCAACATTCTTTTGCACTAGCAAATGGATAATACTTTATTTCTGGTTTAATGCGGTAAGATTGAGGATTATTTATAAGAGTTTCAAGAGATAACCCATCTTTATTACAATCTAGATCTACCCACTCTTTATCAGTAACTGCAAACTGAATAGTCTTGCCTCTTTCTAATGCTTGAAGAATAGGCATTAATTTATTAATATCTTTTTTATAAATTTTTTGCATACTCTAACCATTTAAATTATTTTTATAAAAGTCCGGAACTCTATTAACTTCCCACCAAGAACCTCCTTTATCCCCACAAGATACTATCCATACTGGTTCTTTAGTATTTTTATCTCTACAATATACTGCACCACGAACCTCATCATTCATAAAGATAGATTCTACTTCAAAATCTAAGTCCTCTAGGGTAGTATAAGCTTTACAAAATTTGTTTCTTTCTTTATTATAAGACCTAACAAAAGATTCTTCATCATTCATTAAGTCTATTTTGAGTATTTCTAGATTATTCTTTTCGACAATCTCTAGAATTGACTCTTTAATATTTATTTTATACATTATTCATCCTCCAATTCTTTAAGTGCATCATGCAAATTGACAACCGCTTTTTCAAGTTCTTTCTGTCTGCCTTCTATTACCTTTGTCTTTTCATCAAAGATAGCAGAACATGCATATACAGAAGCAACTTGCATTTTAGCATATTGTATTTTCTCGATAGCTTTTTCTTTGCTCATTACTTATTCTCCTTATTACTATATTTCTAATATATCCTCACTATCAATATCACATTCAATAGGTGCATTATGTTTGCTATCTACACTAATAGCAACTAAATGTGGGCAACCCAAACAATCATAGCAATCTTTTCTTGGTCTGTCATTATCTGGTACAAGTTCAAAAACATCTATATTCATATTCTATTTTTATACCCATATCTCTAAACCTTCAATGTTCTTTTCAACAGGTTCATCCTCCCATGTAAGAGAATGACCTATTAATTGTTTTATTCGTCCTTTGGGCAGTTCACACCAATAGTCAACTGCATCCATTTCCCAATAAGGCTTACCATCACCAATGTCTTCACGATAAGGCTTTTGAGCAAAGACGAACTCTTTTCCATCTGGATTACAACAAAGAAATGCCATATTTAACCCTCCCCTATTTTTATTCCAAATATAATCCTATCAAATCCTCTATGTTACACGTTGCTTGGTCTCCTTCATAATAAGGGGCACCTACTTTAGGTAATATCTGAGTGTTCCTATTGCAGGAACATTGCATTACCCAAGGTGCGTTTACCTTTCCGCATCTAGGGCATATCCATCCTTCTTGCGCCATACGCTTTACTTTTTACGATGATTGTACTTTTTTAATAGCATCCTTCTTAGAAGCTTCCATAATCTTAATATCCTTGATGGTGTACTCATGCTGCTCCTTTTGCTGACACTTCTGCTTATCAGAAGAAATGTTACCTTTAGGAATAGCTAATGATGTATCTCCAAAGCACGCAGGAAAATCGCCTATTAGATAGTCCAATTCAGTTTGCATGCCAATCATTGATAATAATCCATTCATATTTTATTCCTTAGTCTTAGCTTTTTCAAAAGC